GTATAAACATTACAGTTCCAATCTGGTTTTTTAATTTCCTGATTTTTTTTGTAATCTAGATTTATTTGATTTAATAGATTATCTCTAAATTCTTTTTCTATATCTAGATTGACTTTCCATATTTGATTAGAAAATAAATTAAGAATCATACAAAGAAAGAATCTAAATTAGTCATTTTTTCAACTTTCCATCCAATTGCATCTAAGATTGCTTTTAGAGGTTCTACAAAACTTTTCTCAAATTGTAAGTCATAATCTATATATTTGTCAAGATTAAGTTCTTTAGGAAAATCTTGAATAAAAGAAATTACATTTTCATGAATTGGATTTGGTTTTTTTAAAAAAATAAATTTAACCTTCTCCCCATTTTGAATTAAAGAATATTTGTTCGTAAGTTTATTTTGTTTAATGTAATGATTAAAAAGAAGTGCTCCACGAACTTGGATAGGAGTTTTGGGTGCATAAATGTTCGAAGTAGAGGAATATTTTTGAACGTCTGATGCAGTCCTGGGAAAAGCTACTTCCTCTGGGCGAAGATTTTTAAATTCCCCACGACACTTATCTATGAAATTAATTACATCATCTTCAGTACCATTCATCATCAACTTGAGCCCATCCTTAATCATTTTGCGACAAGGTGCTGGTGTAGAAGATTTAACTGCCTCAATACCCATCATCTTGAGCTTAGGTTCTTCATAACGAACACCTTCACTATCCCAAACATTGAGAATATAACGCTTCTTAGCAGTCCAGATTCCACGCTCGGCAATGTTCTCACGCTTCATCTGCATCTTCTGGTCATAAGCATTCACATAGTCCGCCAGTTCTTGGTAGCAACCTTCAATATACTTTTCAAGTTCCACTTTAGCGACCTTATCAAGGAACGAAACAACGCTTTGAGTAGTTTTCTCTCTTCCCTTGTATACACTTTCAACCAGAGGACCCATATTAAGATAGATAGAGTCAGTATCTGAAGCAATAACATAATCTACTCCGTCAGTTTTGAGAATTTTATTGAGATAGGCATTCATCTTATTTTCAATCCACCGAATCGCTACCTGACCCGAAAGAGTGATTGCTTCTGCGTTTTCAAGTTTATAATACCGAAAATATTGATTTCCAATAGCACCATAAGCAGAATTCAAAGAAATCTTTTTTGCCATTTGAATGTTATTGCATCGAGCAATTTCCTTTTCAAGATTTTTTGTTGGGGTTTTTTCGTATTGTTTTTTTGCCTCGATCATCTTTTTCTTGAAGATGACTCGTTCATTGTACATTTTTTCCATTAGTTCTGGAAGAAATCCACGAACGTCCTTGCGGAACATTGCCCCATTTGCACACACTGCATAATCTTTATACATCTCAAAAGTCAATTCTTGATTGAGAATTTTATCTACACTAATTGTTGGGTGTTTATCGTCAATTAAGGTTTCTGGAGAAACATTGTACATCATAATGAGATGTGGATACAGAGAATTGAGGTCAAAATTAACAACCCAATCATAAACACCAGGTTTTGGTTCTTTTACATATGCTCCAGCGTATTTTTCATCTTTTGCAGATCTAACCTTAGGAGGAATAACAATGTTCCTTTTTTTCAAATAGTTGTAGATAATATTATCCCACATTCTAACTTGATAGAACACATCACTAAAATTCAACTTAGCATCAAAAGCCATGGTAATGGCTAGTTCGATGAGCTTCATTTTATCTTCTAAACGGTCTACAAGTTCTACGTCTCGAATGTTATATTCAACAAATTTTTGCCACCCATTAGTGTAAAAATCTTTAAACGTATCAAACTCAGAGTGATCTAATTTTTTCTGTCCGAGTTCGACTTCGGCAATATAATCAAGGCGATAAGATTCTTGAGCTTTATATGTAAACTTTTTATATAAATCAAGATAATCTAATTGAGTAATACCACCAACATCATATGTTGTATGCCTTCTACCATTGATGTAAATTTCCCCTTCTGTAACTAATCCCCAAGGAGAAAATTTCTTCATTGTCTTCTCACCCAAAACTCTATAAAGTCTCCCACAAATATATGGGATATCATAAAGTTGAATATTCCATCCAGTGATTACTTCTGGAGTGTTTTCTATCCAAAAATTAAGAAAACTCAAAAGAAGATTTCTTTCACTATCGCAACAAATGTACTTTACGTTTGCCTGAGTATTATTAAATGGCTTAACTCCCCAAGTAACAATATTTTTAGTAGAATAATCCTGAATAGTAATAGTCAGAATTTCTTCTGAACATGAATTTGCATCGGGAAATCCTTGTTCGGCAGAAACCTCAATATCTACTGTAATTAACTTAATTTTATTAATATCAAATTTAATTTCTTCCTCAGGATATTTGTCCGAGATATACTGGCAAATATATCTGTCGTTACCATAAATTTTAAATCCTTCTACCCCATCATATCTTTTATAAAATTCTCTACAGTCAGATACATATCCAGGATTAATTGGATCTACATACTCCCCATCTAAGGTTTTATATTTTGTATTTTTAGAAGACTTTACAAACAATGTTGGATGATATTCTTCTTTAAACATTACATGTTGACCATTTTCATAACCACGAACGAGAAACTTGTTCCCGATCATTTGCACATTGGTATAAAATCTCATTACTTAGTCAAGTCTTTATAAAGGTTTAGAAGTCTGGAATTAGGATCAGCAATGGTTAAAATTTTATCAGAATGGAGCATGAAAGTATTCTGATCTGTATAAGATACTAACCAAGGTTCCATAGTTAAAGTTGTATCCGATATTTCAGATTCTTTAATTAAGAATGGTTCTATAAGTTTACAATCTGGTTCGCCAATATCAGCACCAATCTCTTCAATTTGCGTCAGAAGAATCGTCTTGTTCTGTAGAACTAAGATCTTCAATTTCTTTTCTTCCATGAGTTAAAACATCCCTTTCGTACATTTGCTTAAGATCATCTGTGGGTTCGACTACGGTAACAACCCAATCAAGAGGAACTGGTATGACTTTATCTTTAGAAAAAGTTGGCCAAGGATAAAGAGAAATTCCAATTTTAGTTTCTACATTTTCTTCGTCAGAATCTGAAATTTTATATTGTCTATTTTCAATGGAAACTAAACAAGGATTTTCAAAAATATAAGTCACTGGTTTATCATCGACAATTGCTTCTTTTATATCAGCAATTAGTCTCTCCCCAGATTTTAGAACAGACAATTTTATAGTCATAAATTTTACATACCTCTACCAAATATACTACAAAAAAATGGAGGAGTCAACCTGGATTTTGCCAGGTACTCCTCGCGCCGACGATATTCGCAAGTATTTATTCTCCGTCACCTCCCCCATCACCAGCACCACTTCCAGGATTAATTGGGACTGCCCTACCAGAACCAACATTAGTCACTTTTCCCTTACGATAAACTTTATGTGGTTTTGCTGCAGGATATGCAATCGTTTTTACTTCATTAAAAAACTGGCGGAAAGATTTCATTTTTATTTTTATTTAGAGATAATCTTTCCTCTTATGATGATCAGGAACAATTCTACCAAGAGTAACTGTCAAAAGCCCATCCTCAAAATCAACTGATCGAACTTCCGTATCATCAGAGAGCGTCCAGGAACGTGTAAATGACCGTTGAGCCAGACCTTTGTGAACATACCTAGTGTCTGTCTCCTTATCTTCTTTTTGACCTTCGATAAAGAGTTTACCATCTTGAGTATAAACAAAAACTTCTTTTTTCTTAAATCCAGCAAGTGCTAGTTCCAGTCTTGACTCTACATTACTAACTTGAACCAAGTTGTATGGTGGATAATTAGAAGTTGTTTCGTGAATCGTGAATAAACGATCAAAATATTCATCAAGTCCAATGCTATTGCGTGTGATCTTATCCATTAGAGTAGGAAGATCCGCAGCAGTATAACGTGTAAGATTAGTCATTTTAGTAGCTCCTTTTAAAGCGAGTTTGTGTTTTGTGGACCCTTTCGGCATCCATTATTATTTAACCATAAAACGAAAAAGAGAGGAACGGTAAAAACCGAACCTCTTTTTAGGGTGTTCCGACTTTTGTAGAGACCGCACGAAAGGTCTCAAATATATTTATTGTCTTAAAAATAATTAATATTAAGATTCACTCTTGTACTAGTATCAGTACATGTACTTGATGTATGCCAGAGTTGTGAATCAAAAATTATAATTCTATTTTCCTTTGATTCAATAATTTTATTTAAATCTCTAAATTTAGTATAACCATCAGAACTATTCAAATATAAAATTGCGCTCTTACTACCACAAAAATCATTATCTTGGTGGTATCCATGCTCAACTATTAAATTTGTTCTTGGGTATAAATTTAATTTTGCTCTAATTAAAGATTTAATATCCAAAGTATCAAACAACTGCTCAAAGACATGAAAATAATTGCTTTTAGATCTTCTATTAATATAGAGAAGATGGCAGAAAAATGTATTATCTTTATCTTCACATAATTGAAGAGGTGGTTCTAAAACCGTATCACAATACCAAGGAAAATTATTGTTAAATATTTCTTGCTTTATATAATTAAAATATTCTATTGTTAAAAAATTATCAATGATTTTAACAGAATCACTCACTATCCTTTGCTTTTCCTTTTTTACCAATATTGTATTTTTGCTCTAAAACCCAATCATTTTTTTCTTTATAAGCAAGAACTTTGATTTGATTAAGTGGTGCAATATCCGTTACAGCACTTTCTTTCACTATAGTAACAAGTCCCCAATCAAGAAGTAATCTAATAATTCTATTACGACGCTGAACATCATTTACGGTAAGATTTGCATGTTTACCGTCAAGGGCAAATAGTTCCTTAAAGTGAACAATATAATACTTACCCTGCTTATGCAAAATATGACAGGACTGATAGAGTTTTTTCTCCTTACGCGATGCAACTCCAATACGAGTTAAAGTCTCACGAACTTTAAGAAAATCGTCTGGTTCATTAAGAATTACCTCGATCATTTGGTCTTGAGACCAAGTAACTTCAGGTTCTACCGTAGCAGTAGTCATTTTGTTCCTCCAACTTCAAGTTTCAATTTAATAAAATTAATTTGTTCTTTTGATAAAATTTTCAAAGCTTGGTATGCCTTTTCATTACTATAACCATAGTATTGTTTAATACATTCTAAGTCTTTGACTTTATCTTTTCGGAGCCAGGGAGAAAATCTCTTCTTTTTCCTCAGACTATTTATAAAAAAGTCATATTGCATCTTCTTTGGGAGGAAATGATATTGATTCATTTCATTAGCAAACATAATACAATCAATGTGCCCAGAAAGGCAACGATTGATAATATAAGGAGCATATTCCTTCTCAAGCGAAGGGTCTTCATCAATTAGATTCTGTTTCGAAAAATTGATCGAGGTTAACCAGTCCTTCAATTCCATAATTAAAAAGTAGTAGTTCTTTACGTTTCTTTTGCTCTCGCATATATTCACCAGCAGAACGCATCGTATAAGTCAGATCAAACTCCGCAGCATTCCAATTCTTAAAACGGTCTTTTACAAGTTGATCAGAGTTATAACTAATCAACTGATCCATATTGTTAGCGTCGCAATCAGCAGCAAACTTATCGTGATCGAATCCTTTGTGCATTGATCCCTTATTCCCATAGAGATTATCCTTAATATCATAAGGAGGATCGAGATACATAAAAGCACCCATGTTTCCATCCATCAGATAATCATAGGAGTAATTAGTTATACGCCAATGTTCGATTAACGTAGAATACGCAGGCAATTTTTCGATCCCTCGCAAACTGAAGTTGTTTTGGGAAGCTTGTTCTGAAAATGATGAGCTCTCTGTGAGACCACTGAAAGAGCACTTATTGACAATATAGAAAGCCACAGAACGATCAAGACTGGACAAACTTTGGTCATTGATCTTCTCCTTACTCGTTAGAAACAATTCTCTTGCGGATTCTGGATTGTTATACCTTGATTTAAGATCAACAAGTTTGTCTTTCATATCTGGACCAAACATTTGAAGTTGTTGCCAGAAATTTACAAGAGGTTCATACAAGTCATTCACCCAAATATCTAGGCTAGGATACTTTTTGGTGATATAAATTGCAACACTCCCCCCACCAAGAAATGGTTCTCTAAACTCATCATAGTTACGAAGATCTGGGAAATAAGATCCCATCTTTTCGCAGGCACGGGACTTACCGCCAGGGTAACGTAATGGGGTTTTAAGAGACTTCATAATCTTTAGGATGATACTTCAAATACTCTCTAAAAGTGAGTTTCATTTCTTTCTGAGTCATACCGCAATGTTTTGCGGCTGCAGGAAGAGTCATTTTAGCACGAAAAAGACTTTCGTTCGCCTCCCTCACGTTTTCGGGAGTTGTTTTAACAGCAACTTCTTTAAGAGATTTAAAATCAATTTTCAGCAGACCCATTTATACACCTCACAGAAATTGAAATATTTTTAAATGCTTGTGCCATCTCACGATATCCAGTCCCAACATAAAGTTGCCCAGAGACAACAGCAACAGCACAAACACCCCAGAAAATATAATACCACTTAGATTTGAGTTGATGCCTAATCATTTGAATTCACACTCCACCATAATTTCGGTCAAGCAGGCAAGCATATTTATTTCCTGATCAGCCACGAACGCACATTGGTATTGGTACTTAGCAATAATAAGAACGGCAGCAGGGATAGTTGCGGGTGAAAGACAATCATAAGCGGCGTCATAAACCCTGCGAAGTAAACTAGAAGCGTCGTTATCCAGGTTCCCGACCACCCACTTTCGGACCTCAGTAAAGTTTTTATCTTTGAGAGATTTAATAAGTTCATTTACAGAAACGTCAGAGAACGATGCAAGAATAGCCGAATCGATTGATCCCCCTACTGAATATTTTTGACATTCATTGAGGACTCGGCGCCAATCTGGGAAATGTTTGTTAATCAATTCTGCAATGACTTTAAGATCATACTTAATGCCTTCTATATCCAAGATATTTTGCAGACGATTAAGAAAAGATACTGCTAACTGGGCTTTTTCTTTTCCTCTAATCCCAAAATCAATAACCGCACAACGAGAATGAAGTGGTTCAATAATTTTATTTTTATAATTGCATGTCAGAATGAACCTGCAGTTACCAGCAAACTCCTCAATAAACGCCCGTAGGAGGAGTTGTACATCGTTTCCTGTGTTATCTGCTTCGTCAATGATGACGACTTTGTGTTTAGCAGTTGACGAAAGCGATACGGTCGAAGCGAAGTTCTTCGCATTGTTTCGGACAGTATCGAGGAATCTACCCTCGTCGGATCCATTGATGACATAAAAATCTACTCCTAATTCATTGCAGAGTGCTTTTGCAACTGTGGTCTTACCAATACCAGGAGGACCAGCAAGAAGCATATTTGGAATTTCACCCTTATTTAGAAACTCCTGAAAAGTCTTCTTGGTACTTTCAGGAAGAATACAATCTTCAATTGTTTTTGGGCGATATTTTTCTACCCAGATAAAATCACTATTCATAATAAAAAAATTTCAATTAAAATTAGAATTCAGCAGTATTCTATTTGAATGTTGTGTTGGAGAATTTCCAGTATGGAAATAATCACCATCAAAAATAACCAATCTATTTTTTCTTGGAGAAACTTTCTCTTTAATGGTAAGTTTTTTTATATCTTCTCCAGTGACTATTGTATTTTTATAATCAGATTTTTGATTGTATATTATTGTATCCCCATCAGAATCAATAAAATAATAGATAGCTGTAATATGTGGATGAGGAAGATCTACATGTATAAGATGCCTTTTATTTTGTAATAGATATGTTGTCATATCAAGTCTAGATCTTAAGATATTTTCACAATTCGCAAGATCTTTTATCTGACATAATAATGGAAATAGATCTTGGGACAATCTAGTATTTGTTAATCCTCCACGAGAATTATCCCATACCCAAAAATTAAAACCATAATCACTAACATCTCCGGTTATATCTGATGCAATATTTTTTTGAAAATACCATTCTTGATGCGGAGAATCTACCATTGAAGACAGATAATCTGAATATGATTTTGTTAAAAAATTATCAATAACCTTTAACATAATTAATCAGACCCAATCAGGTTTACGTTCAGGCATACGTAAATAATTACTAGCAACCCAAGGTTTAGAAGCAATGTACCTTTTATAAGCAGTAAAGGTATCAATACTATCATCAAATTTCCACTCTTCTGGCATTGCACGAGCAAATGGAGTTACTTCTGTAATCTTTCCTTTGGGAAAAAGGTAGTAAGCATCTACAAGAGTTTTGTAACAAGAGTGGATTTTATTATAACGTAGAGCATATTCATCTGCAAGGTTCATTCCCCACTTGATTAACCAATAGGCATTGTGGATACTATCCATTGCCCATTTGGTACAGGGATGATTACGAAACGCACCCTTTTCAGTTCGGTAGGGAGTACCATCAGCCTTAGGGAGAGTGCCGTAGTTATGACCCCATTTTTCAGATGCCACAATGGAAAGCATTTGACAGCATTCCAACGGCATCTTGACGATGTGTTTATCGGGGAGACAGACAGCACTTTCCGCAGGCCAGGGCGAAGTTACAAAGATGTTCATCCAAAGGTAGAATCAGGTTCCAGAGCAATATAATAGGTTACATCATATCCAGTATTTTTGAATCGTGATAGAAGCTTGGAAGAAATTACCACTTCATAAGATCCAGGGATAATCTTAATATTTTCCACTTTAAAGTTAAAAGTGAACACTTCATTAGTTTCTCCAACAACAACCGAAAAGTCATTAGAGGTATCGTTCTTTTTATCACGTACAACGAGTTTTACAACTCCCGCTTCACCAACTACAGACAAATCGGGTAATTGATAAACAGCAGCAGCCTTAAGCAATTTATCAAGCTCTTTAGTATCTAGAATAAAACAAACGTCCTCACTGGGCAAGACAATAGATTTGTCTGGTGGAGTAATAATTACATTTGGGTCTGCAAAAAAGTACTTGGAGCGAGATTTACCCTCCCTAATTACAACGTGACTATCGTTTTGAAAATCTAGTTCGGCATTTTGATGCAAATTAAGTCCGTTAAGAAATTGATTCAAATCATAAATACCAAAATCTTTCGGAAATTCTTCTTCTACAGTTGCTTCAGCTAAAATATTTTTCATAACTGAAATAGTGCGAAGAGAATTTCCCTGCCTAAAAAGAATAGACTGGTTAATTCCAGAAAAATTCTTTAGGAGAGTAATGGTTTTATCAGAAAGTTTCATAGTTTTATCTTTAAGTTTCATAATCAACGGAATTCAGTAAGACCATTATCTTTACGAGAATAGTGCTTATCAAAATGGAGAAGAAGCATAGCATAGTGAATAACTTTCATCAAGTCTCGCTTATTGCGTCCATCTTTATCACCATAGCGACTACCATACTTAAGGATATTCGCCTGACAAAATCCAGCGGCAAGTTTCTTCGCTGCCATCAGATCAATTGTTTGAATATCAGCATAATCTTCTTCATCGCCACAGTAGTGGCCGTGATAGGTGCTGGTTACATAATCCTCAACATCTTTGAGAATTTTATCTTCATTATATTTCCAGAGATGATTTTTAGGTTCGTTCATAACGGGGGTTTTAGTCAAATTAAGGGTTCCATCATCATTCACAGTCATTGTGAATTCATTCATTGAATAAGGGTACTCGTCCATAATAAAAGGGAAGGCGCATTTTTACCTTCCCGAATTATATCAGTTTGTTTGGAGTTTGGCAACATAATCACGAAGAGCTTGCCGTTCTGCCAGAATTTCTTCATCGACTTCATCGACAGGCATCTTGAAGTCAGCATCGACTTTATCGTAGAGTTCCAGGAAGGATTGCTTGGTCTCATCATCAAAGCGATTCACACACACTTGGATTGCCTTTGCCTTGTCTTGGAAGATGCTATAAGCACGGATGATATGGACCAGACGGCGGGTGCTGATAATTTCCTCAATACCACCATCGTAGAAGGTCTTGCGGATAATGTCTGCCCAGTCCACCAGGCGCTTACAGAAGTCACGGTCTTCCACACCAAGATCCAGAGCGATACCCTCAAGGATCTTTTGTTCGGTAGCAGGAGCAGGATATGCTTGCTCAAAGGTCACAGGGAAACGCTCAAGGAAAGCTTCATTCAGAACGTTGGTGCCGATGAAGCGACCATCATCACTACCCTTACCTTTGGTATTAGCAGTAGCAATCACGTTGAAACCAGCAGCAGGTTTCACGAAGCGACCAATCTTTTTCAGGAACACACCCTTACCTTCAAGAACAGATTGGAGACACAGAATCTTATTGGAAGCAAGGTCAATCTCATCCAGAAGAAGAATTGCACCACGCTCCAGTGCCTCAATCACAGGACCATTGTGCCAAGCCGTTTCACCGTTCACAAGACGGAAACCACCAATCAAATCATCTTCATCAGTCTCGATAGTAATGTTAACACGAATCAGTTCACGCTTAAGTTGAGCACACGCTTGCTCCACAGAGAACGTTTTACCGTTACCCGAAAGACCCGTAATGAACGTAGGGTAAAAAATACGGGACTGAATAATTTTCTTAATATCGTTAAAGTTACCAAACTTGACGAAGGTATCATCTTTATCAGGGATAAGGTTTTGTTCAGCGGCAGGAAGCACAGCAGGAGCACTGAAAGAACGCTCAATTTCTTCCACACGTTCTTGAGTCACTTCAAGATTCCAACGACCACGACCTGTCTTAAAATTTTCAAGGCGACGAGTCACAGTCTGATAGTTCAGACCACGAGAAGCACAAAAACCCTTCAGATCACCAGAAGTGATTTCGGAACCATAAAGTTCTTTGATGCTATCAAAAAGGGATTGATCGTTCACGGAAGATTTGCGAGGCATGATTTAGTTAGGTGGTTTTGTTTAACTGAAGTTATTATACAAGAAAAAAGGGGCGGTTGAGTGCCCCCTGTGACAGTTTCAGGACTGGACCTGTTGGTTCTTCAGTTTTTCAAAATATTCTTTTGATGCAATTTGTGCTTTGTATCCAGGATAATACTTCTCCACCAATTTAGAGAGTCCCATAGCAGTAATAGCACCAATACCAGTCACCCAAACTTGTTTAGTATCATATTTAATAGCATGTTCAAATGGGAATTTGGATTTCATTTTCTTAATTATAAATGTTCTGTTTTTATTTTTTGAATATTTATTCACGCAACGAGTTCGATAAACTCTCCAAGGATCTTTTTGTTCATTTTTTTGGACTTGAGACTCTTCACAAAAGCAGATTTGATTTGAGTCTTGGTTGCATATTCAGCAACTTCAAACTCTGTGTCTTGAGAAAGGGCAGTTGCAGAAAGACCAAAATAAGAATGATAACCAGACTTTTTGAGAGTAAATGCTTTTTCTTTTCTCCAAGCACCCATTACCTTATCATACTCTGGACCATAGTATCCACAATAACGACGAATAAAATTACCAGCATCACGACCTTCCAGAACACGAATACCAATAAAGTTGATATCAGCAAACTTGTCCCGCAGATTGCGAAGAAAAACATCGGTCATTTGATACCATTCGCAATCCAAAGAATAGGTACTTCCTGTCTTACGATCGCGCAAAAGAGAATTAATACCAATATGAGAGGTTCCCAAAAAAGGTCCATCTTCCCATTGACGCTTCACTTCACGGTGATACTTAATACCACACGCTTCACCATCAGTCAAAATCACACACTGAACTTTCTGAAGTTTATTATCCTTCTGGAACTTAGGCAGAATCTGGTGAAGAGAAATCAGTGCCTCATTCAGAGGAGTTCCTGAAAGAGAAAGCCCCAGAGGAATGGAATAATGAGCATAGCAATTACGCCCAAAAGAATACGCAAGGCGGAAAATATTCTTCATCTGTTCTTCCAAAGTCTTACCGTTCACTTGACTGGTCAAAAGATTCATCATCGAGAACCATTCACCAACTTGAATCAGACCATCTTTCTTTTCATAAGCAAGTTCACGGAGATTTGCCTTACCATTCTCATCATAAGAAACCAGAGGATAATCAGTTGTGAAAGCATAAACCTCGAACGGAATCGCAACTTTTTTACAGAACCAAACAAGGTTGAAGAGTTGCTTGACCGTATCCAGCATCACATCACACATCGAACCAGACCAGTCCAGAACGAACACCAGACCGTGATTCTTACCGTTAGCGAGTGTAGTGACCTTCTTGAATAGGTCTTCGTTGTATTTGTAGGTATGAAGTTTGGAGCAGTCCAGAACACCAGTGCGGGCAGTCGTAGCACGAGCATAGGAGTCTGCTGCCTTACGACACTCAAACTCTTTGACCAGATAGTTGACTTCCTTCTGTACAGAACGCTTGAACTCTACAAACTGCCGATCAACTTCGCCAAAGAGGTCTTCATACTTATATCCAGTATTTTCTGAAAAAGAGTCCCAAGATTCTTTACAATTAGAATGAATCTGAGCATTCGGAACAATCACTTTTTTCAAGTCAAGCTTAGGCAGTTCCAGATAAACATTTTCAGGACCACTATTATTGACGAGTTCTTTTAGTGCCTCTTCCAGAGACTCCATCGTCTTGACTTCAGGTTCTTCATTCTTCTCACCACCCCGATTAGTGGGTTGCTGCTGCTGAGAATTTTCATCAGAAGAGGGAGCACCTTCAGAATCATTAGACTCAGGTTGGTCGTTCTCACCTTCCTGCTGGTCACTAAAATCGGAGGCAGGTTGATTATCAGCACCACTCTGCTGAGACTCAAGATTATCCAGAGAAATTTTGGTTTCTTCCTGCTGCTTTTTCTTGCAGAACTTATAAAGAAATTCTGCAGCAATTAAAACGTCAGAAAAAGTTTCACACTCACCGATCATACGAACGATAGGCATCTCATCAAAATCATCAAAAGGAATTTCTACAAAATTCCCAATCTTGTAATAGAGATTAACTTTATCAGCAAGGTTGTAAGTAGTAATATCGCTATCACCCAGTTGAAAGAAATCTTCATCAGACAAATCTTTATATCCATTATAGAAGGTCTTGGCGAGACCAGCATAACGACGCTTCATCAACTTCTCAATACGAGCATCCTCAACCACATTTACAAACTGTGGCGGAATCTTATGCTCCTTAATCCAATCTTCATCAGGCGTATAGAGAGCGTGACCAACCTCGTGCCCCACCAGAAGGTCATAAACGGTGTTGCTTGCCTTCTCCCACATCGGCAGAGTCAGCACACGGGTATGGACGTTAAAGCAGGCAGTCTCCACCTTCTTGTGCTCAACCACAAGGTCTTCGGTAGCAAGAAGCTTTGCGAGTTGGGACTTGATTTCGTGGCGGACAGTCATTTGATTTGAATCGTATGTGTATATAATACAAAAGAACCTCCCTTTTTGGGGGAGGTCATGTGCCGCTTTTTGAAGTGGCTCAGTCGTGCTTTTGCTTGTCGGAGTGCTTGCGGTTTCAGTTTCCGCTTCTGTTCCTTCTTAGAGTGGTGTTGCCAATTTGGAGTATTCATTGACTGTATCCAGAATGTTTGTGGTTGGAAACCATCCTATACTAGTTAGTATTTTAACATCAGCAGCATTGTCTTGTCTCTCACCTGGGGTCAGTTCTTGAACTGGCAGATTGCCCTGCCCAAACGCTGCTGCAAGATCTTTTACCGATATAGATTTCCCAGTACCAACAGGAATAGGTCCAGTTACATCACTTGTCGCAAGATAACGAATAGCTCTACATACATCTTTCACATGTATCCAATCTCTTTTATGATTAGTTACATATGTTGCTTTTCTGTCCTTGAGCAAGTCATACATCATATTTCCTCTACCACCGGGACCATATACGGTTGTAAATCTCATTCCGACAGAATTCTGAGGAGCCATTTGCTCATTAATCCATTTAGTCATTGCATATGGATTTGTCCAATAGTCTTCTTCTACTGTACTTGAAGATGCATAAAGAAGACGGGTATTAGTTTTTCTACACCAATCAAATAATGGTTTTGTTGAGACTACATTATTTTCATAATACTTTTCTGGGTTCTCCTGACTATCACGAATATCTGCATATGCAGCTAAGTGAATTACAAGATCGTAATCTCCTCCAGAAAAATCTTTAACATCATCTGGACGATCCAATCCGGTTACCCATTCACTATGAGTCTCCTTCCAATCTGCAAATACATGTTTACCGATAAATCCTTTATGTCCAGTAATTAAAACTTTCTGCATTTTAAACCATTCGACTAAATCCTTTAACCTTTTCAAATCTTATAACACTCTCAAATTTATCTTGCATACCATCTTTATGAGAAATCACAAAGATATTAGCATCCTTAATCACATAACGAATAATCTTAAGAAACTCATCAGTTCCAAACCCATCAAGCGAAGAATCAAATACTTCATCCATGATCAGCAGATTAGTGCTAATTGAATTTTTATATCTAGCAACTTCTCTCCAAGTAAAAAGAAGAGCTAAATCTATTCTCATTTTTTCACCTTCACTAAAAGAGCTATAAGAAAAATCTTCATGAATAGGTGATTGGACAGTTTCGTTAAACTCCTCATCAAGAGTAAAATTGATATAAAAATCCATCATCTGAAGATAACGGTTTACTTGCTGATTTATCAGCGGTAGATACTTCTTGATAATTTTAGTTTTAACTCCACCGTCCTTTAATAATCCGTATGTAAAATCGTAGTAATTTACTAACTTTTTCTTTTCTGATACTTCAGAATAAGTTGTTTTTAAATTTTCTTTGAAAGACTCTAACTTCTCATGTTCAGTATTTCTGTTTGCAAGGTTCTCGGTAATAGTTTGAATTTCAGATTCAAGATCTCGGATTTGTCTCTGGTTATGGGATATCCGAGTATTGTTTTGAGAAATCTCATTGTTGAGTCTGGTAATCTCCTTAGATAGGGCAACAAATTGGCGCTCTCTCTCTTGCTCAAATTTTATAGTCTCTTCTAGGTCGCTAAAACCTTTCTGGAGTTCCTTTGCCTTATTTTGAGCGTCTACAATTCTATTTAACCGAAACTCTTCTTCAATAGTTTGAGTACAAGTAGGGCATACCGTATTTTCTGTAAAAAACTTATGTTCTTTGGTAATAGCAGATACTTTCTGCGAGATTTTACCCTTCAGATTGTTAAGCTTTACTAACTTATCTCCAGCACCAATAACATTTTCCTGCTCTGAGGTATATTTAAAAATTCCCTCCTCGATTGATGCATTATCAGTCATATAAATGCCAATTTCGTTATCTAAATTAGTAATCTTTTCTTTATTGGCGTTTATCTTGGCATTTCCCTGACTTTCCAATTGTTCAATAAAACTCTGCTGCATCTTGAGTTTTTCTGAGAGAGATTCTTTTTTAAACTCCAGAGTTTTGATTTCTTCCTTTATTGAGCGAATCTTTTCTTTGATAACAAGATTCATGGACGAAAAGATTTTAATATCAAGAAGATCTTCAATAACTTCACGACGGTGAGCTGCAGGAAGTTGCATAAAAGGCACAAACGTGCTCGATCCAAGTATTACAATCTGCGTAAATGACTTGTAATTCATTTTTAAAACAGTCTGCTCAAGCCATTTTTGCTGATCAACTGCAGATGCAGACTGGTCTAGTGAGGATCCATTTCTATAAATCTCAAAAATATTTGGCTTAATTCCTCTTACAACTTTCCACGAAGTACTTCCAATAGAAAATTCTACTTCAACCACACAATCTTTTTCATTTGTAGTATTAATAAGTTGCGGTTTATTAATTTTTCTAAATGGTTTTCCAAAAAGAGCAAAAGTTAGAGCATCTAATATTGTACTTTTTCCAGCACCATTAGACCCAATAATGAGAGTTGTGCTATTTTTTTGAAAATTAACTTCAGTAAATTGATTTCCGGTAGAAAGAAAATTTTTCCAACGAACACATTCAAATATAGTCATACTCTTTTGGGGGCACTACAATATCATCCTTAGTAATTACAGTATAGCAACAATTATACATTTCGCAAGTTTTTAGAATTAAATCATTATCTACTTCAATAACATGCATTTCAGGATATCCATCATCTTCTAACATCATTGCAAACCTAGTTGCGTCATCTTCTTCTTGAAAGAGATATAAAATTTTTTCTCCCTCAGAATTAACTACAGCATAAGCTCCATCATCTTCTTTCCCCGCAACCGTAAGAATAAACATTTTATACTAACTCACAAGCTTCTTGATAGATTTCTTGAAGCATTTTTTGAATAACTGATTTATCCAAATCTACTTCTGCTTCTTCTATGTATCTCTTCAAAATAGTTAGTGTATCTTCAGATTCAAATGCTTCAAATTCTTCAGACTCTTGAATTGCAAAATTTTCAACAACTTTTAATTCTGCTACATTTGAGGCGTATAATTTATCGATAAATTTTTCAAATTTTTTAATATCTGATTTTTTGCGGACAATTACTCTAACAATTTTATCTTCATACTCTCGGGAATCAAAAGTTTGATAGTTTGTATCTTCATAATACACATTATAAAAAATTTTATATGGATTATTAATAGAACTTGTATCTAGAGTCTCCGTATCAAAAACATGAAATCCACGAGTATCATTCACATCGTTCCAATAAATTTCATAAGGATTCCCTAGGTAAAAAATCTTTCCATCACTAGAACGAGTATGATAGTGACCAGAAAAAACTTTTTTAAATTTATCAAAAATATTAGTTTCCATCCCATGGTCCATAACATGTCCCCTGTAAGCAGAAAACCCATTTAATTCCAAATGTCCCATAACAATTGGAGATTTAGTTTTTTTAATCAAATTTAAAGTCTTTTCTTGATTTTCTTGGTTGATCCAAGGAATAAACAGCACTTTTAATTTTTCTAACTCAACCTCTGTTGGGTCAGAATAAACTTTAATATTATTATACTCTTTCAAAAGTAAACTTACAGAATTGACCGCATTGGTATTTTTATAATAAGCAGTGTGATTACCAACAATCGTGTGAACTGTGACTCCCATTTCTTGGAGACGATCATAGTAATTATTCTTTGCCCAAGAGAGGGCAGAAAAATCAATTCCTTTACGACTATCGAAAGTATCTCCCATATCGATAACCGTGGTTATTCCTTCTCTTTCTAGAGTTGGAAAAAACACATCATTGTAAAATTTCAAAAAATACTCATGAAAAAGTTTTGAATTTTTACGACACCCAAAGTGCTGATCAGTAATAATTGCAACTTTCATTCAATAGCGAAGTTTAGAGTGTACAGCATCCTTGATGCTATTATAATCGCTATAATTTGATCCGTCAACAGTATTGTTATCATCAAACACTTGATCGTATCCAGATTTTTCAAGAATTTTATTTTTGATCTCCAACTGTTTCTTTTCCTTTTGTATTCTTCTCAGAAAAGCGTAGTGAATAATTTGAGTAAAGTAAGCAAAGGGATTTTGGGATTTTTGTGGATCAAAGTTATGAATATACTGAACGCAGTTTTCAATTCCATCACAAATCATATCATCCTTAAACATATAATTTACAAAATTTGGTTTAAAGGATAAATGAGTAGCAATCTTTAAAAAACACTCTCCCAAGTAATTTGTAATGCGTGGTTTCGGTTTTCCTTGAATTTGTGCAATTTCAATATCTTCACGATACTTAATTAGAGCTGCTAGAAATTCCTTATTATTGACGTAATGCTCTGACCTTTTTCTTTTGGTCATAACTGCTGTGGTTATCATTAAATTTTCTAATTAATATATATGAATTTTACCACATGAACAAAACAGTTGACAAGTTTTGAAATTATGAGTAGACTACCTTTGTTGGGTTTAAAGATAATACTTTAGCTATTCTTAAATAACTTCTCTAATATCTCTTTAGCATCATTAACATTTGATATGTATCCCATTTCTTTATTCAACTTAAGTTCTCTTTTGCTATTTCTTTGAGAGCTTCTTACAAAATTTTGATACATTACGATCATTTCGATATCCGAAGATTCGCTCATTGTTACTACATCTTTAATATCAATTACCAGAAGATCCTCTGTTGTTGTTTTTAACCAAGGTTCAACTCGATATCCAACAATTTGATATTTACTTTTAATTTCATTAACAATGATTGGATTTGAAATTAATAGTAAAGTTCTTTCATCTTCTTCCATAGCAGCAACTTTGCAGAAGATTTCTTCTCCTGTCCTCAATTTAATTGTTGCATAAAAATCTTCTTCTATCATTTTTTTAATTGAATTGTAGTTATTTCATAATTAAAATTTTCTTCATTATAAATTTTAATTCTTTCTATTAAATGATTTAAAGTATAATTTTTTCTAGAATTATAAGTACAATCATCAGCAATATCATAAAGTGTTGCTTTTATTTTGTCTTTTCCCTTTCTAAGAACTCGTCCAATGCTTTGAAGATTTCTGATTCTGGATTTGCTAGGTGAGGCGAAGATAACATTATGGAGATTTTTAATATTGATACCAGTAGAAAAGGTTCCATAGGACGCAACAATTATTGCGTTGTTTTCTCTTTCGGTAATCTCTCTAACTAATTCTCTTTCTTCAGCATCAACTCCACCATGAACGAAAAATACTTTTCTATCATTTCGCTTATGACTATTTATCTTTTCATAGAGTATTGCTCCATGTGCTTCTACTCTTGAAAAAAGAACAAGAGTATTACCTTTTAAATCTAGAGTAAGATTTTTAATAAAATTATTTCTCTGTTCGTGCGAAATTAAATATTGTATCTCATCTTCATAAGTTTCAAATTTTTGTGGCGCATGTTTAAGAACAAGGCATTGAATATCCAATTGAGAAAGGTGTCCTTGTCGCATTAACTCATCAGTTCTGGTGACTTTATATGATGGTCCAAATAGTCCTTCCAAAACCCATTTGTGAGTTTGTGTTCCATCTAATGTTCCAGTAAAACCAAAACGATATTTTGCATGATGAAGTTTAGTCATTATTTCTATAAGTGACTTGCTCTTGAATAAATGAGCTTCGTCACCTATAATTACATTGTAATCTTCAAAGAAAGAACGTTCTAATTTGTATACTGATTGCCAAGTAGTAATCGTTACGGGATGTTCATTTGTTTTTTCTCTTCCAGAATAAATTCTGTGGCAGTATGACTCCGCATCCCAACCATAATCCTGAAAATCCTTATACATTTGTTCTACAAGACTTGTCGTTGGAACGACTAAAAGTATTTTTTCGTTCTTATCTGCATAGTATCTTACTAACGAATAAATCATCAGAGATTTGCCTGATGCAGTGGGAGATATCAATAGCTTTCGATTATGTCTTAATGCATCGTATACTCCCTCTACTTGATACGAACGGGGAGTGTGTGAGCAAATAGACTGCATATAGTCCTTTACGCCTTCAAAAGATATTTCTTGATTAATTTCAAAAGGTTGCCCATAAAATTTATTATCTTCAAACTTATAGGAATAACCATATTGCTCGCAAAAATTTACAATCTTATCTAAGAGACCAACATAAATTTGTTTTGATCTCATATCAAATAAATGAATTTCTCCATTCCAGTTTCTTCCCCTATATTGAGGCATAAACTTTGCATTCGGAACTTCAAACTTAAAGTGATCTCTAAGTTCATATTCAATGTGAGGTTCTGTTTTTATTTTAAGAAAAACCTCATTAGACTTGGTTATTACTAAATTTGTTGTATCAACCATACCCTGCCTGAAACTTAATAAATTCGATTGCATTCTTAATTTGATAAGTCCTATTTTGGATTACTTTAAGAATACTCTCTAAGTAATTTAGCATAGTTTCATAGTACTCAATTTTGAGACAGACTTGAGAAAGTTTTTCATCAGCATCAAGATATTTTTGAAGAGTTTCTTTATCTCTGATTTTCTTTGGAAAAGGATCTTCTACATAAACATCTGGATCTGCTTTCCCCGTATAATACTCATAACGTTCATGTCTAATATTTCTCTTTTGCTGTTCTGCTTTTTTCTTTAACAAAAGAATATTGTTGTATATTTGATAATATTTTGCATGTAGTGTTGGTATATTTAAAGATTCTGTATGTAAATTATCTGGATCGATCTGAGAATCTTTTTCCCATAATGATTGAATCAAATCAAGATCAAACGTCATATTTTATTTCCAGCCAAATCAGTAATAGTGTAAATAGTATACTTGAAAGTTACCTCTGCAGTAAAGTATTCGATATCATTGCTCGTTGCATCAAATTGAAGTGAAGAAAGATTATATGGAAACATATCTTTGAAATTCACTCTAAACTGTGGATTTTCTCTGCTTGTGAGAATCTGCAAAGATCCATCTGAGAATAAATTAAGTTGTGGTTGCGAACTTGAATCTACCGGCAAATCTCCTTGACTTTGAAAATCATAAATTTCTTGTAAACTTTCTGGATATCCAAGACCACGAATCCAGTTTTGTATCTCCGTATAATTTTCTAAATTTTCATCAACCAAAAATCTGAGACTAAAATCTTCAAATTCAATTTTATCCCCAGGAATTTCAATGTCTTTCAAATAGTTTGGTTGTCTTGTTACTCCAAGAGTTAATCCTGGTATGTTTGCAGAATTTGAAAAGAATGCAACCTTAGGTGCCCTATTCAAAGTAAATTTGAAACCAAGAGGAGATAGAAAATTACGATTCTCTATTTGCTTACTAAATGCATTTCTAGACATTTTTCTAATTATTTAGATAAAAAAAGAGGGTCCTTTGGGACCCTCCAAGATTTCTGTAAAGAATGACTCACATGAGGTTCTTAACAGCAACTCTTCTGTAGTAACGGTTTTGGTTAACTGTGAGAGCACCAAGACCTTGGTTGGTTCCTTCAGCGAATGGGTTAGCAACAAGACCATAACGAGTCTTGAAGCCAATCTTGGGCTGGAAGGAGTTCTCACCAACGGCACGTACCATTTGGAGAGGAACATATGGGCAGTAGAAGAGACCTGCGTCATAAGGTGAAGAACCCTTATAACCAACAACGTAGTACTGGTTACCACCTGTAGGTCCTGCATTAGCAGAGGTCAGGTTAGCAGCATAAGGATCGATATAAACACGATACTTACCTTGCAGAACACCAGCGAAGGTGTTACCAGTGTCGTCAACGGTGAGGTTAGCGTTGAGTGCAGGGGTGTAATCGAGAACACCAGCCATGGTCAGTGCTGAAGCAACGTCAGCAGAGCACAGGATGATGTTGCCCTTTCCGCGACGAGTTCTTTGTGCGATTGCGTTAGCATCACGCTCGATTTGGAACAGGAGACCCTTGAACTTCTCAACTGACCAACGACCATTGGAGTCAACGTCGAGGTCGAATACACCAGCGGTAGCGGTGTTTTGGACAGCACCTTGCTCAGCAACCTTATAGATGGTTCTGATAACTTCGCGGTTGATTTCAGCAAGAATCTCGGTCGAGAGAATGTTTGCTAATTCAGCCTCAGCATTCAGACCATGGATTGCCTTGAGGTCTTGAGCGAGTTCTAATGAGTACTCAGCTTTCAGAGCTCTTGACTTTGCAGTAACGGTGACTTTCTCAATCGAGAAAGCCATCTGGTTGAATGCATTGGTGGTAGTGCCGTCAAGATCTTCAGCGGCATCAGTACGCATACCTTGACCAACGTTATAACCGTTGGATGCAGCAGTACCGACTGGGTTGAGAACTGATGGATTGGTGCCTGACTGGGCAGTAGTACCCATACCAGAGTTAACAGCGGTCATTCCATCGGTTTCGTCGAATCCGAAATCTTGACCGGAGAATGCCGAATCAACTTCGTTGTAGAAGGTCTCGGTTCCGCTCTGGTTGGTGTAGCGTGAACGCATTGCGAAGATGAGTCCAGTAGGACCGCTCATTGGCTGAACGCCTGCAATATCATAGGCGATCAGGTTAGGCATTGAACGTCTGATCAGTGAGATCAGAACAGGGTCAAAACCTGCAGTAGGACCACCAGCAGCAGCTGTTCCCGAGAAACCAGGATTGGTTCCAGAGTTAGTTGCGTTGGTTGGAGCTTCGGTCAGGAATGAACCGGTGCTTTCGAAAGCAGATTGCTCTCTTAAAAATCTTTCTTGGTTTTCTAACAGGACGGCGGTTACCGCTCTACGATGGGAATCTTTGATTGGATCAAGACCCTCATAGTTGAGGAGAGGTGCCCACTTTTCCTGCAGATGCTCTGAATGGAACATTTGCGTTTACCTTTTTTAGTGTGACTGTTTGGGTTTGAATTATATTAAATTCAATTATTTGCTAAATGCTGAAAGAGTCTTCAGGTAGGCAGCCATTGTACCAGTCATAGATTCTGGTGAACTGTCTACTTGCTCCGAAAGACTTTCGGTTTTAGCGGATGGAGACTTACCTGCTGGGAAATATGATTCCTTCAGCATCTCCAGTTTTTCACGATATTCTTCTTCACTTTCAAACTCAACACTTTCGGCAAGTGAAGCGAGCTTTTCTTTCTGAGTAGCCGCAAGACCCTCAGAAACTTGATCTAGAATTCCATCAGCAACCGACTCTGCGAGACGCTTGTTGAGTGAAATGTTTTTCTCAATCTGCTCGTTGAGTTTTTCTTCCATTTCATCAAGTTTTTGTACCATGCTATCAAGTACATCATATTTATCTTCAGGGATTGATACATAATGTTCTTCAAAAAGACCTTTCATTCCTTGGAGGAATGATTCGGTCATTTCAGTCTTAAGACCGTGCTCAATTGCAAGAGCGTTTTCTGTAAACCACTCTTCTGCAACATACTCAAGATAAGAATCTAAACGATCCTTAATTTCTTCTTTAATTGATTCAACTTCTTCAAGAAGTTGTTGCTCGTATTGAGCCTCTAGAGCTTCTTTTACTTCATTAACCTTTGACTTCAGAGCAGCTTCAAAAATGGTCTTTGCCTTTTCTTTAAACTCTTCTGAAAGATCTTCATTACCAATAAGAGCGTTAACATCTTCATCGATGCTATACTCTTCCTTCACTTCCTCTTCTTCGTCCTCTTCTTCGTCTTCGTCTTTTTCTTTTTCTTCTTTCTCTTCCTCTTTCTTAGCTTCTAAGATTTCTTCTTCTTTCTCTTCAGTTTCCTCTAAGAGTTCATCATCTTCTTCATTCTCTTCCTTAACTCCCGCAGCAGCCATTGCAGGTTTTGCACCCTTATTCACAATATCTTTAACTTGCTTAAGTGTTGCGCCAGGAGTCTTCAGCTTTGCTGAATCGTCGGTTGACTTGTAGTTTGAAGGATCAGGTCCACCAAGATCTTCCCAACTACCAGTTTGTCCTGGGGTTGCACCACTTAAAGAAGGTGCAGATTCTGCAGCCTTAGCATTTGCGTTTACGGCAGTTTTGGATTGCTTAGTGCCTACTTCCATTTCTTGTAAATCTCCACGAGACATTTGAACTCTCCGATTAACCTCTAATTTAATCTATATTTATTTATCAATTTATAAATTTGAAAGAAAATCATTAAATAGATTTAATTTCTGCTCTTCAAGTCTTTTTTGATCAACTAAAGTATTAATTCTCTTATATGTTTTTTGTGCAAACTTTTCTCTAAGTATTCCACCGTCCCAAACCCACTCTTTACCTTCCATAATTCCTTCAACAAAAGCATCAGGGGCTGAAGGATCTGCTACAATATCAGCAGCAGTTGCTAGCATAAAGTCGTTACCAACAACATTGACTCCTTCACGACTTATTGTAAGGGATCCAATACCACGAGAAGAAACACCAAGCTTTACACCTTCTTCAATTAAAGAAGACGCAATTTTTCCCATTGGAGTATTCAAAATTTTTGCTTTGCCTACAAAGTTTGATCCACTTTCTTTTAAGGAAACAATTTTGTGAGATACTCTATCTAAATTTACAGTTGGACCATCAGGGTGTCCAAGTTCTCCAAGTGCTCTGCCTGCAGAAATGTGATTCTCAGTATATCTGGCAACCTCGCGGCGGAGAGTTTCCATAGGATACATTCTACCATTGCGATTTTTAATATCGCCTTGAAGAAAAATTCCCTCAATATACAAAGATTTTTTACCGTCGTTTTCTTCGACAATAAATTCTACTGATTCGATTTCTTCTGTGATTAGTTTCATTTTACGCTTGACCGCTAATTTGAACTTGTTGAACATAAACAACGCCAGATCCACCTTCTGTTCTGGCTGATAATCTTAGAGACGTTCTCAAAACAGCATCTGGAGATAATCCCGCATTAAATGCAGTAACAACACCACTACTATTATGGTTTAGAGTGCAACGAGTTTGATGATATCCATTTACACCTGATGTTGTATCAACTGATTGAACTGCAGCATGTGTAATATTATGATATGACTGTGTTGCAGAGCCAGTAGATAAAGTAACAAATTCACCAACACCAAAAGGACATTGAGTTCCTTCTGGAAAATCAACAATAGTAGTTGTACCAGTAGTAATACCAACAACCCTGTTTGATCCTTTAGATAATGCTAAAGTTGCTGTTGTTCCTGCTGGAACATAATAATCTGTAGTAGTGGCTGTTGGATTAGTTCCAATAGCTACAAATGCACCTGCCGTAACAGCAGCAACTCTTAAAACATCCGATTGGACAGTAAAAGAAGTAGTTGCTGCTGCAGTTGCTGTGGTTGATAGAGAAATCCCTGCTCCAACTGGTCTATGAGCCATTATTCTTAGAAATTCATTTACTAATTATTTATCAATCACTCTTCTTCGGATGTTTCTTCCTCAACTTCTCCAAAAAGAGATGTTGCAACGGTTGGTTTATATGAATCTATTTTTTCTGCCGCTTTTGTAAAGAGTAAATCTTTAATTTTATCGCTGATATGTGAAGGTTTTTCATCAGCAATAATCATATCTAACAATTCATCCATAGATCTATACCATTAATTTAAATCTTTATTATTTATATCTTACCACCTCTAGGTTTGGGCATTTCAGCTGAGGATCCATTTACCTCAGTTGATCCTCCATCTTTTACTCCATCTGTATTTGGTTCCATTACTGGTTGACCAAGGTCCATATTTGCAGTGCTAGGATCTAATGGTTGTCCAGTCATTGGATCTATGGGAGCATTTGGATCTGGGATAATACCATCTTTAATTTCTTTTTCAATGAGTGCATCTTGCTCCAAAATTTCAGCATCAGTTTGTCTCAGTATTTTTCTGCGGACATAATCTTGTGAATAATATTTGCCGACATAAGGTTCGGCAGTTGCAACCATATTTAATCTTTCAGATAAAAGTTCTGCATCTTTTAATTCTGAAAAATGATTATCATATAGAAAATCATATTGAATATGTTCTTCCATTATCTGCCAGTCTTCTGGAGTAATAATATTTTTGAGTAAAAGTTGAGTTCTTAGCATATCATTGAACATTGCTGAGAATCTTTTTCTCAGGCGAGAAACAAATTTTGTGAACTTAAGCTCATCTCTTAAAATTTCAGAAGAACGTCCAAGATTAAATCCACCTTCACCATCCATTCTTGATGGGGGTACATTAAGCGAGCGATATAATTTCTTTTTAAAATATTCAATATCAGTTATTTCTCCAAGATTTTGTCCACCGGGAAGTGTTGTGATCTCAGTTCCTCTACCACCTTCACGGCGAGGTAACCAAAAATCTTCAAGCATACTCATGAATTTTTTATCGTCTCTAACTTCTCCGGTACTTGCATCATAAACTAATTTGTTTCTATATCTCATCATAACATCACGAAGGTATTGCTCTGCCTTTACCTTTGGAAGATTGCCAACATCAATATAAAAAATACGACGTTCTGGTGCTCTTGATAGTCTGTAAATTACAAGACTATCTTCAATCATTCTTAATTGATTGAGAGATTTGATTGCTTTGTGTAGGTAAGATAATGTTGATCCTTTATTTCTATCTACTAATCCAGAAGTACAATATGTGACCGAATCTCTAGACATTTTGATTCCCGCTTCACCACCCATTGCAGCTGGGTTTGAAGTTGGATAAGACATTTTTGGATTGTATACAAAATACTCTTCAATTTCTGGAAATTCATATTCCATTGGGTTTGGTTGGTTCATGTTAGCCAACCTCATTTGTCCCTGGTTTTTTGTCCTTTTTTGCTGCCTAACATAACGAATTTTCATCGCATCAATATATCTTAATTCCTGAATACCCTCCTCAGGTTTCTTAAGATCAATTACCTTATGATAATAGAGTCTACCATCAACATACCAATTTCTATAGATCTCGTGAGATTTTCTATCAAAATCTAAAAGTTCAAGTAAATATTTAAATTCCTCTCTAATTTTTTTCTTTATTCCATCACTGGCATTCAAATTAGATAACTCTATAGTAACGGGACTATCATCAGAATCTGAAACGATTGCTTCATTGACGATATCTTCAATAGCACTATCACACTCTGGGTGAAGAGCCATTTCACGATATCTTTTAATTAAGTCAAATTCTGTTCTGTAAACACCCTCAATATCTACATAAGAACCAAAAAATCCACTACTCAGATAAAAATCAGACCCGTCCTCACTATTAGGGGGGACGGGTGATACTGTAGTCTGAGATACTGGATCTGTGTCCTCAATAGAAAATCCAAATAATTTTGCCATTATTAATTAAAAGTTTCTTTCTACTATTTATTATCTTATTACAACGTTAGTTGCGTCAGTTGCTCCACCATTATCAGAAGTGCTACCTGCAGTCCAGTACTGAACTTGGAATTCTACAGTGTACTCTTCAATGGTGTCAGAAGTATCATATGAAAGATCAATTTGGGAGATATTGGTTGGGAAAATATCATAGAATTTATAAGTTCTCAAAGGAGCAATTGATGATCCACCAGATGCTTGACTATTTGTTGTCGATTCTCTTGTTCCTGCTCCTCTTCCAAGTTGATGAACAATTGCATTAGTCATATACGATGCTGGATTTGTTGCTCCAGTCGCATTATCAAGTTTATTGATGCCGTTCATCCAAAGTTCAAATGCGGTTCTTAATTTAAAATTTTCATCATTAATAACGGTAACAGTCCAAGTATCAAAAGTTCTGTCTCCAGCAACTTTTAAAATACGACCTCTAAATGGAATGTCGATTGGTGCTACATTTGATGCTGGTAAAGCAGCTGCTTTGCATAAAAATTGAAATGTTTCATTATCCCATTGTGCGCCCAATGCTGCACTTGGAAATGATGGAATAGTCACTTCAAATAGGTTGGGTCTTGCACCACCACCAGCTAATCTAGATTTAAAGTTTGTGATTGTTCTTAGGGTGGACATTTTGGATTCCTCCTTCTGTAATTAATTTAGATAATAATTAAACTCTACCAGTAACTTCTTCAAAGCTAACTCCTGTGCGAGTAGCTACAAAAGTTAAAGTTACATAATTAATTGACTTAGTTGGCTTCAAGAAGATATCAGCTCTAAATTCATTATTATCAATTACATCAGGAGTGTTATTTGTTTGATCGCAGATAACACGGAAATCATAAAGTCCTCTCTTTGCTTGAATATCTCTGAGATATGGTTCAACGGTATTAACAAAATTAGATCTGGTTATTTCATCGTTGAGCTCAAAAAGTTGCGATTGAGCTGCTCTTTCAAGTGCTTTTTCAACAACAATAAATAATCTTCTCACATTAATTCTATCAAATGCTGTAGCATAAGACACTGCTGTTTTATCGCCATATAAAATAATACCAACACCAGGCTGGTTAATAATTGGATTTACTCTTGAGGTGTATAAAGTGTCTCTCTCATCTTTGGATGGATTGTATGCTAATTTAATTGCATTGTTAAGAACTCCTCTTTGTTGCCCTGCTGGAGAAACCCATGGGTATGAATTGAGAGATGATCTAACCATTAATCCAGCAACATCACCATTACATGGAACATATTCAAATGCATTGTTAAATCTATCATACATGTATTTGTAACCAGAATCAAACACTGCATAAGATGATGATGTTATTGATGCATTAATTCCTGAGAAAAATTCACATACATTTTTAGTTTGAGTGTTTGAATTTGTTATGTTCAATACACTAGCTGAATTTGGGGAAATAACTGCTATACAATCTTTTCTCGATTCTGCGATTGATATTAATTTAGCAGCTTTTGCTTGAGAATCTGATTCAACAGTAAGTCCTGGACCTCCTAAAATAAAATCTACGGAATAACGATCTTTATTTGAGAATAAATCATATGAAGCAACAAGATCCGAAAGTTGAGCAAGCATTCCGCCATTTGATTGATAGTCAACTCCACCCCTTAATGTATAAGTTTTGTTGCCTATTGCGCTAAATTCTACACCTTGAGATTTTTGTCCCCAGAGACCACTGGCGGTAGAAATTGCTGTAAATGATGCTGAAGGTATTCCCGAATATGTTGTAAATCCAGTTGCTGTTGGGTGTGTTCCCCAATATCCATCCGAACCATTTGATGGATTGTATCCCGCATAAATGTAATTTGAATACAGACTTAGGTAATCTTTATACCAAATTTTTGTAGGAGAATTTTCGCTAGAAACTGCATCTACAGCCTTCGACAGATTTAAATGCTTTTCTACTAAATTTCCTTTTACACCAGTAACTCTTCCAGTATCATCAACTAAAACAACATGGAGGGCATCATTTCTAGAGTTTGATTCTAATGCAGAATTAGTAGTTACTGGTTTTGGCGCAATAGATTTCCAATAGATTGTGCTATTAGTTAATCCGAGAGTTTGTTGATCATACCAATCATCAACCGTTGTACATGCACAAGTAGTATTGCCATTACCTACAACACCTGATGAATTAACAAATTTTAAGTCGCATCCGACAAAAAATCCTGCATAAGATGTATCCTTCCCATAAGAAATTTTTGTTTCTGCACCAGTACTAGAAACTCTAGATACAATTTTAACAGTTACTTTACTTGCTCCAGCAGAGGTGTCTGTAGATACTCCAGTAACGATACCTTTTAAGTATCCTTGAAAAGTTAATACAGTTCCATCAGATTGTGGAATATTCGCAGTAATTGGTGTAGTAGCTCCAGCACCAATTACTGCTCCAAAATTTGCCAGATCTGTAGTTGTAACTCCAAGAATTTGATCTCCTAGGTCATCGATAAAACATACTTTCAAATCATTTGCCCAAGATCCTGGGTTTTTTGACGCATATGTATAATCTGCAGATGGACCTGAGTGGTTTGTGCTATAATCATCAAAGTTATCAATTTTTAATGAAGTTGTATTAGCAGCTCCAACACCAGCATTTGAATTCTTCAATGTTGATCCACTTGTTCTTACGACCTTAAGAACTCCACCATATGAAAGATATGATGATGCTGTCATCCAATATTCATACTGACTATCAGTAGATATTGGTTTTCCGAATGTATTGATTAACTCTTGTTCGGTTGTAATTGTTGTGGGTTCATCAACAGGTCCAATTGCAAAGGGACCAGCAATAGCACCAATGTTTTCTAAAACATTATCAGCTCTCCCAACAGTTAAATCAACCTCTCTGGTAATTACACCTGGAGATAATTGAGGAGTCGCCATGTTTTTCTCCTGAAGTCTCAGTTTATCTAAAAAATATTTATTAAAAAGTTACTTTACAAGGGGGAAATGTGACGTGAATTATTTACCAGTCGGGATATTCCCATCTATCAAAAATATTACTTTGTATTTTACTAATAACTATACGTTTTATAGTGCAATCTTTACATTCATATGAATATGAAGAAGCAACTGGTCCTTTATCTTTTCTTGTTCTATAGAAACCATCTATCAAATTTTTTGTTTTACCACATGTCCTACATTTTCTATCGGTAAGTAATAAGTGTCCTAATTTTAATTGCTTATCTAATTCCATTAATTATATTCCCACATATATGACATATCCCCATATTCATCAGTAAACCATCTGTCTCCATCAATATCCACAAAACTTCCAGATTCTGTTCCATCTACAATAAATCCAAAGGGAGACATATCTTGTTCAATTTGATTTTTTTGCTCCTCATATAATTTTTTTCTTACGTCTTGATCTGTTAGTTCTTTAAAATAATCTTGAGCAACTAACCAAGCATAAATTACCAAACACATTGCTAAGTCATCGTTACATCCCTCTTCAGCTTCAAATGAATTGTGTTTTTGAATAAATGTAGTAAGTTCACTCATTATTTCATAATCACTGAAGAGTAGTTTATCCTCTTCAATCATAGTTTTTAAATTAAGGCATCCAACTTTTTTAACCGTTTTGGACATCTTAACTCCCAATTGAGTTTTCTTACCAGAAAAACCCTGTCCAACAATTTGTCCAGCTCTACCCCTCATAGAACACATGAGTAAATTTTGATATTCTAAGTCATACTGAAGAATACTTGCTACCTGATCTCCAACATCATTGACTTCACAAAGAACATACGCATTATTATAATTTTTTGCAACTTCGTGAATTATGCTTGGAAACAGCATAGGTTTAATTTCATTGTTCCTATATTTTGCTACTACTTTATGGGGAAACTGTGTAATATCAGTGACTACAAATGCAGAATAGTCATTCCCAACACCTCTAGCAACGTCTACAGTGATGATATAGTCATGTTCTTCCTCAACATCCAAATAAACATCTAAACCGCCGCTACGTGTCTTAGGGTGGTCATATACAAGGTTTCTAAGTTTACTTGGAGCAATAAGAGTATCAACGGATCCTAAAAATTCGCATTCAAATTCAACTTTAAATTGTTGATCTGATGTGTTTGCAATGGTTTGTTTTTTCCATTCTTCATCTCTACCTGGAACTTCAGACCAATGAACATCAGTGTAAATGTACTCATTTTTACCCTTTTCCGCATCATGCCACATGCGGTAAAAATGATTCATACCGTGTGGGGTAGAAACTATAATTACTTTTGTTTGTTTACCAGAAGTAATAGTAGGATAAACAGATGCAAAGAAGGAATCTGCGATATGGTTTGGAACGAAAGCGAATTCGTCCAAGAAGAGGATATTGAACGACATGCCTCGGACAGCACTTGCAGATGTAGAAGCAGCCAGAATCTTTGATCCATTTTCTAACTCTAAAGAACCTTTATTCCATGATATGATACCTTGTTGCATCCATTTTGGTAAATTTTCATAAGCAGTTTGCAATCTATCTAAAAGTTCTCTTGCGGTAGCTGCCTTGTTTGCAAGAATACCAATATTTACATTATCATTAAAAACGGCATAGTGTAATAGAAAAGAAACCACAGTAGTAGACTTACCAGTCTGCCGAGGCATTTTACAAATATTAAATCTATGTTTATGAAAATTATTAATTAATTTTTCTTGGAAATGATATGGTTTGAACGTCTGCAGTCCATGATCAAGAGTAACAATCTTTACGTAATTGTTTGCGAAATAAACAGGATCGTCTTTACATTTTACAAATTCAATAATTTGCTCTTGTGTAAATTCAATTGGTGTATTTGCTTTTTTTAATAGGGGATTACCAAGATATACATCACTCATAAAAAATTACCTTTGTTCAATCCAGTTCAATACTGCAAGTGCTGCTTTATTAACATTAGGAGATGCACAAGCGAGAGTATAAGTATCACTAATTGTTCCAATACCACTTCTACCTAACTGAAGGGCTGCTTTATCATCAATATTAATCAATGCTGCACCACCACCAACAATAAATCCATTTAACAAAGTAGTTCCACCAGTCGTTGCAGTTTCAGTAATATTATATTGCATAAAAGAGTTTGGATCTGGATGATCTACCCAAGTTCCGCCTGTATTTGTTGCATTCTGAATAAGTTTCCAATAAACATTAGTATTATCATTCGTTGCTGCCTGCAATGATCTCAAAAGCATCACACCAGTTAAATTAGTACTCTTCAAACGAATACTTACAATTGGATAGAATGTATTTGCCAATGACATCGTTGTTCCCGTGATGGGATTTGCAATACTCAAAAGAGTTCCAAGTTTTTCTGGTTCTCCTTCCTGAATAAGAGAATTGGAACCCTGATAAAGATAATGAGTTCCTGCAACACCAACTATGTTCTCAATTTCAAGACGAATAGGAAGGAATGGAGTAGAACACCAAACCTTATCATTAATGTTTGAGTTATAAAAGGTATGACTCTTAACAGTTTCGCCTGCCATTAACCAAGCAAAATCTACAGTTCCTGCACCATACCACTCATAAGCAATAGAAATCATCTGTTGTTTTGTTGGGTCTGCGGTTATACCAGTCCAACCATTACCATCAAACTTTTCACCATTCCAATTATCTCTACCTACTGCTATTTCTGTAGTGATACCAGATGTAGTAGTGCGAATTACATATGAATATGTTCCACCATTATCCTCAAAGTATGCGCCATTATAATCATCAAACAATCCAAATCTTCTACGAATACCTACCTGTGGAGTATCAAGACGAATTGCGAATGCAAGAGTTGCTGGTCTACCAGGAATGTATCTCATCACATTCTTGGTTTGCCTGATGACTTTACTACCCATAGTAGAACCAACTTGCATGATTACATTACTAGCAGAAACATTATGAGTTGCAGTTCCAACTCCAACGATTCTCTCATCCCAAACATCAGTTTCTTTACCATACTGAAAGGTATTAAAGAAAACTGTTTGGAACGGAGCAACTTTTAATCTGTTGTTATTAGAAAATTGAGGTCTCCAATCTGTCTGGTTTCCCCAGTGATCTGCAATATTATAAACCTCAAATAAAGATCTTTCTTGATCTAGAAAGTCTTGTGTATTCTTATTCCAAATAGCCATATATTAAATCCAATCTAATTTTGATGGGTGATATCTTTGTGCGTTTTTGATATTAAAATTTTTTTCTGTAACTGGATAAATCTGGTGTACTACTGCACCAGGATAATCTGATTGCAATTGTTCTCCCAAATCTTTTTTTGTAGGAATTCCAGACTTTGTTACTAATTCTAGTCTATAAAGACTCCCATTCCACATTACATCAGCAACATATTCTTCGCCAACTTGCTGTGGTTCTTGAGGAGAATTTATATAAAGATTTCCATTAAAGTCGCCAGAAATATTAACTGACTCGGACATGAATTGTTGAAAGGATTTCATTTTAGTTACAGTTCCAACGACGAAGTGCTTTGTTGATTCTTGAATCGGGATCTCTAGCAGTTTCTGCTGAAGTTAATTTGGATTTCATGCCTTTCATACGGCGACAAAATGAGGCACGACGTTTTGCTCTTTTTCCAGTTGGTTTCTTTTCTGTTACTGCAGTTTGTAACTTAGATCCTGGATTTTCTTGACGATATGCTTTTACTGCAGCAGGACTTAATCCATCAGTTTTATCTTGGCGATTAACTTTTTGCCAGTCTTCATTGAATTCTAGTTGTTCTCCATAGGGTTTTACATATTTTTTAGATGGACCGGGAGTAGCAGCACTTCCTCCTTGCAATCCTGCTTGAATCAATGGTTGACCTGGCTGCAAATCTGAAACTTTAAATGCCAGAACTTTAGCATCTGGATAAACTTTTACGATCTCGTCAGTAATTTCTCTTCTATTCGGAACTTTTGTTTGGGGGAAAAACATTTTTGAAATATAAGTTTTTCCTCTCCAAGAAAGAATTATTTCAATAATATTTCCATTCATAGCAGGTAAACGAACAGATTCATTAATTTTTTCGCATTCGCATGGATCGCATCCACAATATGAACAGATATTTTTATTTTCTTCTCTCATAGGAACGCAATTCGGAACAATCTTTTTACCCTTTTTCTTCATTCCTACTTGTTTATAACCTCTCCAGCAAGGTCCTTCTTCTTCAATCTCTTTTAAGATATCTGCAACAATACCAGTATGTTCTTTTCTTACTTTTGGCAAATCAACTGCGGCAGCTTTTTTCTTTTGGAGTTCAACTGCTTTTGGACCCAATTGTTTTGCTGCATCTGGAGTAAGTGCTCCAGCTCCAGAAGACTTTCTAATTTCAAACCCAAGTGTTTTTGCTTCCTGCATTTCTCCACTTGCAACATAATCTGCTGCAGTATCAATATAATCTGCTGCTTTGGTAATTTTCGATTGTACCCAAGCTTCCAATGATCCTTCTCCTTTTCCTACCTTCTTTTCAAGCCTTTTAGCTGCATCAATAATATTTTTTAATTCGGACCTAGCCATTGAGTATTCATGATCTTTAATCGAAACTTTATCCCAAGTTTTTTCTCCGTAAGAACACTCTGATCTTGTTTCTCTTTTATCGCATAGTGGGCAATATCTTTGCTCTTCATTTTCAACTGCTTCTGATTTAGTTCCCCAATTTGCCGCACCAACTTTACGGCACTTAACTAATGCGCCAGATGCATATGCACTTGGCCAAACATCATATCTTGATTTTACCTTTTGGTAACATGCATCTTTTTTGCCGCTACCCTTTCCTGGTTTATCCTTTACTTCTTGTAGGTCCATCTCTTCAGTTCTTACATTTGTTGGTTTAGCGCCACCAGATTTTTCTGGTTGATTTGGATCTAAGCGATTTTTTCTACGTCTTGCTGCTTCTTCTTCATCTTTCGAAAGTGCTTTTTTCATTTTAGAACTTCCGCATTTGGGAGTAGAAGTTTGACCTGGTTGGCGAGCGCATGGTTTTCCTGCATATTTGCCACCCAATTGAACCCAACCTTTTTTCCCATCAGATGATTTTGATTTATTAAACCAATCATGAAGACCATCATCTCCTGAAGTTGTTTCTTCTTTTACATCTTTAAATTGCTTATGATGCTTTTTAGCATCCGCTTCCATTTTTTTCAAACGAGTGTAGTAATCGGGAATTTCATCTAAATGCTGCAGAGCAATGTCCTTAGCTAAATCATGATCTTGAGTGTGCTCATGTTCAATTGGTTCTCCCATATCGAGTTGCTTTTGAATGAAAGAAACATCAAGACGATGCTTCTTTGCAATCTGTTCAACTGTTTTATGGGATTTAATCTTATGCATTATAAAGCGCACTTTTTTATATTTATGAATAGAAATATTTTCTTACATCAGTCACTTCTTGAATTGACTTAAATTTTTCAATAGTTTCTTTATCTATCAAGTCTGGATGAACCCACCAATCTTCAAAAGGTGTATTTTCGTTTTGAGATACATTTGCAACAACTAATTCATACCCCATTGCCTTCAAATAATTTCTAGATTTATTTCTATAAGTTCCTGTCATGTCCACATAATGATCATGTTCATAGGCAATAATTGCAAATTTGTATTCATCAAATGGAATATTTAAAAGGACTTCAAATGTTGTTTTTGATGGTTCGCAATCTAGTTGTAGAAAATCAAATACTGTACCACTATTAAATTCTTTTAGTAACTTTGAATAATCTACAGTTGTTGCATCTGCACACAAAATTTTGTTTTTTCTTTGTTGAGAAAACATGTTACAAAGATCTTCTTTAATTTCAATAGAAATTCCTTTCCAACCAAAATCTGTTTCTAAAATTGCAGTATTATTTTGGAAAAAGGGTTCTTGAGCTCCTATCTCAAGATACAATCCATTTTCTTTTCCATTTAAAATACTTAAAATGAACATATCTTGAAGAGCTTGTCCATTACTCTTTTCAATTTTTTCTAGACCATTAAATTTAAATTTAAATTGGTCATACCTTGATCTTTCATATTTAATACTTTTTGAAATCCAACATCCAAGATTCATTAAATTTGTTTGTACAGAATTATAATGAATATCATCAAGTTCTTCTTTATACTCATTTTTTAGTATCTGAAATAGTTGCCTACTTTCTTCACCTTTACCCCACCAATACGAGGACACAGCCTTTTCAAAGATTAAACCGTATTTTCCTGGATATTCAACATCTGTTAGCAAAGGACTGCAATTGAAATTGCATGTTGAAAGAGCGATATTACACATCGTATAGCAATCAGCATACATTTGATGTCTTTCATCAAATCTACTCAATAAGTAATATGCTTCTGGTCTTTCCGGACAAATAGAAATTGCATGTTGAAGTAAACCTCGAACAGTACTATTTCTATTTCCTTGTCTATCAAAACAAAGTGATGCTCTTATTAAACACTCATATGACATTAATATATCGTCGGTTCTTTCTGCAGATCTTATAAAAAAAGATATGGCAGAAGCTGTTTGTCCTTGATTTTCATACCACAATGCAAGATTAAAGTTTTTTTCTGCATCTTCACTATCTAAACAATAATCGATAAGTTCTGGATACTTATTGTCCATAATCATATTTAAACTGTAAATTTTTCCATTTTTTTCCCACCAATTTAAAACATAATCCGCAGAATAATAATGATTAGGTTTTTGTCCATTTTTCAATTCTATATCTTGCAAATTTGTGGAACTTATATTTGTATTTTCTATAAAGAGGGGTATACTATAAACTTTTGATATATTACTTAAAAGCAAATTCTCGCATATTGGCATAACATCACAATTTTTTAATTCTAAATGATAAGAATTTTCTCTACAATAATTATTGATAACTGAACGAACATAATCTCTTTTTAAAATGTATGCAGTTACTGCCCAATCATCCCATAATCTTTCTCTAAATCTAACACAATCAAATTTATCTCTAATAACTGTGAGTTGAACTGCTTGCCAATCACTTGGCAAACTCAAAATGAATTCTTCCCAAGTAAAGTTCCAATATTTTACTGTCTCCAAACTCAAATCATCCTCACAAAAAAATCCATATTCTTCATCAGTATTTTCATACCAATGTAATAAAGCTTTTAAGTGTGATGTTGCATTTCCTTTTGTTTGATCTGTTAATTGGTAAACATATTTTCCAGTAATAATATCATTTGATTCGTTATATCTTTTTGAAGTAATTGCATTGGGAGTTATTCCATAATGAAAAAATTGTTCTTTTAAAATATCTTGTCTTTCTTTACTGTCTTCTAAAGTGACATAATAAACTGACGGTAAAGATTTTAATTTATTCATACAAAACTTTCCATAAATGATCCTGGAACTCTAAGAATATATGCAGCATTATCCTGAAATCCAAAAGTTATTATATAATCATTTTTATATTTTGATAACCCACAAGCAAATTCAATTTTTGCATTTAAAAATGAAAATACATCTGAAAATTTTTGAATATCCCAATTTTTGTTCCAATATGTAAATCTATGCCTATAGGTAGCATCTTTTCGACCTGCCTCAGATTTATATAAATCTGTTTCATGATTCAAAGCTAAATATCCATCTTTGTATGGAATAACTTGAGAACCTCCTCTGAGGTCTTTATTGTGAGGAATAAAATTCTTTAGAACAACAGTTTCGCATGTTTTGCTATTTGGATCAACTTTTACAACTTCAGTTCCATTTGTCCATTTTACATAATGATATGGTTGATCTATAATTGGCATCCAATTTTTTTCACAGTACGAATCATTTTTTTTCGGTGCCGGAATACGAAATCTTGAAACTTCATTGACATCATTTTTCAAGATTTCAATTTCACTCAATTCCATTCTTCCAGTTCCTATGGTATCAAGATCTCGTCTTACTCCAGTAAGATAAAATTTATTGTCCCATTTGATCAATCTTGCATCTTCCAATCCAACAAATTCCCAAAGTGGCTTTTTATCCAATACTGAAGTATTAACTTTTTTATATGATGTAATATTTAAGTATTCATCAATCTCACAAACATAATTTGTTGTTGTTAAACTAATATCATTTTCTGGATTCAAATAAACTAAAGGTCCCCATTGGTGCTCATATTTTTTTAATTCCGCATGGTAAAGTGTATATTGACAGTGACGTACATTAACTAATATTTTTTCACCATCAACAAAAACTGATGGATTAAATAATCCCGTACCATTTGTTAATTCTGATGGAATTATTAATGGTTTAATTTGACCACCATGATCCAAACATTTTTTTACAAAATTATTCATAACATTTCAAAATTAATTTTTTAAATAAAATCTTATGCTTGCGCTTCAGTCCAAGAAATTCTTGCTGCAATATTTTTAGTTCCACTAGGTTCAAGTAATCTAGCAGTAATTACAAGCACATCTGGTCCAGCTGGAAATCCAATATTAATACCACCAACTCCACCAGGTCCACTTATAATAGAATTTCCAAGATCTCTTACATTTTTCAAGTCAATTCTTGATGTACTAAAGTTGGTGCCACCAGAGTTTTCTGAGAAAAATCCAAAAATTCTATCCCCACCAAAAATTGAACCAGTTCCAGTAGCAGCTGAAGATGAATAACTACCAGTTAAATCAAAATAATAAACTTGAGCCAAAGATCCAGATCCAACAGGAGTTGCTGTCCAACTTGACGGAAAGTTTGCAAAACCTCCAGATGTAAAAAATGGATTTAGAATACCTTCAATAAGAAACTGCCCCTGAGAAAAAACTTCAACAGATTCTAATGTTAATTGCATTCGATTAACAAGTTCACGAATAGACCAATTTCTTCCAATTCCAGAATCGACTGAAGGTGCAATACGAATCGCAATAAGAGGTCTTTGAGTACCGGCAGAAACTGAAAGATATCTATTCATACCAGCAGTGAAGATCAAAGCTTTGTCATCATCATAACGACCATCCATAATTACGGAAACTCCCCAATGACTGACCACTGGCGCACAATTGCAGTAAAAAAGTCTGGCATGAACTTGAGAAGTTCCACTACCTCCAAGTGTAGTGTCTGGAGAAAAATTGACTGTTGTTTGAGTTGCGCGAATAAAGTATGCAGCCGTTGACCAACCACCAAAAGTTGTAGTACCCGCAATATTAAATCCGAATCTTCTAGTTAAACCATTTAATGGATATCCACGAACGGTTGAATTGTAAGCACCAATAAACGAATATGCAATTAATTCTAGATTTGTAGCATCACCTACTAAAATATATCCATTACTAGTTGGCCAATTATCAACATTTTCAACATACATTGTTGTATCTGAAGAAAATAAAGTAGATCCTCTAGTAGCAACTCCTCCAGCAACCACACGAGTTGGTTCTGCAACGCTGTTTATCGCTTCAAATCTTGCCGGCAAATTACCAGAACGCTGATAAGCAGCAGTGTTGATATTGTTATTAGATATTTTATGACAATAAATTATATCACCACTTATTGCACGAAATCCAAAACGAATAAATCCAGCACCATACCAAGTATAATCAATATATGCCATCTGCATTTTTGATATATCAATATTATATCCAGATGGTCCAGTTCCATTCATTTTATCCAGATTCCACTGAGATTGTGGAATTCTAGTAGTAACTGTTTTTAAATATTTTACGTTTGATGCAAATAGTTCTCCCCTATATGCTGGACTTATCATTAACTGTGTATCATCAATGATTGAACTGATTTGATATGATTGTCCCTTAATAATTATATGATCACCAACAACTAATTGTTCTCTAAATCTTGTACTGGTCCCAGAAACATAACAACTTAGGGGACTGACTGCTATTCTTCCAAATAATTCTTTAATTGATTGTCTTCTACAAGCATAAAGTTGATTACCATCATATTCAAAGAAAAATCCATTTTGATCATCATATAACCCAACACGAACAGAAGCACCAGACCAGAGTACAGCTGTTGCAAAAACATTTGTTCCGCCCGGAAGGGTATCTGTTGGAGCTGAAAGCGCACTGTAAGTAAAGGTTTTAGGTCCTGTAACAGCAGTAACAAAAGTTAGTGACAAATTATAACGAGCACTATCCACATCACCAGCAGAAGATACAACACCTTCAATTTTAACAACAGAACCAACTTGTAAATTGTGATCTTGTAAAGTCGTTACAGTAATTGTTGTTCCGGAAGCACTAATTGTAGAAACATCAAAAGTTGGAGTAAATTTTGCACCAGTTGAGAATTGAATTCCCTTACCGGATTGATATCTAAAATATCTTCTTGTTTGACGAATTTGCTGAGCTCCATTAGCAATAGATCCGGGTGTAATCAAAACGCCACCATCAGTTGCGCGATGTTGTACATATCCATCAGAAATTGCATATAAAATAGCTGATTGGAAGTTGACTCCAGAACTTAGAACTCCAGACGGACCTTGTGAAACCTGAAAACTAAATCTATCTATACTTGGAACATTATCAACAACCCATGTTCCATTTGGTGCATTCGATCCATTCGTAGCAATATTTCCCAATATAATAGATGTTCCTGGTACTAAATTATGTGGTTGGCTAGTAAAAACTGTTATAGTAGTACCACTATACTGTACAGCTGTAGTTGAATTTAATAGTTGAATATTTGCTCCTCTATATGCCCCACCTGCATAAACCGTGGTAAAACCACTATCAAATACACTAGCACTACTTACAAAGCCCCTTGCTTGGTATGCAAATTGGGTGCTACTGAATATGAATTGAACTGTATATGTTCCATCAGCATTAGATTCCAATGCATCTTGAACTACAACAACATCTCCAGCAATTAAGTTGTGTGCTGTAGTTGTCGTAACAAAAACAAATGATCTTGGAAATGAACCATTTCCTGACATAGAAATAACATCGAATGCTGAAGCACCAGATCCAGTGGCGTAAGTTGATGGTCTATTTCGTACTAATGACAATGATTCCCATTTGGATGGTTGTACAGAATATTCAAAGTCTGTATCGATGATTGCCTGTGGGGTTGATACTCTTAGTTTAGATACTGGATCTTGATATGATTCTGATGGAAGCATATCAGATCCACGCCAATCATCGACAAATATCTGAAGTTTGTGGCTAGATCCTTGCGATGAAGTATCTGCTTCTAAATTTATTTGTGTTTTATTTGTTGTAGAATTGTATTGGTGACTAACTATACCTAAAGTAGGATCTGCAAAATTATAAATTATTGCCCCAATTGTTGTGTTGGTAATTAAAAGAAATGATTCTACTGGCCAATATCCATCAACTACAATAACAGTATTATTTGCTATTCCTGGAGTAAATGTGTAAGATCTTAGTGCTTTCTTTGCCATATTTTTTTATCTCCTTATGGTATATTTATTCATTTAACTTAAACCTATAGCATAAGCGATTGCTAGAGAGTTACTTACTCCTCCGCCGCCGCCACCGCCAGCAGCACCTTGAGCACCTGCAGTTCCTTGAGCACTTCCAGCAGCACCTTGAGAACCAGTTCCTGTAGATCCTTGAGTACCAAAAGTTCCTTGAGCACCAAAAGTTCCTTGAGATCCAGTTGATCCCTGAGAACCAGTTCCTGAAGATCCTTGAGATCCAGTTCCTGCAGTTCCTTGAGATCCAGTAGATCCTTGAGCACTTCCAGCAGCACCTTGAGTACCAGTTCCTGCAGTTCCTTGAGTACCAAAAGTTCCTTGAGTACCAAAAGTTCCTTGAGCACCTTGAGAACCAGTTCCTGAAGATCCTTGAGTACCAAAAGTTCCTTGAGCACCTTGAGCACCTGCAGTTCCTTGAGCACTTCCAGCAGCACCTTGAGTACCAGTTCCAGTAGATCCTTGAGTACCAAAAGTTCCTTGAGATCCAGTAGATCCTTGAGTACCAAAAGTTCCTTGAGATCCAGTAGATCCTTGAGATCCAGTAGATCCTTGAGATCCAGCAGATCCTTGAGCTCCACTGGTCAAATTAGTTAATCCAGATCCATCACCAACAAATGCTGTTGCTGTGACTGTTCCAACAACATTAGCACCACCAGAAAAAGTAGAAATACCAGAAACATTCAGTTGATTTGTAAACAGTGTTCCAGTAACCGTAGCACCAGCACCAGTAGTTTCAAATTTACTAGAGTTGTTATAATAAAGAATTGATGCACCACCATATTCAAATTTTGCTAGATCAATGGCACCATTACCCGATTTTAAATAAACTCCACCATTACCAGATGGTCTAACAAAGAAGTTTGAAAAATTCTCAAAAATTTCTACACCATTTATATTAAGTGGAATTCCACTATTCGGAATGCGAAATCCACCTGTAGCAGTAGCAACACCAGAAACAGAAAGTTGATTAGTAACAGTAGTTCCTGTGACTGTTACGCCATTACTATTAGTTTGAAGTTTGACTACACCTCCGGAATACAAACGAGCTGAACCTGAACTAACATTAAAATCAGCTACAGTACTACCACCATTATCTAAAATTTTCGTACCAGGAGACTGAATGTTTAATGTAAGTCCAACAGCAGTTATATTCGCAGAACTAGAATATGGATCTCCATATCTTGTGAAAGTAAACTCACCGGCATTTCCAAGTCCAAAATTAATATTATTCGGAACGCGAAATCCACCTGCAGAAGTTGTGACTCCACTAATATAAGCATTACCACCAACTTGAAGTTTTGATGTTGGATTTGTGGTCCCTATACCAACATTAGAAAGTGTATTAATTCCTACTGATGTTGATGCCCAATAAGACTCACCACCACCGCCGCCGGAGAAAAGAGTACCATTTTGATATAAAGAACCCGTAAAATTGATGTCACCACCTACGTATAATTTGTATGTGTTTGGATTTGTGGTTCCTATACCGACATTAAAGTTCTCATCACCGACTAACCAATACTTAGAAGGAGCAGTAGAAGTCCTTATACCAATAGCAAGTTGGTAGCTCTTTCCTTGATTATTGTTAATTGGATGATCTGCATCTGGTGCATCAAATTTATATCCTCTATATCCAGACTGGAATGTATCACCATAACCACTTCCAATAATAACCCTATAATCTCCATATTGAGAGATACCAGTAAAACTACCCAGATGTAGATTATTTGATCCAGAAAGCTGAAGTTCTCCGGCATGTGAACCTACAGCTGTACCATACTTACTAGTTAAACTGTAGTGAGCCCTATTACCTATAGAAACATTTAAGTCGCTTGTTTCATTAAAGTTTCCAGCATTAGCACCTATTGCAATGTTATTAATTCCAGTAGGGGAATTTGAATTAGGATCATCAACTAATCGATAATTACTTCTATAACCAATGGATATATTGGAGTTATTACCATCTACTCCATGGAATAAAATTCTACCACTCTTACCAGTTGGATTATCTCCAAGGTCACCAATTGTAATTGCGTCAGTTGGATTTGTGGTTCCTATACCAATAGCAGAAAGTGTGTGGATTCCTGCTGATGTTGCAATCCAGAAACTATCACCAGAAGATCCTTGAATACTAGTTCCTGTAGTTCCTTGAGAACCTTGAGTACCAGTTCCTGTAGTTCCTTGAGAACCTTGAGAACCAGATCCAGTGGTTCCTTGAGTACCGAAAGTTCCTTGAGTACCGAAAGTTCCTTGAGAACCAAAAGTTCCTTGAGAACCAAAAGTTCCTTGAGATCCAACAGAACCTTGAGATCCTGTGGTTCCTTGAGTACCGAAAGTTCCTTGAGAACCAAAAGTTCCTTGAGATCCTGTGGTTCCTTGAGTGCCGAAAGTTCCTTGAGATCCAACAGAACCTTGAGATCCTGTGGTTCCTTGAGTACCGAAAGTTCCTTGAGTTCCTTGCGATCCTGTAGTGCCTTGAGCACCTTGAGATCCACTACCACCACCTGCACCACCAGATATAACATTGATAGTTGCAACTCCACCAGCGACAGTCACTGTAGAAATTCCAGATCCTCTGAAATCGAGAATTGTTGCAGCAAAACCTACTGTTCCACCAGCAGTCGCAATTCCAACTCCACCATTACTACTTCCTTGAGGACCTAAAGTTCCTTGTACACCTTGAATACCATTAAGTCCTTGTACACCTTGAATACCATTAAGTCCTTGTACACCTTGAAGTCCTTGAGTACCCTGAGTGCCTTGTAAACCTTGAGGACCTAAAGTTCCTTGAACACCTTGAATACCATTAAGTCCTTGTACACCTTGAAGTCCTTGAACACCTTGAATACCATTAAGTCCTTGTACACCTTGAAGTCCTTGAGGACCTAAAGTTCCTTGAACACCTTGAATACCATTAAGTCCTTGTACACCTTGAAGTCCTTGAGTACCTTGAGTGCCTTGTAAACCTTGAACTCCTTGTAAACCTTGTGTACCCTGAATTCCTTGTAAAGAAGCTTGAGATATTGCTTGCCATTCGACACTTCCACTAGACGATCCAACAAGAACAGAAGTTGCAGTTCCTACTTTATTAGTTGAGTCATAAAGTGGACCAGTTAATCTTGTTACCTGTTTTCCTAAATATCCCATTTTATTACTTACTCCTTACTTATGTTTGCTCAAGTACACTTACTATCGCATCAACAGAAGTGGATGTATTTGAAGTAATTTGTATTTTATCTCCAGTTTCTAAAATTATTTTATTTCCTGCATTAAAATCATATAGCGTACCAGTCGGTATTTCAATTCCCTTTACAATATAAACATCATCGACTGCCGCAGATTTATTAATATAGACATCTGCAGTTACAGTACTCGCAGTTCTATTTGTCAGACAAAAACCAATTACTACAGAAGTGGTTGCAGCAGGAACAGTATACACATCTTGAGTAACTGTTCCAATACTTGCTTTAGTATAACTTTTAAAAGTATTTGCCATTTCTTTATCCTAATGCAATTGCTAATGCTAGTGCTTCATCGACTGCAGATTGAACAACACTAACTCCATTAACCTTAACTGCGGTTGAACTATTTATATCGCCCACAACATCCAAAGGATAGGTGGGAGAAGTTTTATTTACCCCAATTCTATTGTTAGTAGTGTCAACTTTAAGAACATTGGTATCAACTGCCAAGTCACCAGTTACATTTAATGTTAGTAAAGTGCCGACAGAAGTCAGTGATGAATTGGTGACTCCCGTTCCAAGAGAAGTTGAACTGAGGACATCAATTCCATTGATCTTATAAGTTTTGTCAGAAACAAGATTAAAGTTTTCACTAGACTTTAATGCAGTATTAGAATGATCATAAAGTAATGTATTGTCAGGTCCAATTCTGATACCAGCCCCATCAGCAAGTAAATCAGTTGTTGCAGTAGAAGCTATTCCAACTATAAAATCTGCAATTTCTAAAGATGCCGAATTAATTTGTGTGGTTGTACCGTCAACATAAAGATCACCTTTGATTCTAACCGCACCAGTATTATCACCGACTGCTGCTGGATCAATGATGAATTCTGCAGGACCTCTCAATTCACCACTTAAATTAACATTACTAACAAAAGTAGAAACTCCAGAAACGACTAATTGTTGTGTTGTTAGATTAGTGGTACTGGTAATTCCAAGAGTACTGATTCCAGTAGAGTTAATATTGGTTAAACTAGCATTAGTGCTTGTTAAGGTTGTTACGACACCAGTAACAATATTTCCGGTTGTAGTATTAAGTGTTGTAATAGTAGCTACACCAGAATTAACCTGACCACTAAATGTTGTAGCTGTAATAACACCACTAATTTTAACATCGCCACCAACATCTAATCTTGACGTTGGTGCAATGCTAGCAATACCAACTCTTTGATTATTTGTAACTCTTAATGCTTCTACATTATCAGTATTAAGTCTGATGGTCCCATTAGAACCAGTATCATCAAGAGCAATGGAAGTATCTCCTAATTGCAAGGCACCAGTCTGTAATACAGAGGCAGTTAAAATACCACTAACATTTAAATTACCATCAACATTAGTTTCTGAGGTTCCAGATGGATTAATATTAATGTTACCTGAAGTTGAGGTAATCTCATTTCCAGAAATTTGAATATTACCAATCGTTGCCGTTGTTGGTGTAATTGTATTTGTGTTTACACCATCAGTAATATTAAGATCCGATAGACTATTCAGTGTAAAATTCTGTCCACCAAAGTTTACAGTTCCTGCTTCTTGGTTAACGTAGAAAGCATCACCAACTCTAAAATCGCCAGATTGATCAATCGATACAAAATAAACATTAGCATTGTTAGTCTTAACAACTTCTGCTGCCTGATTAACAAGAGATACATCCTGACTAAAATCTTTACCAGATCCAATATGCCCAAAGTTAAAGGCAAACATTCTTAGTCCAACGCCAGGTCCACTTGCACTGATGCCAGTATTACCGAAGACTACAGCAGATCCAATCGATCTCATTTCAGCACCAAACTGCTGATAATCGGCAAGTGTAATCTTGGTTGCAGTTGCAATTCCTACTCCAGAACGAACCCAACGTATATCCTGAGTTGGAATTGAACTATCAGTAAATGATGTGCTTCCTGTTACGCCATCAAAGTGAAGAAGTAATTTATCACTTCCATCAGAATTGAATTGAGATGTTGCTGTACTAAAGTTACCAGTATATCTTGCGGTATTTGAAATTCTTAATTCATCAATATATCCAACAAAGGTGTTAACACCACTGGTATCAGCACCAATTGTTAATTGTCCGGTGTTACCAATTGCAGAAGAGTTTGTTTCGGTTGTTCCAAGTGCAGTTCCATCTACATATACAGTAATGGTTGAACCAGAACGAACTAATGCAATATGTGTCCAAGTATTAGTGGAAATAGATCCACCAAAAGTCGTGGAAGAAGCGCCATAAAAATTACCAGTTAGAACACCACTTACTAGAAAAAGATTATATCTACCTGCTGCTTCTGATCCAAGTGAAAAAAGATATCTATTTCCAGCAACACTTGTTGGATAAATCCAGGTTTCTGCTGTAAAGTTTCCAGCAAATGCAAAATCAGTTCCACCTTCACATCTAATATAATCACCAGTTCCATCTAAAACTAACGAAGCAGTTCCAAACTTCTCTTGAGAGGATGATAATGAAGCATTACCATAACCAGTGACAGTCTTACCAAGTCTTGATGAAGGTATTTCAAACAAACCTTCACCTTTTGCGGTAATCGAAGATAAACCAGTTGCCGATGTATAACTTCTAACTGTACCAAATCCTAAGGCTTCTTTATAAGATACATTTCCACTAGTAGTGGCTGACCCAACCATTGTAACTGAAAATGTATTGACTCCTACATATCCAGTAACACGATAAAATCCATCCGTTGCTGTTCCAGATGTAAAATCTGCAAAAATTCTATCACCAACAGTCAATCCATGACCAACTCTTGTGATCGTGAGAGCAGTTCCAACCTGAGCATAAGTACCCGATTGAGAATTTGCTTCAAGATAATAGAGTTCATCATTTGCTGCAGGAGTTGTTCCAGAAAATCCAGAAGTTTTAATTCTTACATATCCAGCACTTGCAAGACCAACATTTCCGTCATATGCATAGACTCCTTTATCTGCAAGATACGCAAAACAATTGACCCACTCTGTTCTTGCGCCATTAGTCATCTCCAACGCAGTATTATTTGGAGTGATGAAAGTACACTCATTAAACAACATTGCGGGTTCAAGAGTTGTTGGGTCTTGAACACTACCATCAATCAGAACACCACGTCCTGCTTTATATGAGGTCGGTGGAGAGTGTGCAGTATCAAATCCATATGGATCTGTTGCAGAAGTTACTGATCCTCTGTTTAATACAGTAACTCTCTGAACGTATGGAGAACGAGTTGTAGTTTTTGCATTATTTGCAAATTTAAACGCATATCCAGGTTCGTAAATATTACCAATCGTTAGATCTTCAACTGTAGTTTCACCATTCAATAAGAAACCATCATTTTGTTGTGTGCCAGACGTTGGTTGAATAAAAGTTCCACGAAGACTAACGCCTCTAACAGTTACTCCCACAGGAACTGTTAGGGGAAAAACTTCTGTAAATGTACCTGACTGAACAAAAATTGTATCTCCAGAAGTTGCAACACTCAAAGCATGTTTAAGTGTTGAATATGGCTCATTAATATTATTTCCCGTATTATTATCACTTCCATTTGTGGCAACATAATATGATTTTCCTAAAGGATTCAATCCACCATCAAATCTTGTTGCACTAATAATTCCTGTGGCACCATACATTGTGATGCCAGTTCCAACTTGAAAAGTTCCTAATGGATTTGTGGTCCCTACACCAACGGAATTTGCATAAAAAATTGATGCGCCACCATAATTCTCTTTCCAAGGAGTAAGTGATGCAATTGTAGTTGCAATTCCAACACCAGAGGTATCAACCTGCGTAAATAATTGTCCATCATATGTATTTAATCCTAACTCACCCAAAGATATTTGATCAAGCGTTGGCCTTTTCCCCGGAACGGATGATCGTTTAATCTTAATGTTTGGATCTGCCATTGAATCGAATTAAAATTTTTGGTATATACCTTAAAAGTTCAATATATATTGAACTCTCATTAGCATTAAAAATATTTAGTTAATTTCAATATGAAGAATCTTCTTCATATTTTTTTATTTTTTGCTCTAATTCTTGAATTTTTACAAGAGACTGTTCTAATTTTGTTTCGACTACAACAAGTTGAGTTAATAAGTCAATAGATTTTTTTTGATATGAATTTAACAAATATTTTAAATCAGTTTCAGTTGCCATCAGAAAGAACCAGCATCTATTGTTATATTAATTAGATTTCTTGTTGATCCCGTGCAAGAAATAACCTGAGTTTGACCTGCACAATCGTTGACATAGAGTGATCCAATTTCCAATCCTGCATATCCAGAGGCAGCCAATACTCCAGAAGACTCAGAAACTTGTGAAGCAAGAACAATTCTTGATGCGCTATCATCCCAATAAACAGCCGCTTTTTTAGCAGATCCGTCAAAATAGTTTAAAAGTAAACCGAGATCCAGATCAAGATCTGTTGATGGTGCTGATCCATTTACAAGACCAACTTCAATCAAAGCATCTTCAACAGTTAATGTTTGTGTATTGACTTGAGTTGTTGATCCATTAACAAAAAGATTACCACCAACTGTTAAATTTCCAGTAATATTTCCAGTAGTTGCGGTAACAATACCTGTAACAACAACACCAGATTGATTGGTATCGAATGTTGGCGAATTAACTTCACCAACAAAAGTGTTACTTGTTACAATTCCAGAAAAAATGGCGTTTTTCCATCTCTTATTAAAGTTACCTAAATTGTAACCGGCATCAGCATTTGGAATTAAATCTGAAGCAAATTCTGCACCGATCGTTATACTATCAGTATCTTCATCGCCAAGACTAATGGTTCCACCTTTAAATGTTACAACACCAACAAACTCAGAATATCCACCAACATAAAGATTTTGCCCAATGGTTACGTTTTTATTGATGCCAACTCCACCATCAATTTGAACTGCACCAGTATCTGCATTTCCTAAAGTATTATCTGTACTATTCTTAAATGATGAAACTCCAGAAGAACTAAATTGAGTAGTAAATAATGTTGGTCCAGTAACGGTAGTAATTCCGGTAAATGTAGAAATTCCAGTTACATTTACATTTCCATCAACATTTAGAGATTGATCAACATCAACATTACCATTGAATGTAGATATTCCAGTTACAACTAATTGATCATTTACAGTAATTGTTCCACCTGCAGAATCAATTGTTAGATTTCCTGTAGATGTATCAATTGTGTTATCATTTACAATTCCAATTTGAATATTATCAATCGTAGCACCACCATTAGCATCAACAAGTCCCATAAATGTTGAAATTCCAGTAAATACTGGATTTAAAGATCCACTAGACCAACTTAAATTACCATTTCCGTCATTTGTGAGAACTGTGCTTGTAGTTCCCTGTGTTCCTGGAAAATAATATGTAACAATTCCTACAAGAGATGCTGGAGATGCAAGTGTAATAAAACTTGTACCATTGACGCTTCCTTCTACAAGATTTACACCACTACCTGTAGAAGTTGTTTCTTTGCTCCAATATCTATGGGATCCAAAAAATTTATTTGTGGAAGTCTCTGATGTTAATCCAATATAAAGATCATATTTATCTGTTGTAAATCCAGGTTCACCAGCTTGCAATCCAGGTAAGTTTGCAAATAATCCTCTTTTAAACTGAATAACTGGTGAAGGCATTTTCCTTTCTCTATATTCCGTTATTAATATTTAGTTTTAAAAAGTTCCAGCATCAATATCAATTTTATCATCAAGATCTGTATCAAGTCTATTAATAAATGCCGTTGCGTAACCAACTAATCCTGGTTGATTCGTTTCTGTAGAAGCTGCGGAATTTAAAATAACATCAGGATTTACTAATTTATATTTTTGTAAAGAAGCATCATAAACTAAAACATACTGATCTTTATTTCCAAGATCAGAAACTAAAACATCATTGAGATTTGAAAGATTTTCTGCCACAGCTCCTCGTGCTACAGATATTGAATATTGTTCTGGGGTGAACAATGCTCCTTGGTCATCAAGTCTTACGTTATATTCCGCCATAAAGACTAAAAACCATATTAATTATTTATGTAGAAATTGATGGTGTAACAATAGCCATGCCTTGAATAACTCTTGCTTTTTTGGATGTTATATTATTTGTTAAAATTATATCGTAATAATATCTACCAGGTTCAATGGAATTTGTTACCGTATTTCCCATAGAAATAGTTACTTTACCAGTTGCTATGATTAAATTTGGGGTAAAAGAATATGATGTTGTTGTGGATGGAAATTTCTTTAGTTTTGCAACTGCGCTTTGATTTGTCAAATCAAATGGTGTTCCATCCGAATTCGAAATTGTAAAAGTTGATGCATAATCTGCACCTTTTTCTATTGTTATATTTACTGTTGGAACTGCCATCGGTTTTTTTAATTATTTATCTTGAGAGTTTAATCCATCTTTCAATAATTTTGATAACTCAGCAGTTGATCCAACAAACAATGCATTTGTAACATTTGTTGGTCCTTTTTGCGTTTTTGTTTCTTCGATATCTTTTAATTTTTTTTGTAGATCCATTAATTTGTCTGTAGCATCTGCAACATTTTTAATTAATTGACCTACCACTTCATATGCTCTAGGCATTTCACTTTCTTGTGCTAACTCTAAGACCCCATTAATTGCTTCTTGACCTTTTTCTATAATTGAATATAAATTTCCTCTGGTATATTCATAATCTTTTTTAATATCATCTGAGTTTGTATTTAAATTTATATTATTTTGTGTTTGGTTTTGAATCAAATCAATCCCATTTTTTTCTTCCAATACAATCTCAGTTTCTACGTTGAAAGAATCATCTAAATTTTTATATTTTTTAGTCATTTTCATAGTGATCCGCTAAATCCAAAATCATCTCCAGCTTCAATTAAATCGTTATCTGCAGTAGTTATGAGTTTTACTCCAGATCCCGATACATGAGATGATATTGATGTATTATCAGCACCCCTGGATACTTTTAAATTATTTCCAGTTACTGAAATGACCTGCATTTCTTCTTCATCAATAACAATATATGAGTTTGCAGAAATTCCTGAAGAACTGGCTACTGTAATTGTAGTGGTAGTTTCGCTAATATCGTTAGAAAGAGTAGTAACAGTATTTCCCGTGTAACTTTTTGTTGCTCTTGGCTCTACTGTATAAGTGAGTTCTCTTGTTGGTGTCTTTGTAAGATCTCCCGAAACATATCCAATAGAAACTTTTTTGATAATATCCGAAGAAATAGAAGATCCAGAAATTGGTCCAAACAAATATGTTTTAGCAACAAATCGTAAAGTATACATTAGTACTCTTCTAGTACTAAAGTCCCCCTCATAATCATCTTGCATTGTTATTCCTTCAAATACCACAGGAATATCTCTTTTTTCTCCAATTGTTGATACTAGATCAACCGTTAAATTGTAAGTTGGTTGAAAGTACGGTAAAATTTGCTCAACTATTTGAAGCATATCATCATTTAATTTTGCCATGATGCTAAGTTCAAATTCCATATTGTATGGAACAGGCATGTATGTTCTTCTTATGTCTGTTTTATCTGTTGTTGTTGGTGCAATAAAAGATTGAGTTGTTGTAACTTTCCTGGACCCATCATATGTTAATCCAACAAATTCAAAAGACATTCTGGGCAATGTAATTTGAACTGGTTTATTTAAATCACGAGACTGCTCTAAGCGAGCTAAAAATTTCTGCGTAGGACCATACGCTAGAGGAACTTTTAGCGTACTGAAAACATCATCATCCTCATCTTTGTGCTTAATAGTAATATTATTAAACAGATTACCAAAAGAAATGATTGTTTTTCTTAAAATTTCGTGATAAAAATATTCAAACATATTAATAAAATTGTATTGTATATCTATTTAACAAAAAATAGAATCAAGGGTCTCCAAAAGGATTTGACTCGGTAAAATCAAATATAGCATCACCTTCAGTTTCTATTTCAAAGTTTTGTGCATAGGGATTAATATCCGCATTTTGGTTAAGCAATCTTAACTTATAAGATGCGCCAGATTCGCTTCCAACAATATTTTCTCCTGCAACAAATTTGCCTGTTAAATTGGAAACCCTGAGCTCATTTGTTGTTAGATCCCAAGACTTAACTCTAGCAGTTACACTGCTTGCACTTCCTGTTACAGTCTCCCCAACCAAGTAAGTTCCTAATCCAACTCCACTTGCATTTGGTGCAGAAATTGTTATTGTTGGTGTTTGTGTATATCCAACACCAGCATTTGTAAGTTTAATGGATGTGACTACACCATCAACACTAATAACTGCTACACCTTGAGCTGTAACAGTTGATCCAATTCCAGTTGGAGCACTAAATGTTACTGTAGGTGCAGTAAAGTACCCACCACCGCCATTAGTAACGGTAATCACGCCAACAACACCATTACCAATATATGTTGTTGCAGCAACGCCAGACCCACCACCACCTATAAAAGCTACTCCAGGTGCAACAGTATATCCATAACCAGCGTTTGTAATTTGAACTCCTTGAACTTTTAACCCATCTTTTGACCCATCACATGCAATAATACCACCAATCATTGTAGCAATTCCTGATGCTGTTAGTCCTCCAGTTGGGGCGGAAGAAATTGCTACAATTGGCGTTGAAGAATAACCTTCACCACGATTAGTTATTTGAATTAATCTAACACCACCACTTACAATATGTGATGTCGCTGTAGCAGTGGATGCAATACCTACACCAATTAAATTTAATATTTCAGTATACCCTTCAGATCCTATTGCACTAGTTGTATCATCAATTTCAGAAATACCAGTAGAAATATCTTCATCTTCATATTGAAATAGCTCGCACCTCAACTCATAAACATAGTTTTTTTGTAATTGATAGAATGGTTTTTCGTGCTCAACAAATTTAATTTCAAATACTCTATCTCCCAAAGGAAAATAAATTAGATCTCCCTCTTTTGGTCTTGTTGATATCAAAACATCAGCAAAACCTTCAATTAATGGTGTAATGTAATACTCAAATCTTTCTCTTGATATAATCAATGTTAATTCATTTGTTGCCTGAATACCAAACTTTGATAATATTGTTGTTGATCCATCATACCCATCATAATTTTCTACATAAGCTTCGATTGGATATGCACTATCAAATTTTGATCGTATAACCTCTCTAATTACCTTAGATATTGTTGCTATTTTTCTTGGTATATAATAAACTTCAACTCCATACATTCTCAATTGCTCATTTACAAGGTCCTGAATTAAACCTTGTTCCGATTGAGATCCTTGAAGAAAAAATGGATTAAGCATTTTATTATCCGATCATATCTAATGGTGGTAATTCGTATGTCGAAGACATCTTTTCTAAAATCATATCCAATTCTCTTTGCCCATCATCATAAAGTTGTCTTCCATTTAATTCTACGCCACCAGGTAGTTTTACTCCCTGGAATTTAATCAAGTTTTGCCCCCATTGGCGCTTAATCAATGCTGTTAGATATGGTTTTAAAAATGAATCATTCCAAACTCTAGAATAATCGTTTGGATCCAATGTTGAATAGCAATCAATTACAAAATAATTATCCTTAGATACACTACCCCAGTCAATATCTAAGTACAATCTATCCTGTCTTTTATTAAAACGTATTTGTTTTTGGGTGGTTAGAAGCCAATCAATATCCTCAAGATATGTTTTAACCATCGCATAACTTAATAACTCAGTCGTTCCCCAATAATAAATATCATTTAAAAATAATTGATATTTAACGCTAAACATGTTATGTGTAATGGAATTTGTTCCATCAAAATGGAATATTTTATTTACACCAATAACATTCGGAGGAACTTGCAAATAATTACTAGATTCATAGTAAGTAAATGTTGTCGCAGTGCCAACAATATTTGCAGTTGCTGATGTAGTTGCTATTCCTACTTGAGATTCTGCTCCTTTTGGACCTGGTGATCTCCCCCTATCAATATCATTTTGAGTTATTTTATATTTAAAATATGTTTGATAAACGCCATCAAAATGCCTTTCCTGAAAAAATTGTATAGCATCATCCACTAAATCATCAATTTGCTCATCTGCAACGTTGATTTCTAAAACTGGATAACCCAGTTTTCTTTTGCAATAATCAATTAATTCTTGTCTTGTGGATGGTTGAGCCATTTTCTCTACAGGTTAGCAACTACTTCTTGATGCTTAAAAAATAATTTAACATATGATTTGGTCACTATTTTTAATTTTTCAATATCATCTATACTATCTATCTCTCTAGAAATTTTTTCATATTCAAATAATTTAGTCATATTATCCAAAGTTATATCATCTGGGTTCATTTTGTTAATCTCCTCAAAAGATCTTTTATTTCATTTAGATCATTTTGCATATTAGCAACATTTGATTCTAAATTTTGTATTCGTTGTTTCTCAGAAAGAACTCTATTGTAGTTTTCAACATAAGCAGCGTAATCATCATAATCAAGATTAACTATTGCATTTGATTCTCTATCTCTTGCTAGTTTTTCTCTATCTTTTACTTTTATATAATTGTCCATGTTACGAATTTGGTTTTACCGTTGCGATTGCTCTTAAATCGGAAATAATAGGGGGTTCAGCTTGATTAGTACCTGATAAAATAATTTTAATTGCAAATCCTGTGAATGGTGGAAGATCATCGACAGTATATTCAAAATCTTGAGTTGCTGAATTATCATCAATAGAAACCCTCACATCTGCAGATCCATCATTTTTGGATGCATCAATAACTCTCTTGATTCCAATTCCATCAACCCTAAAGTTTGAATATCCAGGGAATGGTTCCCAATTAGATGCGGTATCTGCACTATCATCTCTAACGAGCTGATAATAAACTCTTACATCATTATGCGATCTTCGCTTTGCCGCCAACATGACTTTTAGGGAATTTGCTGGAATCGACAGTTTTACTGTTTTGGAAATGTAAATAGCAGCATGTGGATCAGACAGAGGATCTCTAACTCGCTCGTCATTAGCCCAATCTGAGACAGGAGCATTTAAAATGTTAGTGGTTAGAATTACCGAAGCTCCCATAAGATCAATAACTGGAGATACTCTAGAATCATTTGATGTTAATAGTGTTTCTAAAGTTAAAGATCTATTTCCAGGAGCTTCATTGATAAATGTAGACTCATTTATTGCAGAACAAACGATTCTTGGAGTTTTAAAGTAATTTGCATTCGTTAGAGAAATATTTTCAAATCCTTGATCTACAAACGAAACTTCATCTCCACTAACACTTGTTCCAGAAAATGTTCTAACTCGTGCGGTTATATTCGTTCCTGGAGCAACAATATGCTTAATATTTGGAGTCAGTGCTTCGAACTGAAGATTTTGGGATAAATTAATACCCGGATTACCCATAGATTCTGTAGATTTGAAATATAAATCATTTGATCTATCTGCACCAGAAGAAGTCATATCAATCTTAATAAAATAACTATTAACATCAATTGGATGTTTTGTAAGATTATCTACTAATGCTAAAGTATGATTTTTATTAATTCTTCTTAGTGATACGCCATTAAATTCATATTTTCTTACTGGAGTTCCTGAAGGATATGAAATTGACTTGGTTCCGTCAATTCCTCGCGCAAGAATAGAAATTACTCCAGTAGAAACTGTAACGTATGATATAATTTCTTCACCAATTATTGCATAACCAATATTTGATCCACTAATTGGTTTGCCTTCAAAAGTACCAAATCCTGAAGAAGATGCAACATTAATTGTTGTAAGCTCTGAAGCACTTAATGTAGATGTTAATGTTGTTCTTGTTGCATCACTTGATGGTCTAACTTTACTAATAGTTACATAATTTTGAGTAGAATGCATTGCATGATTTGGTTGATAAACCTTCATATGAAGACCATCATTATATTGATCTTCTACTATACTACTAATAGTAACTCCAGCGCCAATCGATGTTGTAACTCCAGTTGAAGTAATGTAGCTGAGTGTAGTTGATACTCCAGAAGTAAATTTGCCTTGAACGTCTGATATTACAAATGAATTGTTGGATGTAATTGCTGTAACAACAACTCTTCCACCAAAACCAACATTTTGTCCTATATCTGGAACAAGTAATGAATCTCCAATTGCATATCCAGAACCACCATTAATGATAGTAACACTAGAAATTTGATTCGAAGATACAACAATATCTGCTGTTGCATCTTTTCCAAAACCAGTTTCTGTAGTTAAAGTAACACCTGTAAAAGTTCCATTTGTATATCCAGTCCCTGGATTTGTAACTGTTACTCCTGTTCCTGCGGTAATACTTCCGCCAATAGCAGTTAAAGTTCCCGTTGCAGATCCCTGAATCAAAGTTACTCCTGGAACTATATTTGTTGCACTATATCCAGTGGATCCTAATCCAACAATAATTTTTTTGGATAATGGAACAACACCATTTGCTGGTAAAACAGTAACTTTTTTATTTTTAGCAGATAATTTTGGATTATAGAATCTGAGGAGACCTTCATTTACAAATTCTGCTCTGTATAAATTATATTTCAAATCTTCTAGTTGACTTGGAGACCACGTAGATCCATTTTGCGATTTAAACAGACTTCCAAGAGTTGGTTGTTTAGTTATCTTAACACCACTAATAATATCATTTTCTGTAAGTCTAGCAATAAAGACTCTATATTCTGCACTAAGAGATAATAAAACTACACAGAATTGGGAAGATTGTTGACTACCAATAGGAGCTTGTCTTATCTCCTGTTGTTGAGGTCCCGATAAGTATACCGGACTTGGGAAAGTAAATTTAGTAGCTACAGTTCCATTTCCAGAAAGTCTTATTTGATCTGGAGTCAGGGTTACTTCAGAAAATGGAACAACCATATCACTTGGAAGACCATTAACCATTGGTCTAATTTGTAATGTTACGGGGATTCCATTATTATCCTTAGTTTCAAAGAAAACCTCTACAGAAGTTAAGAATATTCCACTTTCATCGGGAACATAGAATGATTGTGCGAGCGGGTCCCAAACCTCCCATACTGGAGATATTTGTGTTCCAGCTCTAGTTCTTGTTGTAGTGTTTGTTGTAGTGTTTGTTATCGTTGTTGTGTTAACATTTCTAGCTGGAGTAATTCTAATATTTCTTGTAGTTAATACATTAGTTTCAGTTATATTAAGTTGTCCACTAGAAGTAAAGTCTTCTTCAGCACTACTTTCAGAGGAAACAACTTCTGTTCCAGCTGCAGTAGCAGCAGGATTTAGTGTCGGAGTGTCAATTAATGTAAATGTATTTGTCCCATTAATAAATTGTGGATTACCTGGAGAATTTGGATCAGGAACAAAGAATGATCCGACTAATCTTCCATTATTTGATGAAAGTAGTCTTACTCTTGTTACAACAGCTCTTGCTCCAGATGATTGTCCTATCAAAGGCATATTAACATCAACACATCCATAGAATTCGGTTTCTGATGGAAGTTGTAATGAGTGGGTATCTACATTAAGTACAGTTGAAGACTCAGTATAATTTGATGGGAAAACCTGTTGATCATAAGGATTTAATGCAAAAGTACTTGTTGGATTTGTCGATGGACCATATTCATGATTTGGACTACACAATCTAAATCTGGCTTTTCTTCTTGTGAATAATGGATCACTTTCTACTGTTTCTCCAGCAACAAATTTACCAGATACCATTCTTATCTCTAGAAGTTTTGGTGTGATATATCTTGATATGTCTATTGAATCAAAGAATGGATAAAAAATCGTTCTTTGTTTTAATCCTTTAACATCAAATTCAATATTTCTACTTCTTAAAAATCTTATTATTTGAGTATAATGCGATACTGATTCCGTAATGACATCATTTGTTGTTACAACCGGTGGAATAACCGTAGTAACAGTATTTGAGGTTGTATTTACAGATGTAGATACATTTGTTGTTTCTCTAATATTTGTAAATTGACCTCTTCTTGGATTAAAATTGATAAATGCAATACCATTGCTACTAGATCTATTAATAAAATCTCTAGCGGCATCTGGTGGAAGAACTCTACGTACAAATTCTGCTTCTGCTCCATTAATACGCCCTCTAATTTCTAAGCGAATATTGCTTGCACTCGTATTAATTGAGACTCTACCGCTTCCTACCCTTTGTTGAATTAAGGTGTTAGCATTTCCAATCCAATCAAAAGACGCTGATGGATTAACTGTTAAATTAGTATTATCGATAAATACATCTCTATTTTCTGTGATGTTGTTTACATTTGTTATATTAATGTCTGGAAGTGGAGTAATTTCTGTTACTTCTCTAAAACTAGTCGATCTAACTGCAGCTTCATCTACCCAGTTATCCATTGGTGGATTTAATGTAATGGCTCCGGTCCAATATTTGACTAAGAAAGGCGTAACATTTTCGGTTCTTGTTGCATATATTTGTTGGAAATATAATTTTTCAGTATATGCTAGAGTTACAAGATCTCCTGTTTTTTTGACTCCAATTGAACCCAAGTCTGAAACAAATCCATGATCAGCTGTTGACGAAAATGAAGTCGTTACTCCAAGAATAGCTTCTGATCCAAGTTGTAAATCTAAAGAAGATGTATAATTTGTTGGTCTTAAAGTATTTGTACTCTTATCAATAGAAGATCTAAATAAGATATTTTTCAAATCGAGATAATCGTGAGTGCTAAAATTATCAACAAAAAATCCTGACTTAAATCTATCTAATCCCGTAGCTGCATCTTTAATTTTTAAATTCTCTGTTTTGCTTTCTAACATAGAAAGCGTCGTATATTCTTCTACTCTTCTAATTCTATCTTCAAGAATTGAAATATCAGACATTCTGTATCTCTTATGTACAGACATGTCTACTTGTGCGTTTTTAATATTAAACAAGTATGGTGGAATATTAATCTTCGCAATATCTAATGTATTTGCCTTTAATAGTGGTGGAATTGGATCATCTGCAGGAATTCCCTGTGCAACTTCAAATGTTCCATCTGGATTCAAAAGCAACCTATCAATTCTTCCCAGGTAATAAGAATAACTGAGACTTAAATTCTCATCAGGTGCAAGAATATATTTTGAATATGTTCCTGCTCCGTCAAATCTTCTTGTTGAAAATTCAAATGGAGACAATGTTGCTGTTGATGGATTATAAACATCTACTCTTGGTCTTATATCAATATAATCAGTTACTCTATTGTTTTCATAATATGGAATATCCATATTATATGAACTTTCTGGATAACTGTTTACAGTTATAAATTCGCCAGTATCATTGCTATCAATACTATAGTATTGGAATATTATTTCTATCTTTTTAGTTGGTGCAGCAACATTAGTTTTTCTAATAATTCTACCATAATCATATAATGTAGCTCTTTGCCCGTTATCGAAATTATAATTTTGTGTTATATTTTTACTTACTGTATATTTCGTTGTTATTTTTGCAGTTACAGCAGTTTCTTTCGAAACTATTTCTTCACCCTCAACAAATTCAAATGCATTTAAATACACAACTTCTATATTAGTTGCATTAACTTTATTAACAACTAAAGCAACAGATCCACTAGTTTTTCCTAAAAGTTCTTCACCTAAGTTAAAATCTGCTGTAGAGTTTGTTTGACCTGTAAATGAAGATAATTCTAATTTTGGAATTGATGGATCTGATGTGGAATCCGATTCATATACAGCTAAAACTCTTACAACATCGGGAACGTTAAGACAAATATCTTCATCTTGTACTCTAGTACCATAGACTTGACTATAGGTTAATCCATCGTTTAATGTTGTTGATCCAATACCGGACGATGTTAATCTTGATCTATCAATGACTAATGTTGAAACTTTATTGAACTTTTTATTTTTGGAGTTAGGTTTTAAATTCTTAACCGTTGCAATTACGTTTGCTGTTCCTGTTGTTTTAGATAACCCATTGAAGGTTAGTATTTTTCCTGTGACATCTAAACTATACTTATCTCTTCTTAATGGTTCAATAGTTCCATCACTATAACTAATAACAAATCTATCTTCATCAAATGACTCGAAATATAAATCTGGTTCAGTAATTTGAATAGTTAGTGAAGATGCAGTAATAGTTACCGTTTTGAAGTCAATTCTTTGGCGTAAAATATTATTTTCTAAAGAAATATTAGAAATTACTGATTGTGGGAGTAAAGTTAATAAAGAGGCATCTGATTGATTATAAACAGAACCATAAAGTTTTGTAATATTTGAAACTGTAACCGAAGATGCTGGTAAAGTTCCATCACAAATACCAGATACGGTGGTGAGACCAGCAATTGTAAAAAATGTACCGCCAGCACCAATACTTGCTACTCTATTATAAATTGGTACTGAAGTTGGATTTGGACTTGAATATGTGATAATATCATTTACTTTTACACTATTAATAAAAGTGGTGTTTAATCCACAGGATACCGTGCTTATACCACTAAATCTTGCGGTAATTTGAAATGTCGATCCTGCAGGAGCTATTAGTTGCTTATTTTCTAAGATAGTATCTGCAGTAAAAGTAGTTGTTCCAACTTTTCCGTATACAGATCTTACATCTGAGATATCATAATCAGTTACTGTTTTAATTAATCTTCCATTTGAAATGCCATTTATAGAAATCGCTTCATTTTCTATAAATGATCCAGATACGTCATATAGAGTTAAAGAACTTGAACCAGTAACGCTGGATCTCAAATATCCAGTTGCTTTACTTCTGGAACCTTTTATAACAGCTGGAGTTGATTGAGTTATAGATGTTGTTAGACCAATCACAGTGTAAGTTTGAACATCAAATAATCTCAATGATAATCTACTAGATGCATTTTCATAATTTGATTCGGGAACAAAATCATATATACGAGCTAATCCGATAGTAGTTCCTGCCGCAACAGATGGATCAGAATTCTTTCTAGAATTCATCAAACTTAATGTTACATCTGTTCCCAATCCTATGGGAGGAGCTCCATATCCATTATTTACAGGGAAAAGTAACCCTGCATTATATGTTACATTATTTGCTTGTATTGTATTTGTTGTTCTTGGTTTTTCTACGTCTAAAAATCTTTTTGATCTGGTTTCAATATCAAATCCATTAACGTATGCTTTTCCTGGACCAATTTCATAAATCATTAAATTGTCAGATGGTTTATTACCATTGATCGTAATCTGATCATCATAATAAAGACCATCTGTTGTTGTTCTATTATTTAAACTGTCTCTTAAATAAAGAGTAAATGGTTTTACAAAGAAATCACCAGATTGATCATAAACTCTTCTTGCAATTTCTTCTCTGAGAATATTATATTGTGGGTTTAAATTTAAATACTCAGGTACTCCGTTTGTTACTCTTAATATTTCAACAAAAGAATCTGTATCAGTATCTGTGATTTCTTTTTTAGAGAAAATTAAGTCTAATTTAAATCTATCTGCTCCAGGAGCAGAGAAATTTGAAAATCCTTGTGCATTATCATATAAATCTGGATCATCATCTGAAGTAACTATGGACTCAACAACAGTAAATCCAACTCTATATGAAGGTGAAGTTCCGTACTGATCTAAAAGAATAGTTTGAGTATTGACGTTTGCGAAAATACCTCTGATAAAATATACACCATCTGCTACAGTTGCAGAAGATCCTTCGGAGGTAGCATTTGTTTGGATTGTTTTTACAAATTCTTGTCCACTTGGAATTGTAATCCCACTATAAGTTAAATCAGTATCTAAGATTAAATTTTCATTATCAAAGAACTTTTTATTAGTAAAGTCTGTCCCACCTGCAGAAATATATTTTACATAAATTGTATAATTTCCTCTTTCAGATTCGGTATTCTTTAGTAAATAAAAAATAGTTGCTTTAACTCCACTATCTGCCCCAATAACAGTTTTGTTGAGCATCTCATCAAAATATAATGAAATAGGAATTCCATTAAATTCTGATTCAATTTCAACTGCGTATATTGGATTGTCGTATCTTACTTGTCCAGGAATTACTACAGATCCTTCCTTAAATATATGCTTACCAAAGGATTCTGATTGGTTGAGAAGAATTGATTGTAACGTTGTTAATTCTCTAGCCTGAACAGGATATCCTGGCTTAAAAAGGACTTTATAGTAATTATCTCTCGGATCAAAATCATCAAAATATGGAGAAACATTGAGGTTTGTTTTTTGGGGCATGATTCTTTAGAACTGCAAAATAACTTTAATATCTTCTTTTTGATTTGCAGACCTAGTAATGGCAGGTCTATTATCCACGTAAATTATATTTCCAGAGTATTTTTTAACTTCTGGATTAGAAACTCCTCTTGTAAATGACTGACCAAGGTAGTATGTTCTATTATTTATTACTGTAGATATACCAGTATAAGAAGTATCAATACCCAAAGTTATATTTCCACCAAGAACATTTACGGATCCCCCAACATCTGGCTCTGCAGTAAAACGATTTATATTTAATCCGTATGGAGGCGATTGTTTTTGTGATCCATCAGAATTAAATCCAACAAGACTTTTATCTTGCCAGTATTTCAATACTCCAGTGTTTTCGTCATAAGAAACAACTCTTCCAACAGCAGTAGATCCAACACCAATTGTTTGAGTAATTCTTGCATCTGGAAGAAATATTGCGGAACTATATCCTGCCCCGATCAATTTCAGAGCATAAACATTACTCGCCTTTTCAATAGAAAGCACACTTTCTGAAGAATACGCTAATGGGTTTTCAATGATACCAATTCTAGCAACCTGGTTTCCTGTTATAAAATCTGGATTTTGATTATCATTTTCAATTCTTGCATATAACGAAACATAATAAGCACCAAGTTCCCTATAAATGTTAGCTCCATGACCACCTCTTGGTGGAATAATAACATCAAAAGTTGGAGTTGTAGATCCTGTTGGAACTCCTCCAGCAACTAAATCAATTCTACCATGAGTATATCCAGAACCACCATTGGAAATGGTAATTGAATCTACTTTTGAATCATTATTTACAACGATAGTGCATTCTGCTCCAGTACCATCTCCTTTAATTGGAACATTGGTATATGTTTGGTTTGGAGCTCCGAGGGCAACACCTCTATTTGTAATAGTTGCGATTTTGATTTGACCACTAGTTGCAGCGTTATCTCTTACTTCTGCATTTTCAGTGTTTGTTTCCCAGTTTAATGGAACAGGAATAAATTCAACAGAGTCGTATTTAATAATATCGGCAGGTTTTACAGTAAAAAGATATTTCCAAATATATCCATCATTACTTGTACCTGCCGATTTTGGTTCTAAGTCCGTAAAAGTCGGCTCGTCAAGAGATGGTCTGCCTTCTGGATTTTCTGGATCAGTTCCATTTTGTATACAAATATAAACCCTATAATCTTCAGTAAGAACATAATAATTTGCCCCATACAAGCTTGTACTTCCAGAAGGTTTAGAAGTATTAGTCCTACTAACATCATGGCGATACATATCATAAGTATCTCCAGAGGTCCAAGTTATTTTTCTAATAACCTGACGAATATCACCGCTAGTAATTCTTTTCAATGCAATTATAGTGTCCCAATAATCATCTTCTTGCTCGAAGGAATCTTTTGGAACTGGCGGACTAAAGTCCCAATCAGATTTATAATCAATTGGGTTTGGTAAACCAACAAAGGCATATAATGAAGTGTCGGTAGAATTTGCAACAGAAACAAAGTTCGATGCATTAAATATTCTAAGTTGATCAGTTATAATTGCAGCCATTTTTGCAGTTTTTTATTTATTTATACTGTGGTTGTATAACCAATATATCTAAGAGGATTAACTCTTCTAATAACAGCAGAGGTAGAAATACCACCAATTCCATATGATGTATATGCATTAAAGGATTGTGGAACTGGTCTTTCAGTTGCAGAGATTCTACCCCAACTAAAATCCCCATAAAAACCAGACGAAAGACCAGATAAACCAGAATTGTCATTAACACTAACAGTCACTCTAGCAATTGTAGTTGTTCCTAGACCAACAATTGTTTTTGTTGCTAAAACCACGTTACATGCTTCATAGATATTGTCTAAGTATGATGATCCAACAGAAATAAAGTTATTACTTCTATCATATGATATTAACCCCGATCCAGGAGATCCAATATTAGAATTCTTAACAGTGAAATAATATCCAGTTTGGATCCCACTAATATCAGTTGCTCCAACTCCAGTATAAAGAATCTCTCTAATTGCAGAACCATTTGGTATTAGAAAATCGAATATTATACCAGTTGATGCTACTCCAACAGAAGTTGTTGCGATTCCCACAATAATACCAAAATCACCAAGATAAGTTACATTAGAAATTGTTTCTTTTATTATTTCTGGTGGTGCAATATGTACTACTGGTGGAGTAAATGTTGCAATATATCCAAATCCTCCATTAGAAACGATAATTGATCCTACAGTATCTCCAGATAGTACTGCAGTAGCATATGCTCTAGCAGTGGTTCCGAATCCAATAGGAGTTGCAATACTTACTTCTGGTGGTGTTATATATCCAGCTCCACCCTCAATCATAGTAATAGACTCTACAGTCCCACCAACACTTACTACTGCTTCTGCAATTGCTTTACGATTAACATCTTGTGAAACCATAATGAGTTTCGATCTATATTCTGCCGTTGTATTTTCATTATTTGCATTGAAGAATGGTTGAACGCTATCTACAAAAATGACTGTAGATCCGATACCAACGTTTCTTATAATATTTGTTGATGGATTAATTAGTGGTTCGTATAGAATTCTATCCTTTGTAACATCTTCACCATCAACCACTCTATCTTCAGTTTGTCTGCACCAAGTTAAAGATCTTCTGAAAGTATCATCATTGGATATTCCAAGACCACGATAGTTTACAGTTTGGATGCTATCTGAAGAATTGATAAAACTTACAATTCTCTCATCCTCAGTTTCATAGAATTGATCTGAGACTAACTGAACATCATCACCCTTTTTAACTGTTTCCAGAATATCTACAAGTCTAACATCAATGGTTCCTGTTCCTTTATAGAACAAGATTTTACAAGTATCTCCACTTCTTGGTGCCTCTGAGAAGGTGATTACACTTCCTCCAGTAAATGTATATGCTTGTCCTGGAACTTGGAGAATATCATTAATGAATATTAGTAAGTTAGACTGAATATCCAATGTAGATCCTTTTTTGGTTCTGATATCTTGTCTAGTACCACCTAAGAATAATGGGAATTTTTTAGTTATTCCATCAAATAGATCATCTAGAGGATCAAAAACTTCAAGATCTCCAATTGACCATCCAGCAAATTTTGTATTTTGTGTTTTAGTAACTTCGATTTGAAGTTCTGGGAATGGGCTAGTGGATGATGCTGCACCTAAAGTTGTTGGTAAGGAAACTGGATTAGACAATGGATTGCTGACCCTTGGACATGCAGAAGTACCGATACCAATAATTGTGGTAATAATTCCGACATATGATGCAAGAGCAGATCTTACGTCAGCACAATCAGTAGTACCAAGAGTTTCTGCTGGAACTGCAGACAAACTACTGCTTCCAATAGCGACGGTTAAAATACCAACAAGAGTATCAATATTAGATCTTATATTCGCACAAGATAATAGAGAACTATTAATACCGCTAACTGGATCCGCGATTATACTATAATCTTGGTTATAAAGTTGATTGGTTATTGCAAGTTTTGCATAATCTCGCAATGCATGGAAAGCCGTGATAGATTGTTGTGTTTCTCCAACAAGACCATTAGTAATTGCTACACCAGCGCCATTAAAATATTTCTTAGTTGCATAAACTATGTGCTGATTAGATCCATAAGAAACATCCTGTGCAACTGCATCAACAATATAACCCAAATCGCGGGCACACTTACGTCCACCAACAACATTGGTGGAACCAATTCCGACTGTAGTTCCAAATCCAACAATAGTTGCATTAGTGACGTTTGTTTGTGAATTGACTCTAAAATATCCAAAGTTTGTAGATGCAATTCCTACACTAGAACCAGCGCCAATAATAGAAGTAACAAGTCCTACAAGATTATCGACATTGCTCTGTACATCTCTACATGATGCAGTGCTACCAACTCCAATATTTCCGCCAGCACCATTGTATAGTGCTGGACCAGAGCTAATTCCAAGATTCTTAACATAAAGTTGATTTGTCAGTGCATCCTTCATGTATCCGCCAGCATATCTAAAGGCAAATATTGATGGACCTTCTTCTCCAATCAATCCTTGCGAAAGTGGAGCTCCATTGCTAAAGTATTTGAGTGTAAAGCTTCTAGAATAATTATTACCTCCAGTAAATACGTCAGTAGAAACTGCATCAACAAAATATCCAAGATCTCGGGCACACTTAAGACCGCCAGGAGATGAAGTTGATCCAAATCCAACTGTACTACCAACTCCAACTGTAACATTGAAATTACCAAGATTTCTAGCAGGTAAGCTTGCTGTCGAGGCAGCTCCGAGAACAGTTGTAACAATACCAGTCAAACTGATAATGTTCAACTGTACATCATAACAAGCTGCAGTGCTAGCAATTCCAACGGTTGATCCAATTCCATATGTTGGAGGACCAGAACTAATACCGAGATCCGTGTAAGTTAATTGATTTCTTACAGCCAATCTCATGAAATCACGAGCAGAATGGAAAGCAAAAATGGATTCGGTTTGAACGCCAAGAACTCCATTTGGAATCAAACTTCCATTGCTAAAATATTGCAATGTAAATTCTCTAGCATAATTGTTACCACCAGTAAATACGTCAGTAGAAACTGCATCAACAAAATATCCAAGATCTCGTTGGCATTTTGATGCCGTTGTTGTAACTCCAGGATATGCAGTAGAAACTGCTGTCCATGCGCTACCAACAATTTCAGATCTATTATTTTGAATTAATCTATATGCATCATAGTATCTTGATCTATTTGTTGTTTGAGCATCTCCTGGGAAGTAGAAATCAGAATATCCAATTGCTACGGATGCAAGAGATCTATCAATAACTTCTTGCTTATTAAGTTGAATTAATCTGTGTGCATCATAATATCTTGATCTTGGAGTAGTCTGTGCTTCTCCTGGGAAGTAGAAATTGGTATATCCAACTGCGACTGCAGCAAGAGATCTATCTATAATTTCCTGTCTATTTCCAACAATAAGATTTCTTGCATCTTTTCTTCTATGAAAATAATTTGCATTATTATTTTCATAATCTTGAATTAATGTAAAATCAAAAACCTGATTCTCTACAATTGGGAATTGATAAAGTGTTGGTGGAGATTGGTTGTTGATAATATATTGACCAATGAACTTAACATAATCATATGCAAAAATAGTTTCTGCTCTTTCATTTGCAACATAAGATGCACCCGCATTCCAATATGCTAATCCTGCGCTAATTGATTCTGAATTTCCACCAAAAGCTAAGTCAAATGTAATTGCATCAACAATATAACCAACATCTCTCTTACATTTTGCACGATCATAAGTCGGACTTGTTGAAATTCCTGGGAAGTTAAATTCCACATATGCTACAACTTCTTCCTGAACAAAAGCTCTATTCTTAGAAAGAAGATTTCCACCATCTGCAAAACGCCCAAGATATTCTTTAGGAATTCCAAAAACTCCACTGGTATCTAAACCTACAGTTAATATTTCCCCAGGTTTATAACCATATCCAAGATTGATGAGAGTCCAATCTTTTGCTTCTCCCTCTTGACTTATATAAAGATCAATCTTAGCGCCTGTTCCAACTCCAGCCGCTGCACCACCAGGATTGGAAGATGAATATATTAATGGAATATTAGAATAGGGAACAGGTTTTTCTATAACTACTTGTGGTGGATTGGTTGATGCAAATCCAACACCACCATTAGTAATTGCTACACCAAGAACTCTTCCTCCCGAAATTGATGCAAATCCAACATAAGTAATCTTTCCTGCTTCGGCATTTGTTCTAACGCCAACCCTAACAAAGGTTTGAATTCCAGTTCTGTATCCACCACCAGCATTATTGATGCGAACCGCAGAAATAGTTCCTGCAGCAGAGACAATTGCTGTACCACCAGCTCCCATAGGAGCTTGATAATCATTCCACCCAATACTTGATGATCCCAAAGATATAATAACACCACCTACTGGAATGTTAGAGTTATTAATATCATAAGTTGTTGGTGATGCGCTGGCGTTAAAAATTATTGTTGTAATTCCAGAATTTTCTGTTAACGCATAATTTGAAACTACATCAACTGTTCCTCCACCAATCCTATTTGGTCCTTGAAATACGTCTTTAAGTAGAATTATTGCGTTGCTAGTTTGAATACCAGCAATATTTTGTTTGTTATTTTTCAGAATAAATGATGTTGAGAACCCATTAAATTGATCTGAAATGTTATCAAAAACATAATTTAATGCATATGGAGTGTTAGTTCCATTTGGAAATCCAGATCTCATGAAAGATCTTCCATTAAAAGAAGATCTTGTGGAGATACCAATCCAATCTCTTTCTGGAGCTATATTGGTTGTTGATGAAAGTGGTGTTAGACCATATGGAGCATCAACAAAGTTAATAGCATTATTTGTAATATTATAATCTCCAGTTATTTTAGTAATTACTGAATTTGCTTCGTGTGTAGCAAGAACAGTTCCTAACCAAGGTCTTTGGACAAGTATTGCGTTTGTTGCACCAAATCCAAGAGATTCAATCAACATAATTTCATCATCAATCTTTAATAATTCTCCAGATGCATAAGATGAAATTCCAGAAACAACCTGTATAACATTATCGACGGGAGTTATTCTTTGAGATAATGAAGCAGTAATGGCAGCTGCTACAATTGGCGATTGAATAACATTATCAATTGATATTAAAACCCTAGCATTTTGATTTTTGCATATGAATATATGAGAGGTTCCGATTCCAACTGAAGTTAAATCAAGAACCTCTGGAGTTGTCTTAAGTGCATTGCTAGCTGATGTTGCAACTTTAACGTTTAACTCATCAACTTTAACAATGTAAAGAGTTGAAGGTAACTTGTCGGTAGTCCCGATTCCAGGAATTGATGTGGTTGCAATTCCAATTGGAGCAACAGTTCCTTTTCCTCTAGGAACATAAGTAACTTCTTCTCCAGTAACAAAATAATGATTTGGAAGTCTTATTTGATCTTTTGTAAGATCAACAACTGTAGAACTTTCTCCACTAAATGCTCTTTGGAAAATATCATTATTTTTATAAGTTAAATTAAAAGTTCTTTGAATATCTCGTTTTGTTCCAACATAAACACCAGAATCTGCAGTAATTGATGAATTTGTAAATCCAATTTCCGTTGGGTATTGATCGTCATAATTCCCTAAAGCGTTTTGATATGCTCTTACTTGAACGTTAATATTTGGATTTGGAGTAAAGTAAACGTTTATAAGTGATGTACTAAATCCTACTCCAAAAGTTCCAAGACCAACACTTGATTGGACATTTCCAAAGTCATTAATATATGCTTCTGTATTATCATTACACACAACAACTTCACACATCTCATAAGAGTTATTTGTTGTATCTTCAATACTAAAGATGAAATATCCACCACTATATGCATCATACGAATAAGAAGCTACGCTATTTTGAATTGGTGATGTTGATGATGCAATTGAAGTGTATTTTGAACTAATCTCTGATGTTGCTACGACAAAAGTTCCAACACCAGTAAATGCGCTATTTCCTATTGAAACAGCTAGAGTATTAACGTTAATAGTTGTAGATAACCCGGCATTTGGTATTAAATCTAGTTTGATATCAGATCCGCTAAGATATGCATTAAAAGTACAAATTCCAACTCCAACTGATGCAGTGAATGGTTCATTACTCAAATTACCGTATTCACTTTGATAAACATTTGTTCCATCATGAAGTAAACTTATTTCGCTGAAATAATATGGAGTCGTACTTGAAATTCCTGGATTAATTCCCGAAATCTCTACAATAAGTTTTGCAGATCTATAGGATGATGCAATACTAACAATAGTAGTCGCAGTGGAAACCCCAGATGCAATTTGAACAGTTGAAGAGTTAATATTAGCAATTGTTCCAACACTTGTACTCGCTATTCCAGCAAATGAGTCTCTTAGATCATAGGTTAGTAAATTAACATCAAAATCATTAACTGCAAACTTTCTTGGATAAAATGCAAGATTACCAACCGTACCAAAAACAAGAAAATCAAAAAATCCTAAATCATAAGATGTTTCTGTTCTTCCATATTGTGTTACATATCCTTCAAATGAATTATGAAGTGTAGAAATTAATAAAACTTCCCTATCGTTTACAAATCTCTTATCTCTTATAAATGCAAGGTATTTTCTAGCTCTATATGTATTATTAGTAAATAAATCAAAGCTATCAATTATAGTGTACTTATTAAATCTTTCTGCAGAATTAAATTGTGGTCCAATATCATCAATTGTTAAAACTCTGTTATTAATTGACTGTTGATAATCAAGTAAAATTCTTGATATTGGTCTTATTTCATTGGAAACATATTTATTTTTAACAAGAAGACTATTTTCTGTAGCTAGATCAAAATCCGTCACACAATTCAAGTCCATTTCGGAAATAAAGTCAATTCTAACAAATGTTGCATTATCTTGATTGGTATCAATTCCCACAAAGTTATTTGTTTCAATAATCAAATCACTAAACTTTTTAAATCCTGATGTATGATTTAATGCGCTAACCGCGTCATTCCAAGTATCGTATGGAATTGGAGATTTTACTGAATACGAAAAATACTGATGATAATCACTATCATGGATTCTTTGGAATGAGTTATTTAAAGTTCCAGTTTCTTTTTTCCAACCTTTTCTAACTAAACTTGTTGGGAAAACATCATAATTCGATTCAAATTTTTTAATATCAATAATATAACCCAAAGTTCCAGATGTTTTACCTTCAAGCAAATCTCCAATATAGAAATTTCCACCTGAAGTTACCTTAATTAAATCAGTCCTAGTATCAATAGAGTTTACAATTCCTGTATTGTCTGTGGAAGAAATTTCTTCACCAACAAAATAAACAATTTCTTTTGGATCAACAAGAACAGAATTAAATTTAGCTAATTGGAATTCTGGTATAATTCTACCTACAGAATTAACCCTATCATATCTTCCGGGTAATTCTCCGACCCCTAAGAATTCGGTAAGGTTGTATGTTACAGTAGGATCCGCTCCTCCAATATTTGGATCAGTATTTGTAACTGTAAAAAGTTGATATTGATATCCATCAGAATTATATCCTTTACCGGTTGAATTTACACCAACACTAATACCCTCAACAAATACTTTACTGCCTATATCAAATGGGAAATCTGCGGCATTGCTGAAACTAGAACCCAAGGTTACAATTACATCTTTTGAAGATGTATCAAAAAATACGGAACTGATACCAACACCATTAGAATTATTAATAGGTATAATTCTAGGCTCAACATTATAAAGAGATTTTGTATTTGTAATAATTTCGACTTTTTTATTACGAATATCATATGATAATTCAACATCATCTACAAGTTCTCCAGTATATCCATCTAAAACAATTAAATCTGGAACCGTTGAATATCTTCTACCAGATGTAGTAACTCCGATTGATTCAAACGAAGTTAATGGAGAAATTTTAATTAGATCTGGAAACTTACTAGATGGTCTAATTGTTAGATCTGCAGAATAATCAAATCCAATATCTGCAATTTTAGAAGTTTTAATATTTCCTATTGTCTCGCTCTTTGGATATAAAAGAGCCCCGAATCCATAATCCGAAATAATTTCAGAAACTTTAGGAACGATTTCATAACCAAATCCACTATCTAAAATAGTTATCTTTTCAATAGATCCAAAGGCAGTTTCTGATGACGTAATGTACGATAAATTAGATTGTATATAAGAATAACTTCCAACTTCTGGAGTTTCTGCGATATTAAATGTGAATGCAGTTGACGTTACTCCACTTACAGTATGAGTTCCATTATACTTACTATCAACTAAAATTAATGTATTGTTATTATTAACAAGTTCGTTATCAATAAATAAGTCCTTTTTAATCTGAGTATTAATATTTTTATTGACTACTTCTAACTGATAATAAAGATTTTGTGGAGTATCTTGCTTAATATTAAGAGTTACTTTTGCCGTAGAGTCAATACCAATATTTCCAGATTTTATAACATCAAAAGTTGCAGATGATGGACTCTTAAGATATGGATTTCTAAAATTACTGTCTTCGTAAAAATTCAGATCAAATGCAGAATACTGTAAATTATCTTTAATGAAAGATAACGAAGAATCTGAAACATCAAATACAATATTTTGATTTCTTGCAATTTTTATTGGTGGGTTAACAGCAGCAATTGTTCCAAAAGAAGTTGAAGCAATTCCTACAGTTGCTGGAATTTTATTTGTAGAGTCATAATAAGTATCTGCCAACTTTATTCTATCTTTATCAACTACAATTGCATAATAAATTTTATTATTTGACAGTCCACTAGCTGGCGAAGTTGATGTGTGAATAATTTTTTGTCCCATCGTATATTGATGGTTTGGAATTGTGATAATATCGTTTTGTACGTCAATATCAGATGCAACAAAATTTCTTGGATTTACTAAAAGTCTTCTATTAAAATCATTATATACAATCTTAACGTTTGTGGTTATTCCTGCAATACAAGTTAAATCAATTTTATCGTCTATACTCAATCCGTGCGAAGATGCTGTTGATACTGTAACAACATTTCTTGTAATTTTTCCTTTTAATACATTAGGATAATTAGTTTTAAAGCTATGAGTGTTTCCAACACCTGTAGCAATAAAATACATCAAATATGAAACTTCTGATCCTAACCCAACAAAAGACCCCGTACTACCAATACCCAATTTTGTTGTAGAAATTCCGATCAAATCGTTGGAAAATTTTGCACAGTAAACTATTGAGTTATCTGGAATTTGATAGGAAACAGATCCATTTGTAGATATTGAAATTGGAGTTCCACTATTAGCGGAATAAATTAGTTCAGTATTTGTCTCCAATCCATGATTTGGAAGATAGATTGCTCTTGTTGGTATTGTAATACTAGCAATTCCAACACCAGGGTCACTAAATTGCAATGTAGTTGTAATCCCTACTCCGGATGTTGTTCCGATTCCCAGTGCTTCTCTGGGGTTAAAATAAATTTCTTTATTTAAATTATACTGATAAGTAGTTGAAATTCCCAAATCAATTTGAAGTCTTCTTGTTTTTTCAATCAATCTTTGAGAAGATGAATATGATGTTATACCACCAGCTGAAGTAATATTTCTCAGAACTTTAATTCTAGAAGATTTTGCATCTATTTCTAAAACTTTTACTTGTTCTTTATTATTGATAATGTAAATATCATTTTCTTTTATGTTTGGATAATTTAAATTACCAGTTACTTTGAAATAAGTTACTGCTCCTGTTACACTAGGAATAGGAACTCCTGCAGTTAAGTACAGATTATTTGTTGATGTTTTAATATTTCCAGTTTTTTGTTCTTTGTCGTTTATAACAACATTAACAATATCATTGTTAGAAAATCCATGAGGTGAAGATGTAAAACCAATGAGATTTGTTCCTGAGTTATATAAAATAAATTCCGCGTTAGTTACCGACGATGCTAAACTAACTGTTGTTACAAAAGAACCTTTAACTTTAGATACCTTTGCGGATGCTTTGATATTGGACTGAACGGTGGGATCAAATACAATTTTATCATTAACCTGATATAAATTTCCAGCAGTAAGAATACCGATACTATCTACAGATCCTCTTGAAGTACCTTGGATGTATGTCTTCTGCTGTTTTATTTTAGTTGGGTTAATTACATATTCATAAGATGTTTTTGACTTTAAAAGTCCATATGGTGTTGTATTTCGTACCCATCCTGTAGCATTAATATCTGTTAAATCTTGGTTTGATCTATAATCAAAGTTAAAATCAATTGGCTTTGACTTATAAGAATCTCCAATAAAATATGGGAATACAGGTCTCTTGTATCTTACAAATATTCCAGAACCATCTGGCGATCCATTAAATATAGTTGCAAAATAAGCATAAACACCATTTGGATATTCTGGAGTTACGCAATATCTTCCATTATGTTCATCTAAATCACCCGAACCAGTATAAACAAAATCTTCAATAAAGAACCCCGCAGGATATAAATTGGTATCTGGTCTTTCAATACTTAGAGATTGCTCATAACTAGATATCATTGATCTAATTGTTCCACCCTCTGGAGTATCATATCCATATGGACCATATATTGGATTTCCATCATAAGCGTATCCAATAATTGGCGAGTGTGAAGATGATGCTATTTCAATACCAGATGATAATTGTAAATCTGGTGAAAAAACATACTGACCATTTTGGATTTTGGAAGAAAGAATACGTCTTCTTAAAGTTCTTGGTGCATATGCATGACTATATTGGAGACCATAGTCAGTATTGGTTCCATTATCAATAAATCCATCATCATCACTAATTTGATTGGTTGTAATATTTCTTTGTACTTTATTAATAGTCCATGTTTTTATTTGTGCTTCCAGTTCACATCCTGTTCCTGATGGAGTAACATTGATAAAAGTTGACCCATTTTCGTATCCATATCCACCATATACAACATAAACTCCTTTTAATTTACCATCAATGAGTATTGGGCTTAAAATCGCACCAGTTCCTTTACCAGTTACAACTAAGTTTGGTGGAGAATTATAATTTGACCCTGGTGATCTAATAATAACATTGATTATTGCTCCGTTTAATATAACAGGTAGAACTTCAGCTCCCGAACCAGAATCTAAAATAAATTCTGGTTGTCGGTTATCATTGATAATACTTTGGGATCCATACGAAATACCTTTATTCTGAACAAATACAGATTTTATTTCTCCCCTAAAGACTGGATTAATTACTGCCTCAAAGTTTTGTCCAGAGAAAGTTGTTACTCCAATAGTTCCTTTAATTGAAACTTCTATAGGTGGATAATTAAATATATGATTTCCCGTTCCAGTGTCTGTTAGATCTATAAATTGATTTGTTTTTTGGTAAAAATCAATTGTGGTTTGTCCAGAACCAACCTGAGATAATTTAAAATTATTATCATCAACTACAGTCACATAATATGAAGTTGATGTTGATAATCCACCAATTACTGTAGAATCTGTTGAAAAATATCTGACTAATTCTCCAGTCGAATATCCATGATTTTCCGCATATAATGTATTTTTAAAAGTACTAATACCTGAGGAATTTACGATAATCTTTTTATTTTCATATCCAAATCCAGAATCTTTAACACTTATACTTCCAATTTTTTTCTTTTTGAATTTGGATTTAACTCTATGAGATCCAGTTCCATAAGAAGTTAATGAAATTGTATTAATTCCTGCGTTAGCATCTTCAAAACTCTTATGAAATTTTACTGCATATGCATTAACTAATGAAACATAGTACGAGGCATTAGTAGACAAACCACCAACTGCAACATCTCCACCAGTCAAATAGATTATTTCTTCTCCAGATCTAAATTTATGATATGTCGTGAACGCAACTGTATTATTAGAAAGATCTACTTGTAAAGGTGCTGCACCAGATGTTGGGTAAAATGGTACATCATGTTCAAAAGAAATCATATTACATTCTGCAATTGCAGAATTTCCATTTCCACCAGTTATTGAAATTTTTGGAATATCAGTATAATCGAATCCAGAATCTAAAATATCTATCCTCTCAAGACTTCCTGTTACTGCGGGGAACGCTGTAGCTCCATATCCAGTTACATCATTGATTCTTAGATTTGGTGGATTAATAACATCATATCCTCTTCCTGGAGATAATGGATATATTTTTTCTAGGGGACCAAAGTATATTACATCTCTGGACTTATAATTTAAAATTTCTACACCATTCACAAGCATTCCGATCATTCCTGCCGCAGTTTTATAATCATCTCCCGTAACATACTCTGGATCAGAAAATTTTCTAATTAGTTTTTGAGGTTCTAATTTTTGCCCCGCAAACTCAAGTAATTCAATTTTATTTTCTGCAGAAGCAACTCCAAATAAAGTAACTAATTTGCCACTAAAAAGATTTTGTCTACTTTTTGCTAAACTAATTGATGTTGGGCTATTTTTTTGAATGAAATATATTCCTGCTTCAGTATCTGCACCAATTCCTGGAGTATAATAAACAGCATCTCCAGTATAAAAACCGTGTTGACCAATTTCTACAGAAGTTCCATAAAAATCAGATGACCAAGTTTTAACTAAATCTCTAATTGTTATAGTTTGGCTTCCATAAGACGGAAGTGAAGGTGATGCAACAAAGTAATTTCCTTTTAAATCAGAATATACATTTTGAACGTTTGCAGTGTATGCAGTTAACTCGGGATATCCAACAGCATTTACTCTTGATAGACTTCTCTTGATCCTATATCTTATAGTTGATGAAGTGCTTAATTGTCCCTGAACGAGTACACTAATTGCTCTTTCGCTTATAAGTGAACTTACTTCTCCAGATATTTCTGTTCCATCTGATCCGTAGACCTCAATAGCATCACCCAATCTAAAAATATGGTTGTCATATAAAGTAAGATTGTATATAAATGGACTTAAACCGACAAGAGAAACAGATTGAACATTATACGTAGTTGATAGATTAAAAAACCAATTATTTGCTTTTAATCCTTCAATTTCTGTTCCCAAAGTCTTTGCAAAAACAACATCATCTTTAACAAATGAATCTGTTTCCTGCGGAACTATTAGATCTGATAAAACTCCAGTTATTCTAAATTGAATTTTGTTTTGTCTTTCGATATCAGAATAGGAATAAGCAAAATTTTCAAAAATTATATTTGAAGTGTCTGGAATAACTCGATCAATGCCAGAACATCCAAAAAACTGGGTTAATGTTTTAGATTCATATGTAATATAAAAAGTTGTTCCATCAGTAAGTTCTATAAGTAAACTTCCGCCTGTCTCTGGAAATCCAGCAGTTGTATCAACATCAATATGAGTTGCACCAATAGATACATTAGTTACTACTTTTGTTTTAGGATTAATAACAAAAGAACCAAATATAGAATCTTTATCTAAACTTACAATATAATATTCTTTTCCGTTTCTTAAAAACTTCTCTACACCATTAACACTTGCTCTTGCTTGCTCTGAAATAGTGGACGAGTCCTGAAAGATTGTTCTGTTAACAATATTATCAATAGATCCTTCTATTGGTTCAACAACTATATCTCTTGTTATTCTATACTGTGCATTTGATGGTTCAATTACATAGTCTCTGGGTTTTATAATTTTTGCATCTTCTCCATACAATACATTAAATAGTATTTTAAAAGAAGGATCAGTTCCTTTAGATGAATAAAAGTCTTTTGATTGCTTTATAAAAATATTTTCATTTAAGTCTGCATCAAAATCTCTATTTTCAAATCCCGGTGAAGCTTGAGCTTTGACTTTTTTTAGAAATTGTTTAAAAAGAAGAATACTTAAATTATCAACTTGAGATCCATTGACATGAGAATCTGCATTAGTTGATGTAAAAACTAGATCAGATATAGCACTATTACTAATATATGAGGTTATTCCACTAAATCCTCTTACACATCCTGTAAATTGTGGTCTATCAATTTTGAATGTATAATTATTTGTCGTGGTGTATCCGGAAGTATTTTCAGAATCTACTACAATACTTGATAAGATGACAAAAGTTGACCCAACAGAAGTAATTGTTGGAGAAGCACTTAAAGAATTAAGAACAAAAGGTCGTCCCGTATATAATGTGCTGATACCCGACAAATATGCTATAGATGATCCTATTGAAATTGTGCAAGTATCGGTAAGACTATTTTGTTCTTTTCCAGTATAAGTGATGATTTCATTATCAATTTTTATTAATCCATATTCCTCTGGAAATCCGGCATTAGAATTAACAGTTATTGTATCATCATATAATTCTACAGTGTCGATTAAATTAGTCGATTCAACCAATGATGATATATTATCAAGTTTAACGTATTGATCAATATTTTGTAAGATATCTGCAGGTAAGGTTTGAGACTCTAAAGATATGTAATATTGAGATAATAGATCATTAACTAGTGGGAACTCTTCCCTAACATATGCGGGAAGTTGATTTTCTACGATAGAACTAATTTTTACTCTTGTATCTCTCATGTTATTACAGTCTTACTAGGTCTCCGTTAATGTAGCTTGATGAAAAAATGTATGTTGAACCGGATGGGTCAGATCCAGAACTTACTTGGTCAGATACCATATTTAATGAACTTTCTGTAGTATCTAGTTGAAGATAAAGATCTTGCAATCCGATAACATCATTAGATTTTGGTATAGCAGATATTTCAATAATTGGTTGATTTTTTGTCTTTGATGTTGAAATAATATTAATTGGTAATAATCTCAGTTCACCCTTAACATAATCAATTGTTCCAATATTTTTCTTCACAATAGTTGGTTCTATATTATTTCCAGTTCCCCCAAGTTTAAATAAAAACAGAGATCCTGTTTTAAGATCAGAATTTGGTAAATCGGAAATATAGACAGTATCAGTAATTCCACTCGATAAAAATCCAGATGTTTTAATGTTGTATCCATTTGGATTTTTCACATAAAATTCATTTCCATAACAAATTTCGTATTGGGCAAATTGATTTAAAACGGGTCTCAAATCTCTTCTGATTTGTATTCGAGTAATGTTTGATGTTACTGAATCGTGACTGGTATCGATTATATTTAAAAATCGACTATATTTAAATCTTGCACCATACTTATTTAACTCCACAGAATCTGCATAACTTGCAATATTTTCATCTATAATTGCTTTGACGTAATCTGCACTTGGAGCTTTGTTTACATTAAAGTATGCATTCGCTTGGTATTCTACATACAGATATTTTAAGTCAACTATTTCAACAACTGTTCCCGCTACATTATACTTTCTCAATAAATCTTTTACATTATCTTTAATTGTTTCAGGAACAAAATCACCATTAAAGGGTTTGATTGATATAAAAACTCTACCATACTTTGGTGGATCTAAAGTTTCTCCACCAAAAACGGCAACTGATTCTGCTTCTGGATAAACTAGCGGTACAATTGCTTCATAGTCTGCAGATGTAACTGCTCTATTTTGAGATGCATAAATTCTTGGAGCAAATTTTTTAATAGAGGATACTGATTCAATATCTTTACCTTCTCCTGCTGGAGAATTTGTGGTTACGAGAGATATTTCTGAAGTAACAGCATTACCATTGTTATCAAGTAATCTACCATTAAAGGTAAAAGAATCAATTCCGTTTGCATCTTTTCCATTTGTTACAATATAGGAAACTTCAATATAATTTAAATTTTGAAGTTTTTCGCCAAAAATACCATCACCAAAAATAATTTCATATCTTTCATCTTCAATTTCTTGTAAGAAAAATATGTTTGAAGTTGAGTTAACCTTAAATAAACTATCAGCTAAATTAAATGTTCTTGCGGTTGTATTTGTCTCAGTATCTCGCACAAGAACTCGAATGGTAGCAGTATCAATTCCAGTATTGGGTAAAATAAACCTTTGATTTGGATCATTTGAATCTACTGTAAATGTTGTTGTAATATAAGTTCCTTCACATACATCTACTGTAAAATTTGCGATTTGATTTACAATAGGTGCAGTAACATCATTTACAATTGCAAATGAATAGTTCTGAGTACCAAATGTTGTAGCAGTAGTGCATACTACTCCTTTTTTTAGAGTCAAAGAAATCGGATTATTATTTAAAGCAGATACGTCAACAAAAAATGAAATATTAGCAGTAGCACATTTTTTTGATCTTGGAATATAACCTATGTTTCTGGCAAGAGAAACTACATTTTCTCTGAGAGTTGCTGCATCAATAAACACTTCATTGCTAACCATGTTAGCATTGTATGAAGTAATGTATGTATTATATGCTAAAACATCGATTAAAACTGACAGATTAGAACCTTCAAAATCATAGTCAGTAAAATTTGAATTCGCTCTAAGGTAATCCTTAATAGAGTTCTTGATTTGATCGAAGTCTAAATTAGCAAAATTAACTAAAGACATTTATCGTGTGGGCTGGAGTGCAAATGCTAACTGTTGCGGAGAAACATCAATTCCAACAATTTTATATCTTATCGTTATATTAAATTCATTATTATCATAATTTGGATTTACACTTACGTCGATGAGATCAACTCTTGGTTCATAATTATTAATTGTTTCTTCAATTTCTGTCTTTATGAGTTGAGCAGAAATTTCATCAAAATTTTCAAAAATGATTTTTGTTACTCTGGAACCAAGATTGGGATTAAAAAATCTTTCTCCTGGTTCCGTAAATACTAAATTGCGTATAGAACGGGCAATCGCAGTTTCATTTTGAATCGTAATCACATCACGATTGATTGGATTAATCTGTAATGATGACCCAATATCTTTAAATGCCTTACTTACCCTTTCTAGAGGCATAATATGTTGAAAGTTATTATAAATCTATCTTATTTATAGCCATTTAGATGAAGGAATGGGCTCAGTTCCATATTCCCAATCATCATAATCTTCATCATTTCGAATTTTTTCATGAATTTCATTCTGATGAATAAAATCATGCTTTTTGGGAGTCATATCATCATGATTAATCTCACGAAGCATCTTAGATTTTTTATTTAAATCATAATCTGTGACTAATTTGTCTGTTCCCCACATTTGATACATGTAATCTGAGTTACGATCTGAGGGTTTTCCCATTTTGCTCTCCTGATTTGGTTAAATCAGAACTTTTAACGGGGTTGCTATCCCGTTTTTCAATAAAAAATCCTTTTCTTAAGTAGTCTTTGTCCTCTATAAACTTTAAATTTTCATAGTTTTGCTTTTTATCATCATCCCACACTGGTATAGCAACATCATTATCGTATCTAAAGTCTGGATTTTGTCTAAAATGCACTTCAATTAGACGATTTCCAATAAATTCACAATTAATATAGTCATAATTACCAGATAGATTGGTTAATATTTTGGGAAATTCAATGTTCTTTTCAATTTTTTCCCATCTTGACCATTTATATAGAGGATTTTCCGGTTCTCTCATACCTAAAACAGTCAAAATTGGTGATTTTTGATAGAAATCTACACTTATATGATCACCTTCAAAGACCTCACACCAAAACTCTGAGGGATGAAAGTGATCTGTTGTCTTGTCTATCCATTCTAATCGAGCAAAGCGCCCCATACCCAACAAATTGAACATCGGACGCACAATATAAGTATCTGGATGAGGCACAGGAACTCCAACTGGACCGCAAAGATACCCTAATTTTTGGCTCAAAAACAATTTATTATAAACCCACAGATCGTCTGGATGAATTGCGTTCCATTCTTCCTGCGAGTCTAGATGGTACATGTACCAATGCCTGATATATTATATCTATGCAATGTGTAGTTTTTCTGAATACGAATATCAGAATTCTTAAATGTCCAACACTCTCCAGTTGTATTAAGAAAGACTACCCATTCTAAGTCATGTTCTTGAGAACGGTCAATACAAAAAAATGCCCAGCCATTACCTTTGGGGGTAACAACTGGGATTTGTGGGTTTAATTGAATCAATTCCCCTGACCGCGATAACGCTTCCTAGCACCGTTTCTGCTTGTTGAAGCATACTTTGTGTGCTTCCCAGCACCCTGTCGGGTTTTTTTGGGTTTTGATTCAATAATTACTTTATTCGACAGAGATTTTCTACTACCAGCCATTAATCACTTTCCTCCAAAATTGGTTCAACTTCAAGATCTTCTGCTTCAAAATCATACTTATCATAATACCTTTCTGAAAGATTCATGAGAATATCAGAACATTCTTCATGTGTGAGATTCTCATGAATTTTATATCCTTTAAGTAAGATATTAAATTTCATCAGATTACACGAGTCTTCTCATGTCCAACACGAATGCGTGGATCGCACCAGATTTCAAATCCAGCATCTTTAGCATCAAGACAGAATGAAACGTCTTCGCCACACATATCTTGAACTGCACCAGATTCAAAGACTTGCATCTTAGGAGCAAACCAAGGGTATTCAAGATTTTCGAATACACCTCTCTTAATCATAACCCAACCGAAACCAGTGTAATCAACCGTAAAAGGCTTACGACGCTTACTCATGGTTTCTACGGTTTCGTGATTCATCACTCCACCATTCTTACGGAAATCATCTTCTTCGAGCCAATGTGCAACTGATGTTGTAAATCCATCTTCTGTTGCATACCAACCAGCAGTGATTTCTTTTTCTTCACCTTCTTCTGGAAGTGCTAAATCGCAGAGTTGCCAGAACTTATTTGTATCAAATACAATATCATTATCAATCCAAAGCTGATAATCATATTCCAGTTTTCCATCCCAGGGAACTTGCTTAGGTCCTCTCAGAACATTCGCTCCAAGAACCTTACAACGTGCAAAGTTTACCATGGATGAATAATCTTGAGAGATCTGAATACTCATACCATTTTGTACAAGATCAAAACAAAGTTGTACAAAAGCTTTCAAAAAGATGTACGAACATCCTCTCCCAGGTAAACAGAATACAATTGATTTTCCTTGCATTCTTTGCTTAATTGCTGCATAGTCCCAATCTTCCTGTGGCTTAGATTTGGGAGCAACAGTCTTAACAGTAAATCCTTTTGCCATAAGTTTGAATAACCTTCAGTTCAATTCTATCGTGCTATTTAGTAATTGTCAATGTATAGGGTTTAGTGAGGTTTCCTCTCCCTCAGATACTTCCGTATATCTTAATTCTTCTTTATGTGTTTTAGTATCTAATAAGTCTACCATGTGTTCAAGACTACTCCATACCTTATCAAATTCCTCTTGTGAAAGATTGTGATAGATGCAATGATCTTTTAAGTAGATGTTATATATTTTTCTTTCACGCATAAAAAATTTTGCCGGAATTTTTTGTTACTTTTTTGGTTCGTAACTTCCTTTATATATAAGGATTTTTAGAGTTTCTTTGAGGCACAAAAAGATATATTTGAGTTCCTCTATGAAGTTTATTTCACCTCCGGAAATTTTTTTATTTTTATGATATCTCTCTCGCATTTTGTCACCTCTGTAGGTTAGGGTAGTTAGCGATTTATATATCGGGGATCGACACGGCCCGCCGCCCTTACGGGGGGCGCGGCGGATTAACTGCCCTCTGTGCCCTCAGAGGGTCACGAACGAATCAGGCAGCGACTGCCTCCACAAACTTATGGAAGGTGTGGGTCATGCCGATCGACAGGGTAGGACGCGAACCTGAGCCGCGATGGGGTAGGGTCAGGCGCAACTCAGGGCGACGGGGGCAGGTGTAAACCCGATGCTTGCCGCCCTCACGGCAGACAAGATCCAAACGGTCCAGCTGGCGGCGAGCGTCTTTGATGCGGATGGGGGACATGGGGTGACCCGTGATCGACACGGGGCGATGTGGTTGAGAATATTGTAGCAGGTGAAGGGTCACCCGAAGGTGGGCTCCTTCACATCATCGGCATGGAGCTCAGCGAACTGTGCCGCCCACATGCTAGCAGTCGTCCCCCAGGGAGGGGTCAGGCGGTTGAAGTTGGTGCCGTCGTTGCGGTATGCCACCCAGATCATCTGGCGATCGGTGAGGCGGGTAGCGGGGGAGAGGCGCATCGGTCGGGTGGTGAACTGAGAGAATTGTAGCACGGATCGGGGGGGCTCACTGCCCGTTGGTGTACTCCCCGATGATGATGCCCGTCTCATTGTGGCGGACCTGGGCGTAACCGTACTCCTCGGACAGGGAGTAGCAGAGGTCCCAGGCACGGTCCTCATCGGTGGTGGTGTTCTCCCAGGGAGCGGAGGGGCAGATCACGTCGTAGCGGGTCATGGGTCGTTTGCTTGTGTCCCCATAGTATAAGACCCCCCAGCGGCGAACCGTGGGGGGCAGTGGTCAGATTCAGAATTGGATCGCTTCGAAGTGGGCAGCGGCATCAGCGATGTTTGCGTCTGCCTCATCGTTGGCGATCGTCTCCAGGATCTGCAGGATCTCATCCCCATTGCGCCCACGGCGGAGCAGGGAAACGGCAAGGTTGCTGGTCATGAGTTCGTTTGTATCAGTGTGGTTTGGTGGGCGTCTTTAAGGGCGCACCCGTTCCCATTGTATCAGGCAGCCAAGTGAGCAGGCGACCCACAGCTGCGATAGAAGGCAATCATGCGCTCGGCTTCAGCCAAGGTGGGGAACCATTGCGAGCGCCACTCACAGGCATTGTAGGGGACCTGGTAACGGACTTCGTAGCGGATCATCGGATCGGAAGGTGAAGGGTCAGGGGGAAGGCAGCAGCGGCGCCAACCTTCCATATCATAGCAGGTTCGCGGAGGGATTGGGCAGCGCGTTTGGCTTCCTCCATCGTCTCAGCCCAGAGGCAACCCCATTCGTCAAGGTTGCCCCAGCTGGCGGGTTGAATGGCGAGCATCAGGCAGCCACCAGCATATCATCCTCCCAACGGGAGAAGGTCAGAACCTCATCGTAGATCGGTTGGGCAGCGATAGCAGCCTCCACAGGGGTGTGGGCTTTCATAATAGCGCGGCGGCACTGCTCAGCGATCTCATCGATGGAGATGGCGCGGTCGGTGGCGGGGTTGTAGCGCATGGGTTCGTTGTTTGAACTGAGATCAGTATAGAGCCAGGGGTGGGGGGTCAGAGCCCCCCTTGTGCCAGTGCCTCAATCGGCATAGAGGCGGATGAAGTCGTCCACAAACTCCCGTGCCTCATCGCCACTCATGCGGGCGATCATCTCACGGGCGACGGTCTCCCAGGAGAAGTCGTCTGCCAGGTCAAAGATGGCACAACGTGCCTCAGAGGCAGAGAGTTCGGAGGCAGTGATCTGAGCGTAGGTCATGGTCGGTTCGTTTGGTATGGAATAATTTTACAGGGTCACCGTCCGATGATCCTGCAGGAGGGTGCGGTTTGCCCACTGTCCACGGCTCAGGTCGCGGTTGAACAGCAGGGGCAGCATGTCACGGCGGCGGCAGGGATGCCCGCTCACACTGCCCGACTGCCACTTAACGATCGCGGTACGGGTCAGGGGCGACAGGATGATGGCATCACAAGCGGAGCTGCCCTGGCAGTCTACGTTAAGGAAGACGGGCAGGTGATCCAGGAGGAAGTTCAGCATGGTGTCGATTGAACTGAGAGTATTGTAAAGGGTCAGGAGGTCAGAATGCCACCAGTTGGTCCAGATCCCACTGTGGCACACTGGCGACCTCATCGATCACATAGGAGCCGCGATTCTTACGGATCCAAGCGTTGACATGCTTGGTGGTGGTGGCGCTCCACTTGTAAGCGGTCCGCATCCATCCTTTGCCAGGGACGATCGCGGCAACGGGAGTCTGATAGGAGAACAGGACGCAGGTCCCGTCAGCCAGGGTCACCTCGGTTTGGTTGCTGCCGACTTGCTGGACTTTCATGGGGTTCCTTTGAACTGATGTCAGTATAAGGGGTCGGAGGGGGCAGTGTCGCCCCCCTGTGTGCCAGTTCAGTAACTGGTCGCCTCGGTGCCGATCTGCTGCAGGAGTTGCTTCACTTTATCCTGCTGCAGTTTGATGACAACTTGACTGTTGGAGTTTGCTTTACTGGTGCCCAGGAAAGCGTTGATGCCGTTGTTGCTGGTCACCCGCAAACGCAGACCACAATCATACACATTCCCAGCAGCATCTACAAAGTAGATCATACGGGACGATTTACCATTGCCTTTGAGAATAGCAGTGTAACCCTTGGCGATGTAATCGTGAGCAGGATGTTGGTCCGCAGAGAACACATAAATCTCCGAAGTCTTGGTGTCGTTGATCACAACATCAAAACCAGAGTTAGCATCAATCAGACCACGCTTCAGGATCTCAACAACCTGATCGGAGGTAAGACTATCCAACGCCAACTCACAGAGAGCATTGAAACTATCCCGAATCTTCAGGACAAAATCTTCATCAGAGCGCAGCGATTGAGGCATCTGCCGCAACTCTTTCATGTTAGAAAGAAAGTGGGTAAAAGTATCACCCAGCACATCATTGTAGCTGCTGGTGTTGAACCAATCGAAGGAACCGTTAGTGATACCTTCCTTGCGCTTGATGCTGATACGTTGATAACCAGCGACGGCATCTTCTTTCACTTTAGTGCCACCACGCTTCTCTACAGGGTGAGAGTAAATCTTTTTCTCATTCAGAATACGAACCGTGAGGTCCTCATTCTTCACACCACCATGGTGAACAGAACCGTCAGTTTTGTAAGTCATTTGATCGACAAATTGATTGAACAAACGTAGTATGGCGCGGATTGAAACGAAAGTCAAGGGGGTGTGGACAGTTCAGCGACTGGCACATGGGCAGCCGACCTGAGTATACCTAACTCCTACGCTGCAACGTTGAACCTCCCGCTGTTGAAGTTATGATAAGCAAAGACCTCACGATTCACCAGTTTGAACATACCAAACTCATTGGAGAGAACATAACCCTCAGCATCAATTCGGTTGTATCCGATGTAAGCAGCAGGACCGTAGTTACGGCACAGGAACAGACAATCATCTTTGATCGACTTCACAAGCGCCCACAAACGAATCAGGTTAGCATCACAATCAAAGTCCTCCACTTTGATCTGCTCACCAGCACGAATGCAAGCGTTAATCTGCTGTTTGATCTTTGCCGCTTCTTTATCAGAAACGAACTCACAGGCAGTAGACATTTGACGAGCGAAATCTACAACCTCTTTCACATCAGCGAAGGACTCCTGATTGTAGAGGATGTATGCATCAGGTTGCACGAACTTCACCGTCTCAGTATCAGTCCAGATGCTACGATCAGGGAACGCTTCAGCATCACGAAGATCGCTCTTTGCATAATAGCAAGTATGAGGAGCGATGATAATTTTCTGAGAAACTACCTCAGGAAATTTATAAGTGATCGTATTAGGGGTATACTCATCAGTACCACCAAACCCAATAAAATCACCTTGATAGATACATTCGAAACGAGGCAACCAATCAAAACAAGCGTGAAGAATGTTTGCGACTTCACCTTGATAGAATTGATCAATCTCATCGTGATTGTGAGCAATACGAATCTTTTTCTTGTTGAACACTGCTTTAGTGCCCACGAAGAATTCGCCACATGCAGGATCAATACCCCACACAATTGCAGGAGCTCCGTCTACCTTAACGCTCAACTTACCAGGAGCAGTGAACCAATCAAGGCACGAAAGATCTCCCGTCAGGATGGAATCTTCGGGGTGTTCGAGGTGTGTGTTTTTCATACTGTTAGTATTGCACGAAAAAAGGGGAGTCGCAACCCCCCTTGTGCCACTTACTCAACCGTCACACTCTCCACCAGTTCTTGAATCACATCTTCATCATACACATTGGCGATCTCATTGAGAACATCTTCCTCATTCATGTGAGATAAATTTTCCACAATCGTATCATACGCAAATTGAATCAAACACTTAACGTCCATCTCATCAACAATACGCTCGGCGTAGTTTTCAACGAGTTTGTCAAGTTGTTGGGAAGTAAGAGTCATGGTTTCAGTTCAGAATGTGACGATAATCAATGGATTTGATACACCAACCTGTAGCACAGGTGATTTCTTCTACAAGGTCTTCCTCATCATCTGCCTCCCAGATTTGACCAACGGTGTCACCAATGATGTCATCACGCTCATCATCTGTGAGGTCTTCATCATCAAAATCAAACTCAATTTCGGTGATTTGGAACTGCATCAGTAGGTCACGAGTGCAGAGATTTTATCATAAAGAGCAGCAACATCTACACCCACGATTTCACTCACTTCATCCCAATCATCATGAAACTCAATGAGATCCAACAGAGCACGAATGTCTGCCTGATTCAGTTCAAGAACTTCTGCCATGATTCAGTAGTCGTAGTTAGCGTTCAGGTACTCATTCACATCGAACTTTTCATTCTCAAGTTCAGGAATGTCGAGGTCAAAAATCTCACCAGGAGCGTCTTGGATTTCGGACCAGAGTTCATCAAACATGGTGTGTTTCTCAGGAACGAATGTAATGTAGAACGGATTCAGGCAAACCGCAAGGGGGTGTGTGCCACTCTCTCGACCGTCACACGAACTCCGCGAGATAGTAATCCAAAGGCAGCTCAAGTTCAGCCGCTTTCTGTTCCCACGCATCCCATTCTTCAGGGGAAGCATCATTCAGGAAATCTTCCCGAGTATATTCAAAAGCAGGACCACACATGATCATTAATCTCCAGAAGGTTTACGTAACGAATTCAGATCATACCCCAGTATACATCACGCTGCTGTTCGGTAAGATCTACCAACCCATCCGCAGCATTCTGTTTCACGAACTTGAAAAGTTCCACCACTCGATCTAGCTTATCCCACTCCTCTTGATTCTCATAAACATCAGAATCAATTGCGAGAGACTGCAACACATCCTCTGCGGTGTAGGTATACATTTGGTGGTGAAATTGCGTCAACGAAGGTAATATAACCCCTGCGGCCGCTCCTGTCCAGGGGTTAGTGGTCAGTTTCGAAACTGTCTACTCACACTGATATCCTGAGTATTTTTTGGTAATATTGATCACCAAAGTCTATCAGTGTTCAGGTCCTCGATATAAGCATTAACCCGCTCATCACCACCTAGATCAAAGAGTTTATCCCAATCGATATCGCGTGGATTGAAGTCTTCAAGTACATCGAGCTCGAGCGTAATACGATACTTGTTCTTCTGCGCGTAAACCATGAGTTTCGTTTGAGTAACTGTGTATAGTATACATGAATCTAGATGCACGGTCAAGTGTTCATAGACACATGATCTAGTGGCACATAAGGTCTCGATGTGTATCTAGATGATGTTATGAGTATATATGCGAATCTCGATGAAATGTACACATCTAGTTGTGAAATGCTCATAATGACGCGCAATCTAGTTATGAGAATCTAGTTGAATCTAGATGTGTTATATGATGATATGATGATGTCTAGTTGTGATTATGAGAATCTAGTTGAATCTAGTTGTATGATGAATGATGTGAATCTAGTTGATCTAGATGTGTGATGTGAATCTAGTTGAAAAGTATAAGATCTCGAAGTGTTGCAGAGTCTCGACGAGATCTTATAGGTGACCCACCACTCATATACTATAAGGCATCGGTGCAAAAACGTCAAGTCCCTCTGAGTTTTATGTGTGGGGATTCTGATATTTTTTCGGGGCGCTTGACTTTTTTTCGGTCTTATGGTAGCTTGCACGCTAAGATCACAAGAACCCAGCACATTTATAAGACTCTAAATCATCATCCCCAGCACATTTATGCTTCTATTCTTCTATGCTTGTATACGCATAAAGACTTAATAAGCATACAAACATAAACAGAGATAAAACACTCACATATATTTTTTAATACATTTTTAATATAAAATTAATCATTAAATCATTCAAAACGAATATTAAACACTAATGAAATACGATCTAAGTTAGAATCATTAGTAGATACATCATGTCCAAGATTGGGTGGAAAGAGAATCATTTGCCCTTGTTTTGGTTTATAATCATAAGCAAGCATAATATTATGATCTTCCATCTCCTTAAGTGATAAACGATTGATAATACAAGCCTGAGAAAATGCCTCTTTATTTCTAAATGTTATATTACCAGAGTTCTCAGGAACATGAATCCATAAGACACCAGAAAGATGAGCACCAGGATGAACATGGTAATTATGATAACTACCAGGATAACCAAGATTCATCACAATAATCTCATACTTATGATCAGGTATTAGACTCATATCAAATCCATACTTGACCATACACTTGCGAACATTCCAATTTAAGAAAAATTGAAATTGATTAAAATCTTCTCTTAGATCTAAATTATGAGATTGCCATCCATTTCTTGGTACTGTATATTCTTTACCAGTATCAGATTGATGAAGTTCATAACAATAACGAATCAATCGTCGTTCATATGCATGAAACATATCACAATCATGAGAAGCTATTGTTTGTGGAAACAGATAATGGTTCATGAGATTTTAAGATTGAATGTGATACTAATTCTATCTTTTGTCGATTCATTTGATCCAACAGAATGTCTAAGATTAGGCGGAAAGATCACCATCCGTCCTTCTTTTGGTTGATAGTGATAAGATGGGGCAATGAAGTTTAAGTCTTTGGTATCAGCACTGAGATAATTAAACAAATCGCATTGTTCATATGTTTGATCATTATGAAAGATGAATTTCCCAGAGTTTTCAGGTATGCTAACCCATAAGACTCCAGAAAGAGTACATTCACCATGAGTGTGTGCGATATGATAACTTTGAGGAGATCCGATATTCAGAACAACCATCTTCCTACTTATGGATGTGATTTGATTCGTATCAAAACCATAGTGTTGCAGAGATTGCTGAATATTCAAATTCAAAAAATCCGAAAAGGGAAAATCAGAGTCTACATATTGCCATGCATTACCTCTAATTGTATAACGATCATCGTCTTCTTTACGTTGTTGTTCATAGCAATAATCAATCAGCTTGGATTGATAGTCCTCAAACAATTCACAATCATGAAAAACAACTCTGGATGGAAATAAATTATAAACTTCTGTACTCATGATTCATTTGTGGTTGATTACTATTCCAATGGCGAATGACTCCTGCAACAATAAACAGATTTGTGATCAAATAGGTAATGAAAATAACAGATCGAATGACTGCAATACGATCGGATTCTCTATCACATTTGGAGGCTTTTTCTCCAAGTGCTTTAGCCCATAATCTCCAAACTGTTTTTTTCTTCTTCATAAACTGATGTTCTTGACCTTATATAGGTTAATTCATTCCATTGATTATTATAACACAAAACCAACAAACGTTCATTACGGTGAAGACAACAGGCTTGATAGTTTTCACAATCTTTGGGTTTGACGGATTGCTCAATCGTAATGTACTCCTTATCCTTAAAATACACCCATCCTTCAACACCTTTTGTCCATTGGACATAATCATTGACTTGTGGAATGTAACTCATACAAATGCAGATTCAAGTGGAGTTTGTTTCGGCACCATTGCAGAATACGGAGTCGTATTCTCTATGTCCACCGATTGTCCAATACTTTTGGAGTTGATGGGGGAATAGTAAGTTCTTGTTTTGGTGTTGTAGAATCCCCAGATACAACGGACGGGATCACCAAGATTGTAATCAAACCGACGCTGATAATGAATCCAGATAGCAACAACATTGCGTTTAAACTCTGTCTGCTCATAATACATTCCTTTTGGAGCTTTGTGTGGAAATTCCATCAAGTCGTAAAAATGTCAACAATTTCAGATTCTTCGTCATTTGCAAGAGCATATCTATTAGCATTGACGACACGTTCCATAATGCGCGAATCATACTCAGAGTTGTATTCATCACGCCAATTCAACAATAGATCATGACATTCATTATCATTCTCTGCGATGACGCTCAGAACACCACCATATTCAGAAGAAGGAAACGGAACCCAATAATCAACCAGATAAAGAAATTTCATTGTTATGTGTAAATGACTCCTTAATTGTAAATCAACGTGTAAGATTTGTCAATTGTCTTTTTAATTCAACCTCAATTGAAATTAAATGAGAATACAAGAACTTTTCATATTCATTCTCATGCAACAAAGATGTAAGATTATTAATCTGTTGCAATGCGAGAATCAATTTGCTTTTATCATTCATCATAGTTTCGATTGCGATTGTTTCTAGCAATCATCAACAGCAAACTAGTCACAGAATAACCAAAGGCAAACCATGCAGCAGCAATCGTCAGTGAAGTAAACATTAGACAAACTCCGAAATGTAATAATCCACAGTCACACCAAGTTTTGCAGCTTTTTTCTTATAAAACTTCTCTGTATATTTCTTCGCTTCTTCTCTCTTGTGATAAGCATCAATTTGTTCTTCAGAATGCTTCATGAAATCGTCAAATGCAGAAATGAATTCTAAAATGTCTGAGTCGTTCATTGTCTTAGGATTGCATGATTTTATTATACAAGTCATCAAAAATCTCTTGATTTTCTACATCAAGAGTGCTGATGAAATCGGTATGATTGTTTACATACCACATAATGTTCTGTAAAAGAACAGATTCCTCATAGAGGAGATTGTGAATCATAGTGCTCTTCATTTTACATTACAATCAGGATGAAAGTGTGAAGGAGACAACGAACTGCATAGGTTTTCTTTTGCAGTCTGACGATAGTATGCATCAAACATCTTACCATCACGTTGAATCAACCATGCATTATAACCGATTAGACTCAAAACGACAAGAACAAGATAAGCAATGTTTTTCTTCGTCATCATGCATCATACCCCTGAATTTTTAGAATTGCACGGCGAGCATCATAAGCTAAAAATTCATTGGAAAATTCAGCAACTTTTTGATAGGTTTCGCGGTGATACAATCCCCAACGTGACGTACCAATAATACCGCGAATCACATAGGGATTGTCTAAACCAAGAGGATAGGGTTTCATACGGAAAGGCTCACATCAATTTCTTTGATATTCAGACCACAGAGTTGATCATACACACGCTTGCAGATGATGTCGGTTGCTTTCTTTGCTTTGGACTTCTCATACCAGACGGTGCGAAGTCCATCAAAGGTGGTGACTTGGATGCGATAGTTTTTCATCAGTTTGGAAACTTGAGTTGATAGGTATCAATCAAAATATCACGAACTGCTTCACGGTCGAAACTATCACCACAAAACTCATCGCTAGAGTTAATGTATTTCCGTGTGGCTTCCATCACCATGTCCAACGTAGCTCCCATGTTGTAGATACCATTCTCACCATAAAATGAGAGAACATAATGATAGAAATCGGACATCAAAATGGGATCGATCGTATCAGTTTTATCGGGATAGAGTTTCCAACCATCAGGACGAATGCCCATCTCTTCACAGCGCACCTCATAAACAATGCGCTTCAGAAGTTGCAGCGGCATTTCATTTTCAATTTTTTTCTGAATGGTGCGGCGCAGTTGGGCGTCGGTGGTAGTGTCGGTGACCATTGCGGTTCCCTTGATTACCTTGTAATTATAGGTCAGAAGGACGGCACCACGTCGTTGCGTAGGCCAGTTTGCGAAGTGTCCATCCGTTCCCAGACACTGTAAAGTTTATTATACAGTGCAGAAACACTTCCAAATTCCCGTGCGATTCTATTTTCCTCACGGAGGTTGAGTTCCTGCAATGCAGATAGAATCACACCAATTTCGTGAACATTTAAATTTACTTGTGTTTCAGTCATTTTTTCTCCACAGGTTTAGTTGTATTAGATGCGGCAGTGTAAGGAACCCTACCAGTTTCATTATACATCAGTATATCATACTTGAACTTACATTCAAGTGGTTTTTGATTGCACATTTTAAGTGTGTCGTTATGTGATGATTGCGAATAAAAACCACCACCAGTAATAAAACCAAGAATTGCAGTGAGTACAAAACTAGGGTACAAAACAATTTCTTTCATGATTCAATCCCAAGATACATTTTGAAGTAGAAAGCCAGGCATCACCATTGACCAAGCACCTTGCTCACCAGCACCAGTAACTTTGTACTCCCACTTATAAGCAAACTTATTATGACTATCCCAAGTCATAAAACCTTTTTGTTTATCAAACCAGGATTTGATGGTCAGACCAAACCGATTAGAGTAAATGTTACGGGTTCGCAGTGCTCCACCAGTCTCACGGGTTTCTACCACCTTACATGTATCAAACTGAGCCTGCAGACCTGCATCCAAAGCACAAGGAGTTTCATAGGTAAATGGACGATAAACTTTTGGTTTAGCAACAGTTGGCGCTGTCTGTGCAAATGCAGGAGAAACAAATAGAAAAGTAATTAGCAATACAAGTTTTTTCATAAATCAAACGGCAAGAGCAGCAGAAGGAATTTCAACAATTTCAGGCAGTTTGCTAGCATCAAACTGATGCATATTATAGCACACCCATTCACCATTGCGGAAGAGATAAGCGTACTCTTCACTCTTATCAGGATGCAGATAACCCAAAAGATCTACATCAAGGCGAGGAGGAGTATCTTCACCACGCTGAGAGTAGTATTGAGGACCATAAACACCCTTCACACCAGTATCATCCCAACGCTCATCAGTCCAAGCACAAGACATATCACCACCATCAATCAGTTCTTCAGCAAGAGACTTACCATTGTAATGAGTCTTCAGAATACGACCCAACCACTCAGGATAACCGTCCCAGTGGTGATAAACAGAGAGCACAGAACCGTCTTTAAGTTCAAGACCGATGCGAGAACGGGTAGCCATCAGTGGTTTTCTTGATTACCTTGTTAGTATAGGGCATCTATCAGGGCATTTGACTGTTGCTGTGCCAGTTCATCAACTGTCTCCTGGGCGATGCGGATTGCGTCTGGGTTCACATCCATCGTGATACAATTCCGACCCAAACCAAAAGCAGAAATAGCAGTGGTTCCAGATCCACAGAAGGGGTCCAGCACCCATCCATCGACAGGACAAGACGACTTTATGATACGTTCTAACAGTTTTAGGGGCTTTTGTGTGGGATATTTACGCTTATTCTGCTCACTTCTGCTGATAAAGTATACATCATCCCACAGATTTTGTACGGGAACACCCTTGGACTCATGAGAATAGATTTTTTTGTAGATATTGTTGTTGCCGTAGTGCAATAGACCCTGAGCGTCCAGAAATTCCAGTTTTTCCTTTGTTATACGAAACCCATACTGAGGATTGTATCCTTTGTATTCAAATCGAGCACAGGGACGACTCTTTTCACCAGTTACCTTTGCGAGAGCATAGTAACCAACTTCATCCTTATTCTTGAAGCTATTTTCAGCATAAACTGGATCCAATGAAGTATACTCAACTTCGAAGTATGGTTTACCCTTTTGCAACACAAGAATGCTGTCTACAATGTTTCCCCAACCATTCTTTAAATTATTCTTAGGACCGCTCCTCTTCCAAGAAATGTTGGTATAGAATGCATCGCGGACTTTAGGATCAACCTTAGACAATACTAAAGCATTTCCAATGAAATTATTGTGTGCATAAAGCCAACCATCTTTATTCAGTTTTGCAAAACAATTATTGATGACTTCAGCATACCAATCAATATAATCATCGAATGACTTCCAAGTATCACTAAATCCTTTTTCTTGACCATCTTCTTCTTGCATGGTAAAGTCTCGCTGCAATCCAAATGGTGGATCCATATAGACCAAATCAAAAGTTTGGTCAATGGTATTCAATTCTTCAACTGGTTTATGCAGAATCGAAACTTTGCTCATAGAAATTTCTCCAGAGATGCTGTCTTCTTCTTAGACATTTTAACTTGTTTTTGAATATATGTCTTCGCAGTATTGTAATTGTTCGCAGTATGAACTTGCTGTCCATTGTGAATAATCACAAACTTTTTACCCCATGGAACTGCTGCCCACATCTGATCCTTTGTTACATAACCATTTGGAAATCCAGGAATGGGATTTAGAATACCAGAGTTCTCAATGTTCATTTGAATACAGCGGTTACACCAATAACTTTAGCATTTGGGTTACGAGCAAGAGCTACTTGTCGTGCTTCTTGATAATCTCTTGCTTCTACCAGTTCATCAAACACTTTACCAGCAACATAAAGTTGAACTTTGCAGCGCATTGAAAATTTCCTCTATATTCTTGTATTATATCAGAAAAATCAACGCTTCACAACACTAATCGCGGGCTGACCTTGGTTAAACACAGTATCAACCACTGCCTGCACTTTCTTAGCGGTGCTGATGCCCACAGAAGAGTAAACAGGGATGCAAACCAACCCAAAGGACTTAGTGTAGTCTACAAGGCGCCCAGGGGCGATCCTGCCGCTTCTGAGACCCTCTGCATCGTTCTTGTGCAGGCGAATCACCCTACCGATAGTTTGAGAAATACCAATGTAATCCATAGACCGCATAAACAGAACTGCCTCCAGACCAGACACATTGATGCCTTCAGACAGAATGCTGTGATGAAGAACAACGAACTTCTTATCGTCATCTTTACCCCAAGCAGAGAGAGTGTCGAAGAACACCTCACGATTGACTTTCTGACCATCAATCACAGCACCAGTCTTGGAAGTGATATACATCCAAGAGAAACCACGATCTTCCAGTTGCTTGCAGAAGTCAGTCTGAGAAACCAGAGAAACAATTTGTTTGGTTGCCTTGGAGCAAATCAGAACCTTGCTCACATCCTGAGCATCAATGGTCTGAATCAGATTCTCACAGTCAACATCAGCGACAATCTGACCTTTACCCAGCATCTCAAACTGCTGCACCACAACCTTAGGAGGAACGATGAAACCACCCTCAACAAGTTCAGGAGCAGGAACATTACAAATCACCTGACCATACACTGTACCATTATTCATCCCAGGCTTGGAAACAGTAGCAGAATGCTTAGGAGTAGCAGTGAAGAAATAGCAGCGGTCAGCATTAGCAGCGAAGTGCTCCGTAGCAGGGAAAAAGTGACGCTGAACGGAATTGTGTGCTTCATCGAAGTAAATGGTATCGACATGAATATCTGCCTGCTGCAGGCGCTGCAGGGAGTTGTAGGTGGTGAAGATCAGTTTATGACCTTTAGTTTGATTCACCCAGTTGTGAATCTCATTAGGACGAGTCGTGCTCTGGTGATGAGTCTCGCCACTGTGAACATGCAGAACAGAAGCATTAGTGATAAACTCAAGAAACTCACTAGACAACTGCTCTGCCAGAAGGATGCGCGGCGCCACGACTACAATGGTTCTCTCAGAATATCCACAGTGAAATTGCAGTTTCGCATCAAAAATAGCAACGTTAGTCTTGCCGCCGCCAGTGGGGATGATTACCTGACCTTTTGTATGAAGTTGCAGTTGATGCAATGCGCGTTCTTGGTGGGGGCGGAGTTGAATCATCATCAGGCGTTTCAATACAGATATTATACAGCAAAAAGCAGGGGGACTGAAGCCCCCCTGTGACGGTTATCTAACTGTCCATCAGAGATCCACCAGGCGGTTCGGATCCTCTTTATTATCACCCGTTTTGATTTGGGGGAAAGCATACCTTCTGCTGATAGGAAGCTCCCAGTTGTTCAGAACCATGTACTTAGCAACAGATTCCATTACTTTTCTACATTCTTCCCATTTCTTTTCGGAGTTTTCCCGACGAGCAAGAACAATCTCATCGTTATCTCCAGTATTTTCGAAGTGTTGAGCAACTTCTTGAATCTTTCCAGTTTCATAATATTGTTTAAGAACTGGATAGATACGATCTTGGAAGTAGTGGAAGGGGAAACAGTAATCAATCTCAACTTCATCAAGACATTTTTCTTCAAGCCATTCACGACATTCAGTATCACGCCAGGCAATAGTTACAGTCGGAACATCTTCATTCTTAAGAACTTGGCGAACAGCTTCGTTTTTTTCTTGAGTAGCCATGTTAGGGGCAGCCTCATATACAAAATTACGAATTGCACTTTCTTCCTTAGCAAGATCTCCACGAGCAATCATACGAGAGCAAGAGGACACCAAATCATCAATAGTATGAGATTCTTGAGGAAGACCATCGTTTTCCAGTTGCAGCCAAATCTCACGGTTATATTCTGCAGAACGTTCTTTAGTAGGAACAAAAGAAACTACATCAAACCAAGCACCTTCTTTATAGTCATTATAGTAATCTGCTTTTTTGCGAGTAATACCGTTCTCAGCCTTGTAGCGATAGGCTTTACCACTAGAATCGGTAATAATACAAGAACTTACAGCAGGAAGAGGTGCAGTAACATCAATACCAACTTTTCGGGAACTAGCAAGACCCTTGATGTTTTTCTTGGAAGATCCTTTAGCACGAGCGGGGTTATCTTCAGTTTCTCCCCAATAAATGTCGGAATATTCAATAAACTTTCGGGTTTCGTGAACTACACCCTCACCACCACGAAATTCATAAACAAAATCCTCTGCAGAAGCATTTTTCAAGTCTTCATAAGCAATACGCCCAGGAAGAGTATTTACAAGAATAGAATCCATTAAATGAATACCGCCCTAACTTGGCGGGTTTCAACTACTCAGGTAGTATAGGGCAAAAAAGAGGGGGCGTCAAGCCCCCTTAAGAAATATTACCTAAATGCTTTCCATGCAGAATACCCAATCCAAATAATCAATCCACCCAAAAGAATTGGCCAAAGATAATAAATTGCAACTAGAATTGCTATAGCACCTAACCAAAATAAACTATCACCAGAATCAGAAGATCCACTATGCGAATTTACTTCTCGTAAGTTAATGACTTGTTCTGCCCCATAAATGTTCATGAGTTGTTCTTTTGCACCATGATAGGTGTTAGCATGAACTTCAAGTTCTTGATAACCAGATGAAGATCCAAGCCAACAAGTTGCTTTCCAGGTAGCCATAATAAATCTCAGCGAGCGTACAGGTAAGCACCTGCCCAGTCAGCGTGTTGAAGCAACCATTCACGCTGCTCAATAATGCGAAGATCGTAACGAACACCTTTAGCAGGAGACTTCCAAGATGCAGACTTATACACTTGACCAGTCTTTTTGTCCACAAAAGCATGAACAGAGCGAGAACCAGCAGCGTTCATAATGATTTTGTGATACTTACGACCAGTCTCAGGGTAAAAGTCATAATCACAAGTACCTTGCTTCAGTTTAGCAATCTGTTCCTGATGATAGGCAATACCAGTATCAGTATTACCCTCCAGACGCTCAAGCGAACGCTGATGCATCTTGATACTGTAATCAATGTAGTTCTGGCGCAGTGCCTCACACAGAGCATAGGTGTGCCCCAGAACAGCAGCAGCGATGTCTTTCCGTGCCTCAGCAGCAGCGGCGTAGTCAGCGAAGGTGGTGGTCATTGCCTTGTTGCGTATGAACGTATTATACAAAAAAATCCACCTCTTTAGAGGTGGAGTGTGACAGTTATCTTAGTGTCCACTAGACTATTCACTTAGAGGACCACCCCTCCAGTTTTTCGGCGGCGGTGGATCACACTTACCTTCAAGAGAACGAACCATTAACTCAGCAAACTTTTCCATTTTCTCTGCAGAAACTGATGCTGGACGATACGTAATTGCGTCTTTTAAAGCTACAAGTTCATCCCATTCTTCTTGAGTAAGAACTTCGGTTCCAGTTTTTGCAAGAGTCATAGTGTTTTTGCGATGTGTCCCACAATGTTAGCATTCCATTATATTAGTATCTATAAATTTAATATTTTCTTTGGGATCGCGTTACAGTTCTTAACTATTTTAATCTCTGAAAATTTAGTTTATATGTAACACCCTTTGCATCTTTATAAAAAAGTTGTTTAGTTGGAGCATCCCAACCAATATTTTGATTACCAATAGAATCAATGAATTCTCCTATGGAATACTTATCCGTTTCTCTACGATAAAAGAAAATAGTAAATGGTTCTTCAGTTTGATCTTCTAGTGTTTCTAGAAACCTAAACGAAGAATTTTTATTGAATTTAATTATTCCATTAAAATCTTTTGGGGTAGCCATCAATCATCCTTACCAAAAAATGTTCCAAAGAAACCAGAATCCCCTTCTTTTCTATTTTCTAGTTTATCCATTAACTGATCTGCAGCAATAAGATTATCAATTTGCATAATCATATCTGCAATATGTTTAGCTACAAAAGGTTTTTCCTGACGTGCTGCATAAGCCAGTGCATTACGAAGTGCTGCCTCCGCTTCTCTCATTGATTCTTCAACAGATTGTGATAAAGCCATTACTTATTTTCTCCTTTTTGAGTAAATTACGTTAAATTAATTTTGAAAAAATTTCATCTGCAGACTCATAGCAAATTATTTCCATATTAATTGCAATTCTATATCCATCACCACTACAGCGATTTGGTTTATGATTCAAATAGTTTGGAAAAATAATTAATTCAAACTCTGAAGGTTCATAATTTGAATATTCTTCATTACATTCAAAATCAATACTTGTTTTATCTGGAATATTTAAATAGTACACTCCATTAATTGTCGATGTTTCAATGTGATTATGCCACACCTCAGCAAAATTTAACTTATCACTAACATAAGCCCAACAAGTTTTATTATTGTTTGGATGGACAGTAAATTTGAACTTACTTTCGCAAAATTCATAGTAAAGTGAATACAATTGATTAAAAAAATTATTGTTATCCTCTAATATCGGGTAATTGTATCCTCCAAGTTCTTTTTGGAAATATTTTTGATTATACAAAACTACATCTATAATTTTATTTTTTTCTTTTGGAACAAAGAAATTTTTTTTATTATAAATTGGAATCATTGTTTGTATAACAAGTTGTGATAATAAAGAATCTCTGGGTTCTCTAGGTCTTTACAACGGGGATAATAGATACCATCCTTATAACAAGCATCTTTGGGGTCTTTTTTGTCGTATTTTACTACAATATCAGGTGGTTGTCTAATATTGCAGAGTTCTCCCTGCATTTTTAAAAAATTATCAAGACATAGACCACCAACAAAAGGAGCAACTAAAGATAGTTGCCATAACCAAAGGTCTGCCATCAGCACTCATCCATTCCAAGAGGTTGTGTTACTTTCTTGATTAAACAAGAACCATCACATTGATCCACCCACTCAACTTCATCACCTTCTTTCAGATTTGCTGCTTCCAGAAGATCATCGGGGAAATTAACAAAACAATCTCCAGTCAAACCATCAACATTAACAGGAAGAACCCATCTTTTTACTTTATTTTTTTTATACTCTTCAGGATAATAGTTTTCTTCCCAAAAATCGTTCCAAGCCTCTTTACATTCTGGTGAAGAATCATCTTTATCGCAAACAATAGGAAACTTTTCACCAGTTGCGGTGTAATCAAATTTCTCATCTTTTTGATTCGCAATTTGATATTCTAAATCGCTATGTCCCCAAGGACGCATACCATCATCCTTTACTCCCTCATAATATTCCCTCTCTGCAAGTGCTGCTTCAAAAAGTTCTTTATCTTTTGCAGGACGATGACCACTCAACAGTTCCAGAAGTCCAGAAGCACGACTAATACAATCTTTATGGTAATAATAGTCTTCACGAACTGCTTCACGAATCGCAGAGTAGATTTCGTGTGGTGAAGCATCACTATTCATCGCATCGTGAACCCACTCTTGGAGTTTTTCAAGAGAATAATCTTTGTAATCAAAATTAGCATTATAAGGGTCAGAGGTCATTTTAGTACTGTCGGATGTTAGTGATTATAGTCGATAATGGTGTCAAAAACAATAGATACTCTGTTTTTGTCTGTCTGATTATCCACATAATGTAATAACCAAGATGGATGAGTGATTAAAAGCCCCATAACGGGAGTTACAAAATAAACCAATTGATTAAAAGAATTATAATTTTCTATAACATCTTCTGGTATTAGATTTTCTATAGAACTAATTGGATTTAAGATATTTAATTTATCTTTTCCATTAGTAACATAGTATACACTTGTAAAAAAAGAAGGATGAGTATGAGGTTTAATAATAAAAGATGGATTACCAACATTACACCAAACGTCTGATATTTTTTGCTTATATTTTAATCCACATTCTTTGTGCAGCCAATTAACCTGATTTAATACTTTTTTTGATAAATCATGCAATTCTGGTGTCTTATCTAAATCTAATAAAAAACTTTGCCCGTTCAATTCATTTGATTTCTTTTTGCAAAAATTTTCTAACGTTTGATTATCTATATCAGTTAATGAAGATCCTGCTATTGGAGTAGAGAATAGATTATATAATTCCATTAGTCTTTTGGTTTCGGTTTGTTGCACTCATTACAGTAGTAAGATAATCCGCTACGAAAGTATTTTACACGTTGGTAGTGCTGTTCATCAAGTGGTTTAGTCTCACCACACTTACTACATGTCCTTACCGTATTGTTTCTTTGCTCTTTTGAGTTCTTTGAGTTCTGCTTTAATTTCTTTATAGGCAGCAGGTCCATCAATTTTTCCACCCATTTCCAGCGCAATGATAATATCAACCCTCGTTCCGAAATGTGCAAGTGCCTTTTCAAAATCATCAAGTTCATACATTTTTGTTAGACCATTTTTCTAAAGTCAATATATCTATGCGAGCATCTACAGCATCTAAAGAATTACTCAATTCATAAAGAACGTTTGTAGTTTCTATGTTTTCTTCTTCTAGTTTTATGATACGATTTTCTAACTCAACAATCTTTGCATATAGATCAATATCTTCTACAATTGGTTTTTTGGATGGTTTAAAAAACCATTTAATCAATTTAATCATAGAACCCCAACCTCTTTCAAATAATTTCTATATCGCATAAAACGATTCCAATTTGGCTGTCCTTGAATATCTAATTGATAACAGATTTCACAGTAGCACAACCACTCATACCAAGGAGTTGTAGGATCTAATACGTGATAGGGATAATCAGAGTTTTCCACCTACTTCGCCTTCATAAGTTCTGGACGTAGAGAAACCTTCCTGCCGTCCTTTAAGTATAAAACGGGTTGCTGATATACATGACTCTTCAGTGAGAGATGTGACCAATCCTTTTCCATCCTTATCAGTGGAATACCAGAGTCCATATTTTCTTTCATCAACGTAAAATGCGTCGTCAATTAGTTTCTTTTCCATTCTTCAAATCGGGATGGGGAGCATAGAGTGGACCTTCATAATTACCAGCAAACTTAACTTCTGTTTGATGAAGTTGTTTAAGTGCCTCAACAGTCTCAGGAGTTTCTTCCCACTCCCAAGAATTTCCATTTTTATCAACAAAGTTACGTGTCGTCATGTTCTTAAATGTTTATAAAGTTCGGCAAAGTTTGCGTGTCCCTTCCATAGTATACCACCTATGATTAATAAGTCAAGTGCGAAAAAAACACACAACATAATGGTTATTTTTGTTTTATCACTCATTTTCCTGTGATGGTTTCATAGTCCATGAGTTTACCACATTTAAAGTGCAATCTACAACGTGGCCAAGTTTCCCACGATCCTTCCCAAGTTGATGGATAAACCTCAATGTATTTCGTCAAATACCAAGGAGAGACTTTACCATTGTTACCATTCGGAACCCATTGAAAATTGCACCACTTATGTGTATCATTATAGCCCTCATCACCTTCTTTGATTTCTACAAAGTCTGCGGTGTGTGAGTAATCAACATAATACAAATATCCTTGTGGATCTATCCAATAGTTTGACATCGTGCCGCCAATACCATATTCTTCAATATCCTTAGTTTGACATTCTACTTTTGTAAATTGTGGTCCTAGATCATATGAAGATCTAATGTAATCAAACATGCCCATAATTATTCTCCAAGAGTATGAATAACAGGTTTTTCGTGGGCAAGAATGTGATAAAGATCTGGGTTCTTTGCTGCTGATACAGGAATAAACTCTGTCTCAGGGTCAAACTCTTCATCACGGATTGCCTGGTTGATAACGATAGACCCATCGGCACCAGAATATGAACGATGGAAGGTCATCTTAGGAATCACTAGAGCACCAGAAGAACGATTCAGGTGAACGATGTGATATGGGTATCTCCATTCAGGATTCACCAATTCAAAGGTTCGGAGACCAGACAGAACACGGTTGTGGTCAATCTGGTGGTAGTGAATATAGAACTGCTTTGCTCCTACAATATCATCGGGAGGGCTGATAGCAGCACCAGTGTGACACACAAGATCTTGTGCGTTAGAACCATCTACAGAGATATCGTAGAAGACAACTGCTTCAGTCTCACGGAATACTCTGTGTTTCTTAAAAGTTACTTCGCTCATTAGTCGTAGGTGTTTTGCTCCTGATTCAATCTATCTATATGATGATAAATTGTTGCTTTAGAATACTTAAACTCTTCAAATCGTTGTGGATTGTTTTGTTCCATTTTAGTTAACAGGTTAATCCATTGATAGCGACTATCCACTACCCAACCATAACGACGCTCATCGTGCATCAAATCGAAAATTGAGATCATTTGAACCCCTTGCTTTTCTTTTTGTCCAATACTTCAATATGACTCAAAAAGTTTCCATCATGTTGAAACCAAGTGAGTTGGACATCTTCATAATTATCAAAGATGACCTCTTTACCATCTTCAAAGATAACCTTATAATCGTGGCGATCATAAGGTTTATCACAAGTTTGTTTAAACGTTGGAGTCATTTTTCATAATGATGAGTTTGCCTGCAAGAATTCCATAAAACATCTCACACATTTTGTCTTCACAAGACTTCATTTTCTCTTTTGAGAGAGAAATAAGTGCATTAAGTTCTTCTTCGTTTAGATTCCAATTGGTAAGGTTGTGCTCGGTGACTTTCATTTTAGATAATTGGTTTTTTCAGTATCAAACGTTGTCCACTTTGCTATTTTAAGGCACATTAGCAAAGTTTGGTGTTCACGGTTATACAGTTCCCAGTCTTGTTTAATTTTTGCGTTGTGTCTGCGTTGATAAGCACAACACCAAACATTATGATAGATTTTATCTTTTTCTGTTAAAGTCATACTCTATCACAATTTTCTTGTGTTCTGTTCTTCACCCAAGAATAAGAATACATATGCATCCAACCATCATTCAACTCACTCCACATCGCATAAGGAAGTTTATAAGAATACTTCTTATCTCTCATCCAATAAGACCAAGCTTCCCAAGCATATCCTACACTCTGCCATCCCCAGATAAAGTTTCTCCACTTCTCAAGGTCATATACCCAGTCATTATTAGTATCAAATGGGTTCCATTTGAAATGAGGTTTGAAGTCATACTCAAAGTAGTGTTTGTTATACTGCTTACGAGTCCAGTTTTTATACCGTTGTAGGAGGTTCACAGGTTTCATCGCTCCAGTAGTATCTCAGTTTATCACCATTAGCAGAAATATTCAAGTGGTAGATTTTACCATCTTGAGTATAACACCCAATCCACAGGGTTCTTTCGTTCATACTTTCCAGGTGAAACATTTCCACCTCTTCCAGCACAATTTCGTCAGGATTTTCTTCCCACCTTACTAGTTTAGTCATCTCTCAAACTATCCAACACTTGAAGAATAAAAGCAATGGAGTTAGCATACTCTCGTCCATCTTGCCCACCCATTACAATATAAGCAATCTCTTTTTCGGCAAGTTCAATTCTCTCATTTCTGGTGAGTTCTTGTAGTGTAGGACGATACCAGTTTCCATTCTCATCTTGTTTGAAACCTGCATTCAGTTTCTCACGACGCTCAGCTTCCTCAAACATCTCATCGGGGTATGGTTCACAATCCATTGTTTTTTTTATTTCAAGTTTGGTTTTGGGTGTTTTGGTTCCAAGAGTAAGATTTCCAAGAGTTGGAGAAGGCATACGGGATGTTTCCTTACCGTTTGTATAGAAGATTAAGTCCTTATCCTTATTCATAAGTTCTCTCAACTTCTGTTTGCCGTATTCAGTCAGTTCGTGTTTTTTATTGCGGAGTTCTTCTACTTCTTCTTGGGTGAGATTGACCCACGGCATATCTTCATTCATTTAGAAACTCCCATTTACTATTGAAGAATACTCGTGTCCAAAATCTAATCCAACGATTGGGAATTATATTTTTCTCGGTAAAGTGAATACAAAATTGTCCTCCACCAAAGAAATCACAGGTACAAATGTATTTTACTATTGGTTGAATGTTCATTTCATTTAAACGATCCCAATCAAATACACCATCTTTCTTTGATTGTTTCATAGCCTCACGCAGACCTTCATCTACTTGCTCTGGTGTTTGTGGAGTTGGTTGATAGTCAGTCATAGTTTTTCAATCTCCCCATCCAAACAAGCAATAAGTTTTACGATGTGATAGTTTTCTTTGAAATGCTCTGTGTTATTGAATTCCTCATAGGCATCTTCTATTGTAAGGTAAATGACTTGATTGGTCTTGTGTAAATCAGCATAGACCTTACCATCCTGCCTCTTCAACATAATCACATAGAATTCAGTCATTTCAGTTCCTCTTCTTGTTGTTCAATCTGAAAGATAGCATTTAGAAATTCCAGAGCATACTTACCCACGACCCAAGCATCTTTATCCTCAAAGAACCGATCACCAATAGTCCACATATCATAATACTCTTTACCTTTATTGAAGAAGGCAATTACATAACAATATTCTTTTTGAGAACCATTATCACGATGCCACCTAACGAGTTCATACTTGTTGTTGAGTTCGCACCAACGAAACTCTATGTTACGAAACCTCATTCTTCTTCCTCCACAGAGAACATTGTAGCATACTCTTCGTCAGTCAGAGTCAGATACTCTACATCAGCATCTTGGTGCTCTTCGGCATACATCAGTTGATAGAGAAAGAAATCACTTTCAGATGTGCTGCCGTATTCTACGACACCATCAACAAGGCATAAGTAGTTCATTAGAGCACCTCCCAATCACATTCCCAATGACAATCGTTGCTTACATTCACCCAGAAAAAGTATTTCTGGTTCTCTGATGCGAGAAACAGCATACCATCACCTTTGTCCTGCTCTACAATACAGATAGGGTTGTTGTCCATCATATTTGCAAGGCGGTTCTTAGCCTTCTTGCTTTTGGGTCTGACTGTTACTCTTCTCATTTTGAATCTCCAGTTTCAGTTTGCGAATACCAGTAATAAAGTAAGCAAAGTCACGGGATTCAGTCACCCGTTTTTCCTCACCACATACACCACACTTACCATTCCAGACAGATGAACAACCGACTGAATAGACACCATACTTTTGCCCACAATCCATACAGGTAGTGCCTGCCTGCTCAAGTCGTTTGAGGAGTGCCTTCTTCTCTTTGAGAGTCATCGGGGTGTTTCAGATAAAGATATTATAGAGCATCAAGACTCTTCGGTGTCTTCTGGTGTACCAGTTTCTAAAGTGTCTTTCACTCTTTCCATCACTTCATCCATAGAATATGTTTCTACTTTACCGAGTTCAATATCCTCCACCATTTGTAGCAGATATTCCAAGAACTCTTTATCATAAACATCATCTTCATTCAGTGATGCCCAGAACCAATCTCTACATTCTTCTTCGGGATCTTCTACTGTTCTGGGGAGAGCATAGTGATCATAGTTGGAAGTCATCAGGTCAGCCCAGATGCGAAATGTCATTCGCATACTCTGCCATCCTGTCATCAAGCAATGACCGATCCAGTATTCCCACCAGTTTAATTTAGTTTTCATCCGTGTTCTCCAGATGATTCCATCTCCAAGTACGGGAAAGCAAATCAATATCAAACCCAAACTTATATGCCCAGAAGAGAATGCTCAGCAGACCATTACCACCAGATTGAATTTGAATATAGGGCCAAGAAGGATACTCATTCCAACTTACAGATCCTTGAAAGAGTGCCCAACAGTCTGTAAATAGAAATTGAAC